TTAAAAAATAAGCATTTAATATTCTTATAATATCTTTATCTGTAATCAAATTCGAATAAGACAGAGTGTCTAAAATATATATTACAGGTGAAACAAAATCTACTATTGGTTCATTGCCAGTTTCTTTATCAATATATTTGCCAGAGCTTGAAACTGGTATTAATGTATTAATCATATTTCTATTATTATTGAAAAATTGAATAAGTAAATTAATTCCATCTTTAATTTTATTTCTACTATTATTTTTGTTAGCAATCTGTATAATCAAATCCTTAAATCTTCTTCTAAATAACGTTTTTTGTTTGTATAACTCAACTAAAGCTTCATCACCACCGTATTTAATTTTCTTTGTACTGTTTCTTCTATTCATTTTCCTCGTTTTCTTATTATTTTTTTTTCTTCTCGTGATATTTCTTTTTAAGTATTTTTTTGTCATAATATATAATGATAATTTATTTATAAGGATTTAAAAAATAACAGATTAATAAAATTAATGACAATTAAACATTTGGTAATATCAGGAGGTGGACCAATTATGGTTCAAATATTAGCCGTAATACAAGAACTTGAAGAAAAAAATTTTTTAAATACTAAAGATATAGAATCGATTTATGGCACATCAGCTGGAGCAATAATTGCGGTAATACTTGCTCTAAAATTTGACTGGGAAACAGTAAATGATTATATTATCAAACGACCTTGGCAAGATGTATTTCCAGTAAAAGTACAAAATATATTAGATGCTTATTCAAAAAAAGGTCTTTTTGATATTAAAACTATTGAGAAATGTTTTAAACCATTATTTGATGCCAAAGATATACCCCTTGATATAAATTTAAAAGATTTTTATGAACTGACTAAAATTGAAATTAACATGATTTCTTTTGAAATAAATGAGTATAAAATTCAAAATATATCTTATAAAACTTATCCAAACATATCTGTATTTCAAGCAGTTCAAATGTCATGTGCTATACCAATACTTATTAGTCCTGTATTTATTGAAGATAAATGCTTCATGGATGGAGGTATCGGATGTAATTATCCATTAAATTTTTGTATTGAATCCGGTAAAGAACCTGATGAAATTATTGGTTTTAAAAATAAATACCCAGACAAAAGTTCAAATATTCACGAAGGATCTACAATATTAGATTATATTTTACATTTTCTATTTAAATCTGTATTTAATATCCAAAATAATTATATTCAACCGGATATTAAAAATGAAGTAATATGTGATACAAGTTATTTGACTTTGGACATATTAAAAAATACTTTAAGTAGTATAGAAACCAGACGTGAATTATTTAAAAAAGGGAAAGAAACCGCTTCTGATTGGTTAGAAAAACACGCATTACAAAACGGTATTTAAGAATTTGGTCAATGTTTCCTTCGATGGTTTAGCATCATATTCAATAACTTGACCGTCTTTTAATAATTTTATAGTAGGATAACCTTCAATATTATATTGATTCATTAATTTCTCTACCTCTGCTGTCTCTTCTGAACAATCTATTTCAGTAAAAGTGACTTGATAACCATTGATAGTCTTATTTTCGTATTCTGATTTTAAATCATTCCATATAGGTTTGGCTGCTTTACAATGAGGACACCAATCAGCATAAAAAAACAATAACTCAGCTTTATTACTTGGATTGCTATTAACAGGTACTTGTTCACTATTTGGTTTATATTTTGTGGTTAGAGAAGGAGAAATATAATAAACATAATATAAAATTGCTACTAACCCAAATAAAATAATACAACCAATTATTATCCAAGTATTGGTATTTAAACTACCCCCTGCTTTCATAAAACGAGATAAAAAACCAGTAGATTCTTTTTCTAATGGTGACAATGAATGTGAATTAAAATTAATATACTTATCCATTATATATATATTCTAAAAGAAATTAACATTCTCTTTAAACGAATACAATTTAAAGATAATGTATATAATATAATATGTTGTTTCGAACAAATAATGGTAAGTTAATTGAAATAAAAAAATACAATTTTGTAAATGATAAATTGTATTATGAAAAAATTCTGGAAATTAAAAAATCTCTTCCTAAATTAGAGAAAACTTTTTATAACAAATATAATAAGTAACCCTATAAATAAAGTAAAAACATAACTACAAACAATATTAATATTTAATTGGGCACTAACTTCGCTTGATAGATTTAATTGATTTGCCTTTCTTAAATATTCTGTTTGTTGATAATTTAAATATAAAGTATAAGCAAGTATTAGTATTGTTAATATTTTCATAAATACAGATGTTAAGAAGAAATTACTTAGCGGACTTATTATGAATAATACTATTAAAAATATAGATAGTGCTGAACATGTACACACTCGTTTAGTTGTATCTGTAAAAGTATTTAAACTAAAATGTTCATTTGAATTCATATACTTTTTATATATATTTTTTTTTCATTAAATATATATAATGAACAAAACTCGTAAAAATAGAAATAATAATAATAAAACCAAAAAAAAATATACATATACTAAAAATGATTACAACTCTGGAGATGGAATGCTTACTACAGTCTGGGGACCCGCTATGTGGCATTATCTTCATACTATGAGTTTTAATTATCCAGTAAAACCTACATTACAAGATAAAAAACATTATAAAGATTTTATTTATAATTTAAGATACGTTTTACCATGTAAATATTGTAGAATAAATTTAACAAATAATCTTAAGAAGAAGCCATTGATGATGTGTCATATGGCAAGTCGTGCAACATTCTCTCGATATGTATATGAATTACATGAATTAGTGAATAAAATGTTAAACAAGAAATCCAATTTATCTTATTGTGATGTAAGAGAAAGATATGAACACTTTAGATCAAGATGTACAGAAGAAAAACCAAAAATATTTACCTTTAAACGAAGTGAAACAAGAAAGAAGAGAGAAAAAGGATGTACTGAACCGTTATATGGTAAAAAATCTAAATGTGTTATCAATATTGTTCCACAGGAAGAAAAAAGTGCTACATTTCAAATGGACAAAAAATGTATTAAAACAAGAGAATAAATAATTTAACAATAAAAATATAAATTTATATTATTTGTATATTATAAATAATATGAATAATAATGAAATGAAGTTAGATGATGATAACAATAATAATAACAGTAAAAAATTTAAACGTAGTGCTGAAGATATTGAAGACGTCGATGAGGATGCTGGAGTCAACAGTGATATAAGAAAAGAGAAACGTGGTCGATATGACGAAGATGAAAAACAAGGTAATGATTATGAAATGTCTGAAGATAAATCAGAAGGTGAAACTGAAGGTAAAACAGAAGGTGAAATGTCTGATGATGAAGAAAAAGGTCATGAAGGTGAAACAGAAGGTAAAATGTCTATAGATGAACCCGACGAAGTGGCAACAATCAAGCGCAAATTATTAGATCTAACGCCTGTATGTCTACAAAAAACTGATACAATATTTAACACATTACTTTTTATGTGTTTAGACCAAGGACATGATTTTCGTGCGGGTGATAGTAGAACGACAACAAATGATGGACAGTCTACATGGGTTGATTATGATTTTTTTGTAAATAAAAAAATATGTTACTTAAATAAAATTAAACAACAAAAATTTAACACCGAATATATTGGAAAATCAACACTTAATTCAGAACAGATTTTTGGACAAAATGATTTTATTAAAGGATTATTAAATACCACTTTTGTTGGAGGAAATGGTGCGTATGGTTTGGTTGTTGTAGAGGATTCAAATTTAAGTGAATTACGCGATGATCCAAAATCATTAATAGCATCTAAAATCAGAGAAAAAATAACAATTAGATTAAAATTAACAAACTCTTATTATTATATTTATTCTGACAATGACACTGTTGGAGATGAAGGATTAACTATTTCAATAAATGAATCTACTAATATACTATTTTTACCATTTTATCCAAGAGTTTATAATAATGGTATGCATAAATTATGGTCATTTAATACTAAGAAACATATTTATATAATAAAACTGGAAAATATTACTATGGTAGAAGAGCACGGTATATATACATTGAAAGACCCTAATTTTACATGCGAAGAATTTACCATCATTGATTTAATTGTGCCAGAATACAAATTGGATTTTACAGAATTTTATAATACAAATTTTACTAAAAAAGATAAAAAAAATTTGGAACAATTTACTCAAAACAATGAAGACTTAGTCAAAAATCAATTTTTTTCGAAGTTATTTTCTATTTCTACAATAACATCACCTATACCACATGATAAAGTACAATTTTTAGATGGAAAATTTGTACATCAACCTTCTTCAAGTTCAATTGAAAATAATGTACCAAGAGGTGTTAAATATAATTTTCAAGATTGTCAAATAAAAGGAGGTATGTTTAATCCATTTTTAAAGTTGTTATATAAATACCAAAAACCTTTTATACATCCGGATTATAAAGTTAGTGGTATAGAACAAAGTAGGTCTGATATTCTATCAAAATTATTAACTGATGATTCTTCTTATTTAGATTCATATAATGCTATTAAAAATAGAGAAGAGGGAGCAACTGTCGACCCAAATATTTTTATTTTAAAACAATATGGTTTTATTACAGATACTAATATTGGTTCAGGGTCTGCTGCTTCAACAGCAGATGTACTAATTGATAAATTTAATAATCTACCTGATACAACAAATTGCGTCATAAGTGGTGGGATGGTAGGAGGTGAATTAGATGGCGAAACTAAAAAGAAATGTGATAATTTGAATCAATCAAGTCAAACAGCATTTAATAGAGCATATGATTCTTTTAAAAAATATATTAATAAAAACCCTTCAAAATGTAGTGAAGCATGTGAATATGTAAAAAGCAACTATACATCAATATTGGAAAATTTTAAAAAATTAGATGATTTTAATACTTTTTGTGAAAAATGTCAAACATCTCTACCAATGGATTCTCTACCAATGGATACTGTTGAATCAGTATCTAAAGTTCCTCATTCTGCTGTTCCTGTATCATTTACAAGACCAATGGATATAAGTGAAGGAGTTACAACAGGTGAAACTACTACTACATCTATACCATTAGAAACAACAACAACTACACCTTCTACAATTGAAACTACTACACCACCTCTTACTGGTAGCAAAAAAGAAATTATATCATTCAATAATTTAAGTGATACGGATAAAGTATTTGATTTAACATTAAGCGAACCAACAGATCCATTTTATAAAATAAATTCAAAGTCATCTACCACAGATTTTGATAACTATATTAATAATTATTCAAATGATTTACAATTATATTATGACTATATACCTCAGAATAAAACAAGTGGAATCGAAAATAATTATTTTAATAGTTGTTGGAGTTCAAGTATTTTTTATCAACAACCTCAACAATTTGGTGGATCCAATTATCCATTTAAATTCACAGTTGCTTCAGGTCAATTAGATAGTTCTTCATTAGGTGGTCAAAGTATACCGCAATATCATCCTCCTGAAATCGATATTTATATGACAATATTTGATACACACGGAGATGGTGAATTAAAAGGTATTATTGTTAGAATGGTTTTTGTTAAGGAAGTTTTGGTCAATTCTATAAATTCAAAAAGTCAGGCAATCGTTTTTTGTCATTTTGTTTATGTTGATTTTGAGAGAACAAAAATTGTAAAACCATTAAATATAAGTCAATATCCACAAAAAATAGGTGAACTATTGCGATTTGCTGTAGAAAATACTCAATATATTAAAGAAGATTCACGTTGTATCAATCTTTATGAATTAAAAGAGAAAGAAAATTTAAATACTTTAGATGATATTGATTTTGTTTTAAATTTCCCTCAAGAGGGTGGTAGTACAGTTAGTAGAAATTGGTATAAATATTTTACTTATAGTCAAGGACCAACAGTTCAAAAATCAATTGTTTTTCCAACAGACTATAGTTCCATTTATGGATTAAAGAAACAAGCTTCATCTGATTATGTTGCTACAGGAATTATTAACGTCGCAGAAAATTTAATTAAAAATAGTAGTCAATTAAGAATCGCATTTAATGTAACAAGCGACGAAAGGTCTATAGACGATGATCCAAATTTTTTATTCTTCATAAAATTATTCTTAATAAGAAATAAATATACTGGAGATAAAAGTAGATCAACAGATACTTTATTTTTAGATCAAACAAAATACTTAGAAGGAGTTCAAATATCGAACGATGAAAATACTTTGTATAATGCTCAAATGTTCGGTTTAAATACAGTTTGGTCTACAAAAACCCAAAGTATATTCTATATGACACCATATTTGACACCATCCGGCCAAGTACCTATTACATTTGGATCCTATGTAACAGCATTATGTGAAGGATTAAAAAGTAATCCAAATTTGGTAAGTTCATCAACAGGAAAAGAGTCAGTAGTAGCAATAACTGATGATGAAGCAGAAGATATTAATGAATTTAAAAGAGAGATTCTTAGTACATTGGATATGGATAATATACCTGAAAGTGTAAAAAAATATTTTAATTTTATTGATAATAGAACTATATTAGAGTATTGGAGTAAGGGTTACTATGAATTAAAAGAATTATATTCTTTCTTAAATAAGTTTAAAGATGAATCATTGGATCAATTAGATACAGGAATAAAACAATATATTAAATCTTGTAGTGAAGCAGGAGGAGATCAGAACAAATTAAAAAAAATAACTGATAATTTTGAAAAAGTTTTTGTTAATCCAGAAACACAAAAATTAAAAGATTACTTTGATGAATTTAAAGATATATTTGATTTAATTGTTGAACAAAAAGATGATTTATACAAAACAATATCTAATATGGCTACAGAAGTAACAGAGAAAGCAAAATTAAATAATTTATTTAATACAATACTTCTTTTAAGTAAAACATTTCCTTGGTGGTTAGACATGATTTTAAAAGATATTAAAATAAAATTTTATAATGAACTATGTGATAAATGTATTTCATTTTTGGATAAAATGAATGAATTGTTAAGTAATACTGAAATAGGTTATTGTCAACAATTTAGAATTTATAAAAAAATTTTAAGTGATAAAAAATATTTCGAAGACAATATATCGGATATTATATGTTTTAATATAAACGATAATAGTGATAAAAAACTGACTTCTTTATCTATCTGTCCAAAAAAAGATCAACCAGAAATCAAACCATTTTCAATTACTCGAGTTCCATTAACAGAAACGCCAGATATATATTTAAAACCATTAAATCCACAAGAAATTGAAGATTTAGATAAAGAAGCTCAAATAAAAGCAATTGAACTGAATGACACAAAATTTTCTAATGTATCCGTAGACTTTTTAGAATTATTGAAGAGAGTTAGTCAAGTTAGCACGAATTTATCAGATTTAACTCCAGCAGAAAAGCAGTCAATATATGCTTTAGAAAGAGCAACTACTATTAAAAAAAAACAAGTTCCTTCAATAAAATTTGAGAGAAAACCAGGATTTGTACCTGTAGGTCAAACTGTTGTACAGCCAGAACCGAAAGATGTACAGTCAAAATATGAGGAAGTAGGTACACCAACAGCAGCAGCTATGGAAGAAGACACATTAGGTGGAGCTCCTCCTACAAGTACTTTAACTCCTGAACAGTTGACTACTTTTTACAATAATAGTTACAAATGTAATATAGGTAATTATTTGAAAAGTTTTATTAATATAATAAATACTATAAATAGTGAATACAATGATTTATCAATTAATTATAATAAAGACAATGGTAAAGAGTTGCTTATCAAAATTTTATTATTATATATAGAATTAGTTAACAAATCTTTTATACCAAATATAAAATCAAATGATATAATTAGTGTAATAGAAAAGGTTGACATTAGTTATTCTACTGAAAAAATGAACACAATTATAAATACTTATTCAACACAATTAAATACATATATGATTATAAATAGTTTAATGAATACAGAAGAAATATCAAACATAGATTTAATAAATATATTAAATAGTTCAATAAGTAACAATATTTATAATTCTCTCGATCTACCATTTTCAATATTCTTATTAAAAAATAAAATTATGAGCCAAGATATTTATACTGGTGAAACTAAAACGTCTGAAATAGAAGAGCCTGAAGAAACATCTGAAACAAAAGAACCATTGAAACAAGATCAAAAACCATTGAAACCTTCTCCAATTGATTATACTAAGTTATATCCAAATCAAAGTATGTTTTCAACATTCAACCAACAAGCTATATCAGCCGCAGCTGGAGGAATGTCTATAAAAAATAAAAAAAATAATAAATTTTTGAAAACAAAAAATAATAAAAGCACAATTAAAAGAAGGAAAACAATTAAAAGAAGAAATATAAAAAGAAAAAATTATACAAGAAAGAATTAAATTATTTAATAAATTAATAAATAATTTAATATTACATACCAAATTGAGAGAAATCATTTAATACAGGTGCTGGTAAATAATCATTATTAATAGCATCATAATTAGGTACTTTTTTACATTCAAAGGCTGGTTCAGGACATCTGGCACAGGCTGGGCATGGTGGACATGGTTCTTGTCTTGGACAAGCGGATGATGTTGGACAAGCAGGACAAACTGGTGGGACAACTTCTGATTTTAATATATATAAGTCTTCTTGTCCTGGAGGTATTTGACTTGCTGGAATACCTGGTGGTAAACTATTATAATAATCAGATCCAGGTGGGTTGTATCCTGGTGGGTTATAAGGTCCAGCTGCTCCTGGTGGATTGTATCCAGGTGGATTATAATAACTTCCAGATGTTCCAGCAACTGTATTTCCATAAGGTCCTTGAGCATAATAAGCGGTGTTGCCATATGGACCTGTTACAGAGCCAGCAGAACCACCATATGGACCATTTACAGAGCCAGCAGATCCGCCATAAGGTCCACTGTAAGCTGTTGCTGAAGGTGATTGTTGAATTGATGTTCCTGTGCTACCGTAATATTGGGTTGAAGTATTATTGGATCCAGATACATTATAATAATATGTACCTGATGACGTTGTAACTTTTATAGCTTGTTGTCCATTATTACCATTTACTATGGTTGCTGTATCACCATTTGGACCATAATATGTGGTTATACTTCCATTATTTCCATAATAATTAGTATAACTCTCGACTGTTGATGAAGAAGCATCTGTAGAAGTTGTTTGTTGTGGTGTAAATGTAACTGGTGTAGAAGAACCAGGTAATGTTATTTGTAAAGATTGAGTTCCATCACTATTAGTAACAACTACAGCAGTTGTTCCATTTTGACCATAGAAAGTGCTTCCTGTAGTTAATTGTGTAGAACCACCAGTATAATGGTTATAATTATCATATGTACTTGAACTTGATCCTCCAGAAGAAGTTGATCCAGAAGAAGTTGAACCAGAAGAAGTTGATCCACTGGAAGTTGATCCAGACCCATTACCGTCTCCACTCATATTAAAATTGGCTGTAAAATTACCTGTTAAACCTTCTTTTCCACAATTGCCTCCTAAAAAGGAACATAATAAAAGGCCTAATAATAGAATCAGGAATAGAAATAATGCTTCAGTATTCATTGTATAATTTATATAGTGAAAAAATTTAATTAATATTTTGTAAAGTTTAAAATTGAATTAAATTTAATAGAATAAATTATAATATAAATAATATAATGAGATCTGATTACGAGCCAGCTGAAATTATTGATGATTCTTCAGATGAAGAATATGTTATTCAACCAAAGGTAGATTCTCTTAAACCAAAGGTAGATTCTCTTAAACCAGAGGTAGCTTCGCTTAAAAACCCAAAAAAATTAAAAGTAATAAAAGAAAAAACAAAAAATGTATTAAAAAGTTGTCATAATGAAGATGAAAAAGTATTTGAAATAGGTGTTGATGAAGCAGGAAGAGGTCCATTGTTTGGAAGAGTTTATACAGCAGCAGTAATTTTACCTAAAGATGATTCATTTGATTATTCGAAAGTAAAAGACAGTAAAAAATTTCATTCAAAAAAGAAGATTGAAGAAGCTGCTGAATATATTAAAAATAATGCGTTAGCGTGGCATGTTAGTTATGAAGATGAAAAAAAAATTGACGAAATAAATATTTTACAAGCTACACAATTAGCAATGCATAATTCAATTATGGAAGCACGTAAAAAATATAATAAAATATTGAAGTCAAATGGAAAACAGGAAAAAATAGATTATCAATTTAGTTTGTTAATTGACGGTAATTATTTTAATCCAATTACCATGTTCAATAAGGAAACAAATAAAATAGAAACTCTACCATATATGACAGTTGAAGGAGGTGACAATAAATACGCGTCGATTGCCGCGGCATCTATTTTGGCAAAAGTGGAACGTGATAAATATATAGATGAATTATGTGAACAAAATCCTGAATTATCAGAACATTATGGTATAGATTCGAATAAAGGATATGGTGCCAAAAAACATATGGATGGTATCAAAGAACATGGAATAACAATATGGCATAGACGTAGCTTTGCTCCATGTAAAAATTACATATAACAATTAATAGTTTATTAAACATTAATTAAAAAATTGATTTTTTATTTGTGTATTTAATAAAATTATAAATACTTAAAATAACAAGGACTTAAAATCATAATCAGAATTTAATTAAATGAAATTTTTAGTTTTTGACACAGAAACAACTGGATTACCCCAATCCAAATTTATAAGTCCTTCTACATTAAATTTATGGCCTCATATTGTTCAATTTAGTTATATTATTTATGATTCTTCATTCAATGATATTGTTGAATCAAAAGATTATATAATTAAAGTTCCTGAAAATGTAATGATACCAAACGAGTCATCAAAAATACATGGAATAACGAATGATATATCTAATGAAAAAGGTGTTGATATTAATGATGTATTTTTAGAATTTTTCAAACATTTAAAAAATGTAGATACATTAATTGGTCATAATATTCAATTTGATATTAATATGATTAAAATAGAATTATTGCGAATTATTAATAGCGATTCATATTCACCTAATCAAATTAAATTACATAAAAATAATTTTCATTATATTTTAAACTATCAAAATATAACATGTACATTAAAAGATTCAATAACATTTTGTAATATTCAACTAATGGACAAATCTGGTAATCCATTTTTAAAGTATCCAAAACTGGTAGAGTTACATGAAAAATTATTCAATAAAATACCAAATAATTTACATAATTCATTTAATGATATTTTGGTCACATTAAGATGTTTTATGAAATTAAAACATGATATTGATTTGATAGACAATTGTGAAAGTTTTAAAAAATATTCGGTTAATTTAGGTTTAGTATAACAATTTTATAGATATATTGTTGATAAATAGAAAATTATATTATATTAATATAATATGAATATAAATATAAATATGGACACAGATTTTAAAAATTTTGTTAACCAATTAAAAGGTAATAGTTTAACAAATCATTTGGATTTAGACATGACATGGGATATTCCAAATTTATTATTAAATTCAAATGTATTATTATCGTTAATATTGGCAAAAACAAGTATGTTGCCATTTGTTGATGATTATAAATTGGTTAGTAGAGATTTAGGATTGACAAATGAACAGGCTGAATCACTTCAAGAAATAAATATGGGACTTCATGATTTACAAAATATGATACAACGTTATTGTGTACAACAATTTTCTATTGGATCTATGATGAAACAATTTATGGATAATACTATTTTATCTTGTCCAGAAATACAAGATATACAATCTATAAACGATCTAATGAATTTTATTGAAAATTTTAAAAATGCACAAAACCAACAACAAACTGGAGGAGTAAATTTTCGTAATCAAATTCTGAATTTTATAGGAACAATGATTCTTTTTTTTATCATAGGTTCACCATTGAGTTCGACACAAGATGTTGATCCACAGATTATTCAACAATCTGGACAATTACAAGTAGTAATAAATGGTGCTAATATGGTTCCACAACTTAATCAAGGAATACTTGATTTAAGTATAGCAGATTTAAGTGAAATTGCTATAAACAAACAGGCTATACAATCAAGAAAACCACTTCAAATGGGAGAATTTGTTACATTATATAATAATGACATTAAAGAAAAACAAAGACAATTAGTAACAAGATTTACAAGTTTGTTCCAAACTCAACAAGAAGGACTTCAATTTCTTGAACAAATTATTAGAAAATTTAATGGTGGTCTACGTCAATTTTCAAATGGAGTTGAAGAAACTTGTATTGAATTAATGACAGAAGCATATAGAAAACAATTTTTTAAAGATATGAAAAGTTTTGATGATTTAGATGAAACCTCACAAAAATTAGAAGAATTACAAAAAAATGTAAGTTTACATAATTTAGAATTAGCAGAAAAAAGAACTGGGGCAGTTATAGGAACAGCTATAACAGCAATTACTGGAGTAGTAACAGGTGATTATTCGCATCTTGTTGAAAATGTCATGCCATATTTAGCCGAGTTCGGTAGTTCTCTTTATGTTTCTTTATCCAATACAGAAAAAATTGTAAAAGAAACAAGACTGATTGTAGGTCAATCACAATCAAATTTGACTGAATATTCTCCACAACAAAGAATACAAATGGAAGAAAAAGCATTTGACATATCAAAATTCTATTGTTTGCTTGGTTTCAATCTACAATTAAAATTAAACGGAACTGATGTAACTTTAATAGGTGGAAAAATAGAATATGATTGGTTATTAAGCACAATAATTTTATTAGATAAAAATATAGATTATAGAATTACAAAAATTTCTCTTAATAAAGATGCTACCATGAACGAATTATATGAGTTAAGTAGTTTAAAACAAAGACTTTATATACTTAAAGCTATTACACAAAAATTGAATGAAATTGTTAATTTTTCGATGTATACACATTTATCTAAATTACAAATTTCTCCAGGTCCAAAGACATTAGAAGAAATTGAAAAATATTTTAATGATCAACTACAATATTTATTGGATATGCTGGAAAAACTAAATAAAACATTTCCACTAAGAGAACAACAAATACAAAAGAATAAAGAAATTATCGAAGCTAATAATGAGTTAGATAGAGTAGATCTTCAATTACAACAACGGCAAATGGTAGTAGAAAGAGAATTTCAGGAAAAACGACATAATATAACACAAGCAGAAGCTGAGATGAAAGCAGCTGAAGTTACAAATTGGTGGGTTGGTACAAAAACATATCTACAATCCTATTTTACTGTATTTAACAGTGTACCAGAATTTATTGGTCAAAATTTAAATAAATTTACAAGAGCTTTGACAGATGCTGGTTTAGGTGTTCCATTAGGATTTGTACAATCCATTTTTGGTTTTTTAAATAATATTCTTTGGTCATTTGTAATTAATCCTTCAGGATATGTAATTATCGGAGTCGGTATATTAGTACTGGCTTTTTTTATGGGAGGCATAACTGGAATGGTAAGAGTTTTTAGATATGGAAGAGACACTTTTGTTTATATAACATACGGTACTTTCAGTAGTATATATAGATTAGTTTCTACACCATTTGGTTTGATTTACAGAAGAGTTGATACAATAGCGGTTAATCAAACAAATCAACGACAAATAGAATATACAAATAACCAAGAAGCAGTTGAAGCTTTATTGGGATTAAGAAACGTATCAAGATATGAGAGAGGAGGCAAAAGAACAAAACGTAATAAAAATAAAACAAATAAACGTAAAAATAAAAATAGAAAAAATAAAACAAAAAAAAGAGTCTATTTAAAGAAAAAGAACATAACAAGACGTCATTAATAAAAATAATATAATTTTTAATTATTATATTATTTCAAAAATTTATAATTTAAGCTGAACACATTTCACAAATTTCTTCGTTTTCTTCTTCAACATGGTTTTGTTCGGGTTCAATTGTAAACTGTTGTGCTTGATGTTTTGCTTTTCTACGCAAATAATAAATACCTGTTTTTAATCCTTTTTTCCATGAGTAAAAATGCATCGATGTTAAAGCATTATAGGTGGGATCTTCCATCCATAAATTCAAACTCTGACTTTGGCATATAAATGCGCCTCTATCTGCTGACATATCTATTATATGTTTCATTGGTATCTCCCAAACGATTTTATATTTATTTCTGATATGATCGGGTAAAATAGATAATTGTTGTATAGAACCTTTATTCGCAATAATATTATTTTTGATTTTTTCATTCCAATATCCCAGGTCAATCAATTCTTTCACTAAATATTTATTGACTACAACAAATTCTCCTGCTAATGTTCTTCTGGAATATAAATTACTTGTAAATGGTTCAAAACATTCATTGAAACCTAATATTTGTGATGTAGACGCAGTTGGCATCGGTGCGACTAATAAAGAGTTTCTTAGACCATATTTTACAATAGAATCTTTGAGTTTAGACCAATCGTATCTATCACTTGGTGTTACAGACCAAAGATCAAACTGAAGTATTCCTTGAGATGCTGGGGAACCTTCAAATGAACTATATGCTCCCAATAAATCTCTATTTTCACGACTTAATATAGAAGTTTCTTCTTGAGGAATGAAACCTAAAACATGATGCATATAACTATTACCTAACAATTTTTTAAGATAAAATGTTCTTTCAATCGCAATTTCATTACTTCTCTCTAAAGCAGCATGATAAATAGTCTCAAAAATAAGTTTATTCACTTCTTTTGCCTCTTCAGAATGAAATGGTATGTCCATAAGAACAAAAGTATCAGCTAATCCTTGAACACCAATACCAATTGGTCTATGACGCAAATTACTCGTCTTTGTTTTTTCTGTAGGATAAAAATTAATATCTATCACTTTGTTTAGATTATTAGTCACTACCTTTGTCACTTCATGAAGTTTATCATAATCAAATTGTTTAGTGGTCGAGTCAACAAATGTTGGCAACCCAATGGACGCCAAATTACAAACTGCTGTTTCTTTATTGTCTGAGTACTCGATTATTTCGGTACATTGTCCGGTTATTATTCCATTAAAAATTCCCATATTTTTTTTAGGTTCAGTGAAACAATATGTATCATCTATTCTATTATTATCTTCAATCTTTAATATTTTAATAAATTGTTTGGCATCTCTTGATGGTTTATTTCCAGAAACAACCAATCTCTTAGGTTTAAAACCTAAAATATATAAATTATATAAATCATATGATAAAATTAATAATCTATAAATAGGTTTTACTTCAAAATATTTATAACCACCTTTTCCATCTGGCAAATAACTTTCTGTTCTATTTTGACCAAGTTTAACTTTGGGATTAATTCCGCAAGTTTGTAACATTAATTTTATATTTTCTAAAAATTGTTTATTTATTGAAGCAACTTGCAACTGTTCATTGTCTCCATTTCTTGAAATACTACCATCTGCATCACAATAACCCGCAAACCAGTCTAATTTATCTTTTATAGAACAAAAATGTGATGGAATATCAAATTTTTCATTTAAATCAACAGGAAGAAGAATATTTATCTTTTTTGATTTTTCATCATTAACGTAACTTCTTTTTTCAATATGTTCTAATAATTTTTGTTTATCGCCGTATAAAGATACCATGGGTTTTTTAACGTATGATTTAGCTTGACATGTTAATTCTTCGTCTCCTAAAATATAATCTTTATTAACTAAATAATTATCAGTTTCATAAGCTAAATGTCTCTTACAAAAATAATGTCCTTTCAATGCTTTATATTTACAAAATTTTTCAGGTTCATCAGTTTTATTTGTATAAGTTCCATCACCGCAAAAAAAACCATGTGTGTAAGAATAAGGCATTGATTCGCACCCATCTATAACTGGATATTCACATTTAATTAATCTATCATTCGGTTTTAAATCTTTTGCTTCGACTTTTTCAATCGAACTTGTTGAATAATTATTTTGAATATAAAATTTATGATATGGTGTACACGTAAGTTTTGAACCATCATCTGTATATATATCAATCAATTCTTGATTTTCTCCTGTTTTTTTAATTATAACTTCGCTCCATTCACTACCATTCCAAATTTTTATATTTTGATTTACTATAGACTTTATTTCTATGTGTCCTTTTTCCGTCAATATCATTGTTTCTGGAGCTACACATAAATTAGACGATTTTATAGTTCCCAAATTTTTCTGATTTGATTTAAAATTCGCAGCATCTTTATACAATAAATAAGGTGTACCAGTTTCCATTTGAGCGTCCAAAATTTTAAACCATAAGTCACGAGCATTAATTGTTTTTCTTATTTTTCCTTCTGATTCATATTTTTCATAAAGTTTAACAAATTCAGAACCATATACATCACTTAAACCAGGACATTCGTGTGGACACATAAGCGACCACTTACCACTGCTTTTTACTCTCTCCATAAATAAATCGGAAATCCATAAAGCATAAAATAAATCTCTGGCTTTCATTTCTTCGTCGCCGTGATTCTTTTTCATTTCCAAAAAATCTTCTACATCAGCATGCCAAGGTTCCAAATAAATAGCGAACGAACCATTACGCTTATTGCCTCCCTGATCAACATATCGAGCTGTATTATTAAATACGCGTAACATAGGTACTAATCCATTTGATGTACCATTTGTTCCTACAATGTGAGTACCTTTCGAACGAATATTATGAATATGTAATCCAACACCACCTGCCCATTTAGAAATATGAGCACAATCCTTTAATGTATTAAAAATACCATCTATACTATCATCTTCCATAGCAACTAAATAACAACTTGATAGTTGTGGTCTTGGAGTTCCTGCATTAAATAATGTTGGTGTCGCATGAGTAAAATATTTCTGAGACATTAAATCATATGTCTCTTTTACTAAATGTAAAGCATTTTCGGATTCTAAATCACCATGTATTCCAATAGCAACTCGCATCCACATGTGTTGAATACGTTCTACAATCTTATTGCCTAATTTAAATAAATAAGCTCTCTCTAATGTCTTAAAACCAAAGTAGTCGATTAAATAATCTCTATCATGAACAATATAATTGTCTATTTCTTGTCTATATTTTTGTGTAAAATTCCATAGTAAGTCAGAAACTAATGGTCTATTTTGTCCATGAATATCTTTGAACTCATATAATTCTTTCATTACATTTGAAAAATGTGGTTCAGTATTTTTTTGATGATTTGAAACAACAATTCTTCCTGCTAATACACCATAATCGGGATTATTCGTTGAAAGTGAAGCACATTGTTCTGCGGTTAATTCATCAATTTTAGTTGTAGAAATGGTATCATATAATTGATCAATTACTTTCATAACAAGTGATTGATAATTAATATGTATATTTGCCTCATGTCCTAATTTTCTAATTCTATTTAAAATCTTATCAAAAGCCAAATCCTCAAGCTCACCATTTCGTTTTGTAACGCGCATTTCTGTATTATTATCCATATTATTATATAATTTAATAATATATTTTTAAACTGTTTTATACTATTTATTAGAAATTTTAGATGATATAATTATAAATTATATAAATTAAAAATATATAATTTATATATATGAATCAAATTGTTTTTTTACTTTTATTAATAATATTAGCAATAGGTTTACCATTTATATTTAATTTTTCAAACATTTATGAAGGATTTTACAATTATTCCGCAAATCAAGCAATGGGTAAAGTCCCTGATTCACAAACTCAAGTATTAGTACAAGATACATATCCTCCAATTGGCAGAAATCAAATTTCTAACGATAACGCAAGTAATATATGGTGGCATTATCCAACTTTTAGATTAGGATCTTATGACCAAATTACAAATAATATAAGATATTCTAATAATCCAGATGTAGGAAGATGTACACCAGCTTCTATGTGTGGAGCATTATATCATGAAAAAGATTTAGGTTCAAATTATGTAAAACCTTTACCACCTATTAACCCTGATTGTGGTACACGAGTTGGATATTTTACTACTAATGACCAATTAATAGACAGCTTACCATATAGAACAAATATGCAGAATATTTTGTATTAATTTTATAGTTATTCGATAATAATGATAAAATTAATATCTTTTACTTGTCTTTCTTCTACCACCTCTTCTTTTCTTTCTTGTTCCAGCAACATAGTTAGAAGAAAAACTTATTTTGTATTCATTAATTACATCCTGAACTTGAGAAACACTATTAGCATCATTTAATTTTTGTTTAATAGTTGCCCAATCTTTATTAGTATTTCCTTTACTTAAATTATTATTAATAAGTGTCATTATTCTTGGAAATGATAATTGAACGCGTCCTCCTGATCCATCTTTAAACTTTAAATTCTTATCATCTTGCCAAGTCTTAGAAACTGTTTCTTCAATAATAGTTTTTTCTGGTGTATAAGTTTCTTGTACAGAAGTTTCAGGCATTAAAGAATCCATGGACGAACCAGAATTATTTTTTAAATCATTAACTTGTTTTTGAATGTCATCAAGTTGTCGTTGAATGTCATCAAGTTTATCTCCTCCTTTCATTTATATATTAATATTATATAAAAACTAATAATGGTTAAAATAAATACTCTAAATATTAAATTAATCTAATTTAACAACTTTTAAAAAACAAGTTTCTTCTTTATTTGAATCTACATAAGGTTTTGGTGGTTGTTCTTTTTTAAACTTCTTATTTGGTGCTCTATGTTCATAACCAGTAACTCTTTCTTCTTCTATTGTCTTCCAAACTTTTTCTAATTGACCTACGTTATTTTTGAACCAATCTCTATTTCTTAAAATATGAACACAACTTAACTTCTCTAATTTCCAATAAATAAATTTTAAAAATGTATAATTATAAGGTTCTGATTCATATTTTGAAATTGTAAAATCTTCCCAATTTGTCACATCATCTGGTGTCCATAAATTAAGTGGCATATATTCATAATGTGGTGTACCATCTTTTGTATGAAAATGTATAATCATTCCTTTATAACTACCATCTTTGGTTGTTACATAACTTTGAAATTCTGTTCCGTTAAATGAAGCAGTAGTTGAATCATTTCGATAACTTAGTTGATCTGGATATTCAATAAATTTAGTTTCTAAAAAATCACATTCATCAAGGTCACAAACTTCCATTTGAAGCTGCATTTGAACCCAATATTCTTTTTTGGGTATACCAGTTATTTCACGATTTACAATATTTTTAATTTCAAGCATTCTACCATAACGTCCAGTATTAGACTCAATAATAATACCATCAGGTGATGCTCCAATAAATTTATAGTTTGGATGTTGAATACAACCAAAATCTTCCACCTTTGAACTATATAAATGTTCATACATCATAACAGATAAAGGTTCATACTTTTGACCCCAATGTAATGTTGTATTTGTATTTACCATTTTAACTTCATCGTCTAATGGATCTGTAAAATCTTTTAATGGCTGACATTTTTCATAAATTAATTGATTAATTGTATTTTGTGATTCGAATGCTTTCCACGCATTACTTGCGGTAATTAAATTCCATCGAAATTGATACCATTCAGGGGTTCTTTGAACCGGTTGAGGGATATCTCTTAAGCGTTGTATTTTTTCTTCAATAATATTTTTTTCTTCTTCATTTGGTTCCAATTCTTCTTCATCCTCATAATGTTCATTAATATTAAATGAACGTTCTGGATGAAAAGTATTAATGTAGATTCTAAAAGCGTCTTCAAGTATATCATTCATATCATCTTCAATAAAATCACTATCCAAAATTTGTTCTTCCATTTGTACATAAAATAATTCTTTTATTTCTTCAAATAATATATCATGGAAATCCGGTTCCGATATTAATGTAGGATTTTCAGACATAAATTCTTCCATAAGATGAAATGCTGTTTCAAATAATTCAATCGCATATTCTTCAGAAAATATATTAGGTTCCTCTTCAAATACTAATTCGTCTAATATATTTACCAATGGTTCTAATTCGTCAATAAAAGTTGTCATAATATATATTGTTTAAATCTTTTTAATATAAATTCAAAAAGATTTAATTTTCATTTTCTTCTTCTGAATCAGACTCCACATGTTTAGTATTGTCTTTTTTTCTTATAGTACCTTGACCAGCTTTCTTAGGAGCTAATGATTTAAGAGTTGATACGCGTTTATCAATATTTTTTAATGTAAAATGTTTATTAGATTTTACGTAATGTAAAGCTGGAATTTCTTTAATAATTCCATTTTCTTTATCATATATAACATCTTTAACTCTTTGTAACTTCTTTCTATCAATACAATCTTTTAAAAATGTAATCAATAAATCACTTTCGTCATTATTTAGATCATGTTGTGTTTTATATATTTCAACATATTCTTGTAATTTCTTTGTTTTAACTGTTTTATTTAATTTACACCAAGGTTCATTACTATTAGTCTGTTTTTCGTTCTCTAAGAACTTATCTAAATTAGTTAAATTATTTGAAGATTTTGTTTCTTGTAGTGGAACTCCATTTAATAACATTGTTTTATATTTAATATTTTTTAATTCTTGACATTCGTTAGTAGTTACAGTTATATCTTCCATATTTCTATACATTTATATATAAAAATGAGTTTAACTCACTTTCGTAAAATATATATTTATGAATGAATATTTATATTGATTATATATTAAATATATTATAAATATTAAATATATGGAAACAAAAAATATCATATTTACAAAAAATGTTAAAAAACAAATGATAGAAGATCATAAAATCGAAAAAAAAAGAGTTGAAACATGTAATTGGAAATTTACAAATGAAGATTATTCATACGATAACCAAATAAAAGTAATTCAAAATATACAATCAAATAATTATAATTTTACGGATGAAATATCAAAAATTTCTATTCAACAAATCAATAAAAAGATTTACGGTTATAAACAACAAGATGCTATTAAAAAACATTTAAATAATGATAAGTTTATTACATTCGAGTCAATTATTAATAAAATGATTGAATGCCAACTAAAATGTTATTATTGTTGTTGCGAAATGAATGTATTATATGATATTTCGAGAGAAATGAAACAATGGACTGTTGATAGAATAAACAATGACTTAGGTCATAATTTAGATAATTATTACTTGGCTTGTTTAGAATGTAATTTAAAGCGTCGTAGAAGAAGTGATGATAAGTTTTTATTTACAAAACAATTGAATTTAATTAAGATAGATCAAGATAAAACAGATAGTAAAGATACTTCGTTACTTTAATAATATTAAATAATCTTATAATATTATTAAATGGATTGGAAATGGACAGATGGAAAACCTTATGAACGTACAAGAAGAATGAAACAACTGATTCAAATGGAAAATGAAGAATTTAGTAAAAAAATGGAATCAACAGCATATTCATCATCCTTAAATCATGATGAAAATACATGGGAGATTTTGAATCAATCACTTTCTGGATCTGGTTTTAAAGCTTCAAGTAAAAGAGAAGAATTAGGCGATAAATTAGCCAATAGAGCAATGATTCAACAAATAGGTTTTAATCCCTTTTTAGGAGAATCCAATTATATAGATGACATTTCTATAAGAGATCAGTTCCTTAAACCAATTAATACAACACAAGGGGAGAAGTCTAAGCAAGAGACTTATTGCACATAGTTAATAGTAATCTATTAACAAAATAAGCAAGAAAAACATTAAAAATCATTAATATTCCACCAGTTACAGTTTTAAAATTAAGTTTATCATAATGTCTCACTATAAAAGCAATTTCAGCTAATATTGCTATAACTAATAATACAAAAAATATAATGGTAATTATTAAAAAATATACACAGGAATTTTTATCTAAAGGTCCAAAAAAATTAGTCATAAAATTAGACATTATATATTATATAAATAGTTTTTTATAAAAAAAATAATTTAAATATTAAACGACTTAAATAAGTTTTTTAATATCATAAATAATGAGTGTGACAAATATTAATTATACTACGCAAAATGAACTATTGCTAAATAATTTATTAGATTTTTATAAAAAGGATGAAAATTTAAGTAGAATGCTTAAAATAATTACAGGAGAGTCAAAAATTTCACTCCGTATTGTAGATTGGTTTGCGACTAATTATGCCAAAAAAAATTATACATTTTATGAAATGAATAATCAAAATAATGATAAGATACGCTTTAAAGTTTATTTAGATTATAAGCTCAAATTGAAAGCATACAGCAAAAAAAGATTTGACCCATTTTGCCGCTGGGAGCGAATAAGTATTCCATACAAAGATGGAACATGTATTGAAACAACTATCGGACAATTGAATTTTTTCAAATGGGCACTCGAAAATCGTGTGATTAATTATATAGAGGAAAATTATGATGTGATTGAAAAAGATATGAACAGTCGAAATAGTACATCAAAGAGGAAGGAAGGTTTGATCGATAATGCGAAGACACGAAAGAAGAGGGAGGAATTGTCAATTTCCGCTACAAAAAGCATCAAGAAAGAAGAGGTCGAAATTGTAGTAAAATTTCATTGAAAATTTATCGCTTATGTTTTACAAAAACGAAAGTAATATTTTAAATAATAACTTAAAAACATAATTTATTATTTATATAGAATGGAACAAATTGACATAGTTGATTTGATTGAAAAGAACCCGATAACAAAGTTATCGAAAGATTATAATGTAAAATTATTAACAAAAATTAAAGAACAATTTACAGATTTTGAACAACAATTATTTTTATCAAGTTTTTACTGTTATCTTAATTGCGATTCAAAAAAAGACTTTGTTATTGATTTAGATAATGTATGGAAATGGATTGGTTTTAGTTACAAACATAAAGCTAAAATATTATTAGAAAAATATTTTATTATTGATAAAGATTATAAAATTTCGCTCAACCATCAGGTTAAGCAAAATTTTACTTCTGAATATTCAGAAAAAAAACAAGACAATAGAGGAGGACAAAATAAAGAAATAATTATGTTAAATATTGATACCTTTAAAAAATTTTGCTTAAAGGCAGGAACAAAAAAAGCGGATGAAATACATGAATACTATTTAAAAATTGAAGAATTAATCCAAGAAACAATACAAGAAGAATGTAATGAATTAAAAATACAATTAGAAAATGGGAAAGCACAAACTGAAAAAGAAAAAGAGGAGCTAAAAGAAAAAACACTTTTGGAACAATTTCCAAATAATACACAATGTATTTATATCGGTTTAATAGACAATAAAACTTTAGGAAAACCTAATAGCAAAATGTATCATGAAACAGTAATTAAATTTGGACAAAGTAATAATCTCAATGAACGAGTAAAAACTCATAAAAAAACTTATGAAAATTTTAGATTATATAATGCCTTTAAGGTTAAAAATAAGATCGAGATCGAGAATTGTATTAAAAAACATTCTACATTAAAAAATCGTTTAAGAATAATTACTATCAATGATATAGCTCACAGAGAATTAATCGCATTGGACGATGAAGAATTTACTCTTGATAAGGTAGAACAATTAATAAAAGAAATTATTCGAGAGAATGAATACAATATTGAAAATTATAATTTACTTCTTAAAAAGAACGATGAACTACAAGAAGAGATTTATAAATTAAAAGATCAAGTAAATGAACAAAATAAATTGTTAGAAAATAGTAACAAAAAAATACAAAAATTAGAATACGATGTTACTGATGAAATTAAAAATAAAATATGTAGTAATTATGCTATATGTAAATATGGATATTTTTTGTATGCTTACCAATATGAAAATATGAGATTTGTATGTTCTATTTCAAGACAAAAAGACTTTGAAACTATTATTAAAAATCACAAAGAATTATACCCTTCTGGCGAAATGATTTGTCAAGTTAAATGTTCTTATCCATTAACAGAGAAAAATATGATGTTTATTTTAAAACAAAATTGTGTTTCACTCGGACAAAATAAGTTTGAAACATCATCAGAAAATATAAAAAAAATATTAAATGTTTCTGTTAAATTAGAAGAATTATTAATTAAACAATCTAAAGATATTGATGATTTAACAGATTTTTTATCAAATAAATTTGAAATCAATAATGTTGATATTGATCCTGAAATTCCAGTTGTTAGAAAAGCTAAAAGATCTATTGATAAAATAAATAAAGATACAGGTGAAGTAATAGCGACATATGAAAGCATAGAAGCAGCAGGAAGATCTTGTGGTCTTACTACAGGTACGGCAGTTGGTATTGCTGTCAGAGAAAATCGTCAATGTCAAGGATTTTTATGGCGTTATTCAGGCGTATCAAAAGAAGAACAGTTTGCTGAACAACCAGTAATAAAATTTTGTTGTAAAAATGGAGAAAAAACATATTTCAAAAATATAGCAGAGGCAGCAAAAGACGCAAATGTATCAGCACCAGCTTTGAGAAGACGTATTTTGACAGATGTTCATGTTAATAACTGTCATTGGGTTTTTGATAAAAACGCTTCTCATTATAAATAAAATAATAGTATTTTATATATAATGTTTAATTTATGTAAATACAATATAAATTATTATTTAATTTAATTATTACGTATTAGTATTATTTAAAAATATGTAATAATTATATTATAGATAATGGGTAATTCACAATCATCTTCAATAAAAATAAATTATGAAGATATTCAATATATAATTAAAAATCCAGAGGGTCATATATTAATAAACACACTTCCTTCTAATGAACAAAATTGTTTAATACTTAATACCATCAATATTAACAATGAAGAAAATATCATTAATTCATGTATTAAAAGAGGAGCAAAAGATGTAAAAATAATTATTTATGGTAAAAATAGTAATGATGATAAGTTATTTAACAAATATAATCAACTAACTTCTCTCGGATTTCATAATGTATATATTTATACCGGTGGATTATTTGAATGGTTAATGCTTCAAGATATTTATGGAGAGAAAGACTTTCCTACTACTAAAAAAGAACTCGATATTTTAAAATATAAACCCAATAAAGTATTAAATATTCCGCTTTTGGAATATTGATTCTTTAAGTATTTTAAATATATATTTTAAAAACCTACTTAAAGAAACCGTGATTTTTCACTACATAATGAAGAGTATTTTGTATAAAGTTCGCAATTTTTCGTTCACTATACTATGTAATGAAGGCGTCCGAATTTCAAATAGAAAAGTATCTGAGCTTTTCAAAAATGGACAAAAAAAATGTCCAAAATCGGAAAGTGAAAAAGGTCCTTACTGACAAAAAAATCCCGACACCATATTAAAAAATTATCGTGTCATTATAATTTGAAAAAAAATTTTTGTGATTGTAAATTTTTTAAAAAAAAAACTTAAAAATATTTTCTGAAGAGACATTATGATTACTTTAGGAGACAATTTAGTGGCAAAAAGTGGCAATGAAAATTATTATTGTGAAAAATGTGATTATAAATGCTCTAAAAAATACAATTGGGACAAACATATTTTGACATCTAAACACCTGAATGATTACAAAGGAGACAAATTAGTGGCAAAAAGTGGCAAAAAGTGGCAAAAAGATGTATTTAGGTGTGAGTTTTGTGATAAAGAATATCAATATAGACAGAACTTATGGAGACATAGTAAAAATTGTATTCACAATAATGGAAAAAAGCATGTTGATGAAGATATTGACACTGATAAAAGTAACAAAGATCCATCCGATAAAGAACTCATTATGCTTTTAATTAAGGAGAACTGTGAACTCAAAAATATAATGATGAAAGTATTAGAAAATGGTACACATAATACAACAAATAATACAACAACTCATACAAATTCTCATAATAAAGCATTTAATCTTAATTTCTTTTTAAACGAAACATGTAAAAATGCTATGAATATAACTGATTTTGTGGACTCTATAAAGCTACAATTATCTGATTTAATGGATGTAGGTGAGCTGGGGTATGTAGAAGGTATTTCTAAAATAATTGTTAAAAACCTGAATAACTTAGACGAAACTATAAGACCTATCCATTGTACGGATAAGAAAAGAGAAACATTTTATATTAAAGATGAAGACAAATGGGAAAAAGACGATGAAGAGAGAAAAAAAATAAAAAACACCATCAAAAAAGTGGTGAATAAAAATATAAGAATGTTACCATTATTTAAAGAAAAATTTCCGGATTATAATGATTCTAAATCTAAATATTCAGACCAATATAGTAAAATAGTTATTGAATCTATGGTTACAGATTTAGAAAAAGATGAAAAAATAATTAAAAATATATCTAAAGCAACATCGATTAATAAATAATAATTTTATAAAGAATAATTATTATTTATTTTATATTGTTTATTTTGTATTATTTATTTTTTATCTTTCTTGAATAATTTGTATAAATCTTTTGAAGTTCTATATACTCGATTAGTATTATGTTTTCTCATTTTTTGAAATATATCAAGTATATCTCTTTCTATTTGTTCTAACTCTTCTAAGTCTTTTTTGTCTGTAAATTCAGCGGAACACATATTCTCAGCATTTTCATATTTTTCAAATATTTCATTATGATCCGCGATTGGTTCATACAAAAATCCTGCTTTACCACATAAATTTTCATTATTACGACAATGAATTGCCAAATTTTTTACTAATTTATCACTATTATCAGTGTACAATTTATCTTGAAACATTTTACATAATCCCAAATCTTTATTAGGATGAGTTTCATGTGGAATAAAAAATTTACATGTAGTACAAGAAGGTTCAAACGCAAATGACAAATTAATTAATAAAAGAAATAAATATAGTATAAACATGTTTATTATATATTTTATTGTATTATCTTTATATCGATTATGATTTATTTATTTGGTATATGTTTTTGATTGTTCAAAACAACAGTTTCATCATCATAATCTATATCTTCATATATATATTCATTTTCTAAATGTTGATTTACAGCAATATTGGCTAATTGATCAGCTCGTTTGTTATCCTTTCTATAAATATGAAAATATTCAATCTTTTCAAAAAAAGATTCTAACTCCTTAGCTTTATCATATAAATCTAATAATAATCTTGATTGACATCTATATATACCCTTCATCTGATTAATTACAAGTTGACTATCTCCTTCTACTCGTAAATTTTGAATATCCATAAATTTTGCTTGTTGAAGTCCTAAAATTAGTCCTGCATATTCAGCATGATTATTCGTAGATTTTTCTCCAACAAAGAAACTATCAAACCATATTTCTTTATCTTGATAATAAATAACTGCTCCAGCACCAGCTAATCCAGGATTACCTTTGCTACATCCGTCAAATTTTAATAAATAATCAAATTCTGGATGTATTTTTTTTGAAATTTTTTTATTTTCCTTTTTAGTAAATAATTTATCTATTTTAGGTAACATTTTCTTTATATATTTATCATGTATTAATTTATATTATTTTTCAATTTTATATTTAAAATGTACTTAAATATATTTATATTAACTTATATAAAGAATGATATTTCATATTTTATTTTTATTACTACTATCATCAAGTATGATTTTTGCTGATACTGAGTGCCCATATGTTACATCTATAGAGGATAGACGCAATGATAAAAGTAAATTACGTATTGTTCAATATAATGTAGAATGGTTATTTATAGATTATTGTAGTTCTTCAAAATGCCCAGGAACTGGTTGTACATGGATAAATCAGACTGAAGCAGAAACACATATGGAATATGTAGCTAAAGTTGTTAAAGATCTAAATCCTGATATTATTAACTTCTGTGAAATTGAAGGTTGTGATGAACTTAACATGTTGAAAGATAAATTAGATGATAGTTATATGCCGTACTTAAAAAAAGGCACCGACTCAAATACAGGTCAAAATGTTGGTATGTTGACACGAGTTGATCCTTTAGTTAATTTGTATAGAAGTGAAATGAAATATAATTATCCACTACCTGGATCTAAATGTGGATACACGGGTTCTACAGGAGCATCTGGTGTTAGTAAGCATTATATTACTGAATTTAAATTTAATGGATATAATGTAGCTTTTATTGCGGCACATTTACTTGCTATACCTACAGACCCAATGAGATGCGCAGAGAGAGAGGCACAAGCATCTGTTTTACAAAATGTTATTTTTGGATATATAAAAAAGGACTATGAAGTTATTATGCTTGGTGATTTTAATGATTATGATGCTGAAGTTCTCGATTTAAATAACAATAAACCTACATCAAGAGTATTAGATATATTAAAAGGAAATGAAGGCGAATTATCTGGTTTATATACATTACATAATGTAGCGGAAGAAATTGTTCAAAATGAACGTTTTAGTGATTGGTGGGATTCGGATAATAATTGTAAAACATCTGATCAAAAAGATTTTTCTATGATTGATCATATTTTAGTCACAGATGCTATAAGAAAAAATATTGGAAATATATACATATATCATGGATATGATGAATATTGTGGTAAATATAATTCAGATCATTATCCAGTAGTGTTAGATTTAATCATATAAATATTTATTTTCTAAGTAATATTTATATGGGTTTTATTGATAAATATCAAAGTTTTTTACAAAAAGGAATTTATATAACACAATCTATAGGATACACTATATCATTTTTATTTATTACATTTGGTATAATTAAAACATTTATATTTTATACAATTCAGCATATTAATATACAAAATAATAAAAAAACTAATGAATTAACAAATTTTACAAATGCGAATTTAACTTTAGGTGAATCAAATGCGTTAGCATTATCATTTATTTTAGGTGTTGAAATACTTAAATTGTTTTATATAAAAACATATAAACAATTAGTAATTGTTGTTACTTTAGTTATAATAAAATTATTAGTTAGTTATTATTTATTAAAAGAGATAAAAGAAGATGTAAAAAATTTATAAGTTTGATATAAACATATTAATTGATATTGTTATTATAATTATACACCCAAAATTTCTATTAAGTTTTTAACATCTAATTTTGCTTTTTCATGTAATATTAACGATTTTTGTTTTGAGTAATCAGTAACAAACAAACCATCCTCAATCATTTTAAAAACACGATTATCAAATAATTCTGACGCTTCTTTAACCGCATCCGTATAGTAAAAATTATCCTTATACATTTTATATATAATACATCTTTCAAAATCATATGCTGCTAATAAGTCTGCTTCCCTTACTATATGGTAAGCTAATTGATATTCACCCAAATCAGGATAACCAACCTTTTTCACTTTCGAATAAGACATTGTACCAATAATTTTACCCATTATATCTAAATCGGATATACTCATATATGAATTTAAATATTCTTTATATCTAAAAATTCCCTCATTTTCGTCCATATATTTTTTGTCACACATATCATGACCTATTGCGGCCATATATATAATTTCTTGATGATTAGTTAAATATGGTTTATTAATTAATTCACTATTATAAATTTGTTTGGCAAATTGATAAACTTCCATACTATGTTTTAAAGCATGAGATTCATCTATATTATAGGTTTTACTTGTTTGAATTACATATTTAAAACCTTGATTTATTAAATTAATTAAAGAAATTGTTGACGGTATAAGTTTCATTCTTTTTACTATCTATTAATGGATAATATTTAAATATATTCAATTTTTTTAAATATAATCACATATTTCTGTTAAAAATTTATCGTCTTTTTTTATAATAATAAATGGTTTACCACAACCATATATTTTATTCTCTCTAATGTAATAATCACAAAGTTCTTTAGACGAATGTGGGTCAATTTGTTTTCCAGTTTTTTTAAATATACCATGTCTAAATATAGCACAATTAATTTTTTTAATAATTATAAAATCATTACAATGAGGACAAATAACAATTGGCTCTTCTTTCATATCTTTTTCGTCTTGAGACATTAATAATATATTTTATTTCTATATTATTAAGTTATTTATTTAGATCAATTTTATTTTCGTCTTGAATATTTTCTTTTATTTTTCATTGTTTTTCTTCGATTTTTCCTTGTTTTTTTATTTCTTTTCTTTGAACCAGCGCTTAAATTAGTTCGTTGTCTTTTATTAGATTGTTCATCTGTATCAGTAGTAATTGATGATTTTTCTGTATTAATTATTGGTAATAATGTACTGCCATCAGGATTTCTACCATCGTAATACCTTGATTGTGGGTTTTCATCTTCCTCTGGTTTTTTTGGCGAAGTCATTTGTGTTCCAATTTGTATTGTTTCATATAATTTATAAATATCTTCTGGAGTTAAATATTGACTATATACTTGCTCAAATTTGGTTCTATCTCCTGCTTTAACTAAATTTCTTACAAGACTACCAGAATATTCTGAAGGTCTAAGTTCTTCTATATTCAATTCAGATACATCTGTACTTTTTGCTTGCTCCATTCCTTCTCTCTCTAAAATTATTCCGTCAACTGAATTGACATAGTCCTTTGATTTAAATGTATCAACAACTGTATCTAAAAAATCAGCTCTATCTCTACCAACAATAAAAATCATGTTAATTTTTGGTATACCTATATCAATATAATCATTTTTTACAATATTATATATAAATCCAAATGGACTTCCTCTTGAACATAAAACAATAACATTAAAATTTTGAATAAGTGTTTTTTTAGAAATATCAGGTTCCAAATCAGCTAATTTTTGTTTATAAGACTGTATCATTTTTTCTAAAACAGATGATTTATAAATAAGATCTGGTTGTGATATTCTCTCTAAAATCATATTATCTTTTTTATTTTTTTTTGGTGCTGGAATAGTTTCACTACTACAAGGAAGCGGATTTTTACCGTCAAATGAACTGGATGTTATTACATATGCTTTGTTTACACCTAATTCAATTGCTTTATATATCATTGTTTTAATTAATTCTAAATGACCTGGTGTAGGAGGATTCATTCTTACAAAAGAAAAAATAAATGTATTATTTGGTGTATAATGTATACTCATATATTTTATAAATATTTTATATTAAAATATAAATTCTTGAATGGAATCAATCCAATCATCTAATATATCTTGATTTTCATATATATCAAGATTACCGTTTAATATAAGTTGATTTTTACAAACGCAATCCGATGAAGATGTATCTAACATATTTTCATGATATTTATGACATGATTTTAAATATTCCAATGGAATATTATCTTCACCTTGTCTATTCCTTATAGAAATTCTTTTATAACATGTTTCAGGGTCAGCTCTCACATAAATAATTTTATGAACAGGATATTCTTCTGCGAAAGTATTAAACCAATTTAAATAAATTTGATAATTAATGTATTCAATTTTGTTAGTATCAAATAACATCTTAGCAAAAACCATCTTATCCGTATAAAGACTTCTTTCTGTAATTATAATATATTTAGGAGGTGTTATATAATCTTCTTCTTCCTCAAAATTAGTAAACATTTCTTGTGTCTTTTTTTTAATAAATCCATATTGTTTGTTCTTAATTTCTGTAACAATATCTCTTAACAATTTTAATCGTGAAATATACGCCATCATTTGAAACGAGAATGAATATTTTTCTTGGTCAGCATAAAATTTTTCAAGCATTGTCGTACCATTTTCATCTTTTATCTTAGCCCATTCATCCACTGGTTCTCTTAAAAAGATGATGTTAGATTCATTATTGAAATACTTTTTAAGATTAGCAAGCAAAGTTGATTTGCCAGAACCAATGTTACCTTCAATTGAAATGATTTGAATATCCAAACTCATTTTGTTATATTTTATGAATTATATTTATATCAATTATTTTGATTCAATTTTATTAAATAAAAAAATTGATATAAAAATAAATTTAAAGAATAAATGACAATATTAAGTAATTAAACCAATCAAAATGGATTTGAAACAAAGAAAGCTTAACAAGTCAGAATGGGATTCTATTGAGATCTCTGTATCTGAACAAGAATTATCAGTATTACAATTAATAATGTCAGGTTTTCATGATGTAACAATTAGAATTAATAAAAATAATTCTATCTTTACATTTTTAAAGATAGAATACTCCGAAAAAATGGAAGATTATTTATTCAATAAATATCTCCGTAAAAGAGTGGAAGAAATAGAAAAGAAAATGAAGGAAATTTTTAGTGACTATAAAATGATGAAAATAGATGCCAATATTAAACCTAATTCTTCTGATAAAATTAGATTAGAAAGATATAATGAAGTTAGTATAATGAATAATGATATTTATGAAATGTTGATATTAACCCACATAGAAAATTTATTATTAAATAAAAATTCAAATAATACAAAACTATTCCATTATCACTATTATACTTTATACAAGCTTATTAGAAACAATATAGTTAAGTTGAATCGACATATAAAAAATTTAGTAAATATGGTTCTTGATAAATTTGATGAAGAAATAAAAAAATCCATTATTATTGAAAATGCTGTAGAATTTATTGAGAAAAACGAAAGTTTATTAAAATATAGTGATATGGTTTTATATGAACATCAAAAAGAAATTTTTACAATAATTAAAACACCTAATCCAAAATTGATTCTTTATATGGCCCCAACAGGAACCGGAAAGACATTAACACCAATTGCTTTATCTGAAAGAAAAAAAATAATATTTGTATGTGCTGCGAGACATGTTGGTTTAGCTTTGGCAAGAGCTGCTATTTCTGTAAACAAAAAAATAGCATTCGCGTTTGGTTGTTCAAGTGCTGATGATATTAGACTACATTATTTCGCAGCTAAAGAATTTACAAGAAATAAGAGAACAGGTGGAATAAAAAAAGTAGATAATAGTATTGGTGATAATGTTGAGATTATTATTTGTGATATAAGATCATATTTACCTGCTATGTATTATATGTTAGCATTCTTTCAAGCAAAAGATATAGTTACATATTGGGATGAGCCAACAATCACAATGGATTATGATGAACATGAATTTCATAAAACAATTCGAAAAAATTGGAAAGAGAATGTAATACCTACAGTTGTTCTATCATCCGCAACTTTACCTAAAGAAGATCAATTAACAGAGACAATTCCAGATTTCTTAAACAAATTCCCAGGTGCTGAAATATGTAATATTGTTAGTCATGATTGTAAAAAATCGATTCCAATTATAAATAAAGATGGATATGTGGTTTTACCTCATTATTTGAGTTCTAATTATGAAAAAATGTTAGAAATAGCCATTCATTGTAGTAACTATTTAACGCTTCTTAGATATTTTGATTTAAAAGGTGTTGTAGAATTTATTACATTTGTTAATAGAAATAATTATGCAAACAATAGAATGTTAATAGATAGACATTTTGAAGATTTAGATTCTATTAATATGAAAAATATTAAAATTTATTATGTAGAGATGCTGAGAAATATTAGAGGAGAAAATTGGGAGTTGATTTATACATATTTTCAAGAAAATAGGAGACCAAGAATATTAGAAAATACAAGCGTTGATACAAAAGGTAATAAAATACAAAAAACCCGTAGTTTAGGTCCAGGAATAACTACAAATAGTTCATCAAACAATTTGGCAGGAGCTCCACTTTCCAGATTAGCATCTGAACAATTAGTCAGACAAGAACCTAAACCAGAAGGTACATCAGGTGTATATATTACTACAAAAGATGCTTATACTTTAACAGATGGTCCAACTATATTTATTTCAAATGATATAGAAAAAATAGCAAAATTTTGTGTACAACAAGCGAATATTCCTGCTTTGGTAATGGAGGATATTATGAAAAAGATCGAATATAATAATATTATAAATAAACAAATTCATGAAATTGATGTTGAAGTAGATGTTATTAAAGAAGGAATTGAATCAAAAGTAAAAAATACAGTTAATAGTTTTCATGGAGGTCAACGTGTTACAGGAAGAAGTAAATCCAATAAAGATCCAAAGAAGTTGAGTAAGGATATTACAGATGATTCAAGTAAAAGTGTTCTTAATAAATTGACTGAAAAAATAAATGTATTAAGATCTATGATTAAACGAGCTTCTTTGAATGAAACGTTTGTTCCAAATAAAAAAAACCATATTGATAAATGGGCACCAGATACAAATATTACAAATTCATTTACAAGTTCAGTTGATGAGCAAATAGTCTCTGATATAATGGCATTAAATGGTGTAGATAATTTGTGGAAAGTGCTTTTAATGATGGGAATTGGAGTATTTATAAATCATGAAAATATAACTTATACCGAAATAATGAAAAAACTGGCTGATCAACAAAAACTATATATGATTATTGCTTCAAGTGATTATATTTACGGAACAAATTATCAATTTTGCCATTGTTTCTTGAGTAAAGATTTGAATTTAACACAAGAAAAAGTAATTCAAGCAATGGGACGTATTGGAAGAAATAATATTCAACAAACTTATACAGTTCGATTTAGAGATGACTCTCAAATTCAAAAATTATTTACATCTAATACTGAAAAACCTGAAGTAAAAAATATGAATATATTGTTTAATAGTGTTAAGGTTAAATATGAAAACGGATCATATATTGAATTACCAGAAGATAATGATGAAGATTTACAATATGAAAATGAAGAAGTTCAAGAAAATGAAGAACAAGATAATGAAGAAGATCAAGATAATGAAGAAGATTTCTACGAAGAATCATAAATTTTATAATTAGAGATAAATTTTACCATTTAAATATATTTTTTATCTACCAGTCCAAACCTTTACTACATTTTTTGGAACAACACCTTTTTTTAAATGATTCATATATTGTTCATAACTATATCCCCATGTTTGGTATTTCATAATATCACCAAATAGCGATTTCATTTTTAGTAAATTAGGTGATTCTGTAAAAAAAATGGTTCCAAATATTCTCTCTAAACAACATCTGTCTGCTCTACACTTGACTACAGATATTAAATTTGATATGCCATATTTTTTTTCAATCAATTCTAAAAAATCTAAATTAATATAAGATTGAACACCGAAACAACCATACCACTTATCTATATTCATTCCAAGAACGTTAAAATCATTGGAAACTTTGTTGTTTATTAATATATTGTTTTTTAAATTTGCTGATATTCTTTTTGTATTTACAACATTTTCTTTATCAGAATAAAAAAACCATAACGGAACTACTTTCATTCCGTTTAATTTTTCAAAATTAATTCTTCTATGAAAAAATACACTATCGTGAATAATAACAGCATTTTTAAAAAATTTGTGTTTTAAATAATAATAATAAGGTAAAAGTTCTCCTCTCCCAGGAAATTCAGAATTAATTATTTCCAAATTTATATAATTAAACTCTGCCTTAACATAATTATAATTACTCGCATCATCTATAATAACAATTTTTTTATTGGGATAAAATGTTCTAAGTAATTTAACACAATTATTCCAATATTGATTCGTTTTTTCTGAATTAACATGTCTTGTAATAATAAATCCATAATTATCCATAATATATATAAATAAAATGTATATGAATTTTATTTATAAAATATAATTTTAAATATGTGATGGAATTAAATCTATATTAATAACCTCATTCATATTCTTAATATCTCCACTAAATTTGAAATTATCAAACTCAGGACGTTCTAATTGAGCTTGAGGTGTATGATTATGAACAAATCGAGCGATCATTTTATATAATTTAAAGTCAGGATATCTCTCTACTCCATTATTCTTGTAAAGCATATTAATACCTTTATCATCTAAACACCATTCAGCTACAAGACGTTTTACTGGATCATTTATTTTGCTAAAATCTTTTATTTCTTCAAAATCATCAATCACATAGTCAAAAATAGAACAAGCTAATCTACATAAATCAAAACTATAATTGGGTTCTAATCTTGGTTTTTTATCATTAAAGTAAGGTTCTGTATTATATTGTGTAGCAGCATCACCTCCATTTTGAAAGCTATCACTACAGAATAATTTACCATCAAACTTGAATATACTTCTCCCAAAATCAATAATTTTAAATATTCTTCCGAATGTTGGAACTTTATAATATTTTTTCTTATAACAATAATACAAATATTTTTTATCAGTTTGATTATACATTACATTATTTGTATGTAGATCATTATGTGTAAAATGAAATGCTTTTTGATAAGTAATTAAAATCATTATTATTTGCATAAATGCTGAATACCATTCTTCTGGTGTTAAATCATTATTTAAAATTAAATCATCAAATGTATTTTCACAATATTCCATACCAATAACCTGAACAGGAAATTTTGGTATTGTAACATTTATTTTCTCCTCTTCATCATATTCTTCATCTGAATATTCATCCTTTTCTTCATTATCTTTAAAATTTTCTATATCATTATCAATATCATTTACTATTTCGTCAGATTCTGGATCACAATTATCACAATCTTCATCTAAATCTTCATCATTTGTATGAGATGAACGAGAAGAACATGTTGAATTTGATTTTAGGGTAACTTGATTATCACTTTGCAATGTTACATTATTCATGTCAATTAAGTCCAATGACATATCTTTTAAATCATTTAAATCAATAGTATTACTATCATCTTCAAAAACACCATCAAACATTTCATTATCAATTGAATGTAATGATTTAATACTAATATTATTGCCAATTTTAATTGGTTTTAATTTAGGTTGTTCATTTTCAAATAAATGGGTATAATCATCTATTTTAAATAGATTATTTTTATTCTTATTAAAAAAATCAGATCCATTAAGATAATCAATATCATCAAATACATTAATTTTAAAATCATTTTTGATAGCTAAAAAAGAACCATAATATTCAACACCATGAATAAAGTTATAAGAATGTTTTATTTGATTTGTTAAGAACAAAAATAACCCATCCACATATGCGGAATTATTTATATCTATTATTTTTGAATTACATTCTTCAATAGTAGAATTTATTTTTGGTAAATTAAATAAATTTGAATTAGATATATCATATTTACCAACCATATATTTATATGGATCTAATAATGGTGCCAATTTAAAGAATATTTCTTTATCTTTAACTTTATTTGTTTCTATATTTTTAACTTTACAATTAAAAAGGTTATCATTATCTTCAATTTTTCCTTCAAGATTTATATTGGATATATACCATTTATTATTAAGATTAATTGTATTAAAATTATTCTCATTTAGGTTAAAAAATCTTGTATAAATGGGTATGTAATTTTGTACCTTAGAGAGAAAAAGAGAGTTTGGTTCTTCAAAAGATTTGAATAATTCAGTATTTTTTCTTTTCTGATAATTAATTGTTATCATCTTTAGTGAATTAAAATATAAATTAAATGTATTTTTAACTTATTATTCAATAAATATATTTATTTCACTAAAGTTTATTATTTTTTGAATTAAATTATACGTTTGTTTAGCATAATATTAATTAGCGTTAAATTTTATTAAATTTTATTTTTTAAATATTATAACAATGACTTTAGAACTAAGAAAATTTGATATGAAAAGTATTCAATTTAAACCTAATGAAAATAAAGGCCCTGTTGTAGTATTAATTGGAAAGCGTGATACTGGTAAATCTTTTTTAGTTAGAGATTTATTGTATTATCAACAAGACATCCCAATCGGGACAGTGATTTCTGGTACTGAAGAAGGTAATGGATTTTATGGTAAAATGGTACCGCGATTATTTATTCATAATGAATATAATTCTGCTATTATTGAGAACATCTTAAAGCGTCAGAGAACTGTTTTAAAACAAGTTAAAAAGGAGATGGAAACGTATAAACGTTCTACAATTGATCCGCGAGCATTTGTTATATTAGATGATTGTTTATATGACAATACATGGTCTCGAGATAAATTAATGCGTTTACTCTTTATGAACGGAAGACATTGGAAGATCATGTTAGTCATCACAATGCAATATCCGTTAGGTATTCCTCCCACACTGAGAACCAACATAGATTATGTTTTTATTTTGAGAGAAAATTACATTGCGAATAGAAAAAGAATTTATGAGAATTATGCTGGTATGTTTCCGACATTTGAAGCATTTTGTCAAGTTATGGATCAATGTACCGAGAATTATGAGTGTTTGGTAATAAATAATAACTCTAAATCTAACAAATTAAATGATCAAGTGTTTTATTATAAAGCGGATAACCATAATGACTTCAGATTGGGATCAAAAGAATTCTGGGAATTATCGAAAGGGTTGCCAGACGAAGACCAAGAAGAGCAATACGACCCTTCTAAGACGAAAAAACGTGGCGGTGGACCCAGAATTAGTGTTAAAAAGACAACTGGATGGTAATAAATCTTGATTAACCATTTGGATAAGCAAGATTTATAAATACAAAGAAGTGTAAAATAAATTTATGTTGAATATTAATAATTTTTAAAAATCTTAAATAAATAGATTTGGATCATATTGAACTTCATTACAAGTTTTATGAAATATATCCTGTCCATAATCTGTATATTTTTTATCATAAGTTTCTACAGCTAAATATGGAACTATTAGAGCTCTATTACCGTCTTTTGTTATTGTCCAATCCGCACTAAATGGACATAATGAAGAGTCTGATAAAGTTTTCATCGCATAATTAGATGATTCGTCATATTTTTCTAATAATTTTTTGGCATTTTCTTTTGATAACATGTACATTTGTGTCCCCCAAACATCATTAGGAAAATTATGATATTTAAAATTTTCTGATTTAAAGTTATTATCTTTTAAATGAAAACCAATATAATAGTCTTGAATTTTAAATGGTACCAGGTAACCTAATAATAAGACATCTAAATTTAGACATTTAAAATCTTTTATTATTTGTGGTATTAATTCTTTGAAATCTTTATGAATAAAAATATCATCTTCACAAAAAATACCATAATCAATGGTTGGGTCATTATAAAACATTTGAATCATATCCATATGACCATACATACATGACCAGCATTGTTTGTAAGAATCTGGATGAATTCTCTTATCATCTGAATCTACGCCATCATAAAATAAATAATCCACATTTAAAGTTTCAAATCGCTTCTTCATTAATTTCTTTCTTTCAATATTTTTATAAGATAAACAATAAACTTTATAGTTTTCCATTTAAATATTATATAATTATTTTTTTATATAATATTTTTAAATTTATAAATAAATTTATTTATTTGCGAATGGTCCTGATTTTAATTGACTTTGACCATAATCTGATTTTCCAACTACAATACTTTCCCCTTCAAATAATTCCTTACAAATATCAGCAGTTGAAATATTTTCCTGTTCACCAAGAGCAAATTCTTGGGTATTGGCATTATTTACACCAATTAAATTACCATTTTCATCAATAGTCTGTGATAATGTATTACCAGTTTTTTCAGCATTTTTAATATTTTCTTCAATTGCCTTTTGCTTAGTTTCTTTAACACGTTGTTCAAACGCTGTCTTAGCATTGGCTTCGTTCTTTTGTTTTTCATGCATTAATTGGTTAAGTTCTTCTTCCATATATTCAACACGTCCTGTTTTATATGCTTCTGGATCCCATGGCATCCACATTCCAACAGGACCAACCATAATATCATGATTTGGATCTATTTCCCTCAACATTTTACATCTTAATTCAGCTTCTTCTTGTGTTGGATAAACTCCTCTAATTTTCAATCCTCTTGTACTTGTTTGAAAATTATTTTTAATATCAAAATTTTTTTGTAAATCATCTTCATTATTATCAAGATATGTTTTATAATCATCTGCTAAATTAGACTTAGCTAAATTATCCTTTTCTTCCTGAACAAAGTCTTTAAAATCCTTATTTAGGTCTTCAAATGACAAGTTATATTTATAAGAAATAAAATTTATAAACTGTAGGAATTTTTCCATCGATTTATTAAATTCCCAATTCTTTAGGAATTCCTCAAAAAAGAATATTTCCTTTTGCTTTAGGATTTTTTCAGGAGAACAAAAAGACATACATACAAATTTCTGTCCAGCTATTGGCTTATCTTCTTCTAATAAGTCAACATATTTAGTATTTTCTTTTCCATTAACTAATTTTCTCTCAAAGCCAGTTTTTTTGGATTGTTTAGTTTTAGCTCGATCCATTTTAAATAATTTAATTATTTATTTTTAAGTTTTTTATCGCAATAATTATTTTTTCTTATTAATTAATATAATGAACGGTTTAATCAACGTTGGTGAACTTGTTAAGAGAATTATCAAATATCTTGTAGAAGGTTTGATGGTTGCTATTGCAGCTTATGCTATTCCTAAACGTTCTTTGAATATTGAGGAAATTGTTTTGATTGCTTTGACAGCAGCTGCTACATTTAGTATTCTTGATACTTATGTTCCATCTATGGGTGTTACCGCAAGATCAGGTGCTGGTTTCGGTATCGGAGCTAACTTGGTCAAATTCCCAGGTGGATTTTAAGATACTTTAATATAGAATTTAATATTCATAATATATTTTAAATCTATTAATAATATATTATGGCAAAACGAAATACACGACATAAAAGAAGAAATAAAACACGAAAAATGCGAGGTGGCATGGATGAATTAGGAGTAAGTGATAATTCTATTGTATCAAACGGTCCGTTACATTTATCTGATTTGAATGAAAGTGGAATTAATGATAATGGAATGAATGAAAGTGGATATACCACTGGACAAGAAAATTCATTAAATCAATCATTTGATTTAGATGATATTCCACATGCTGAAGATGATACACATGATTTAGATGATGAAGGTTCATTACATTTATCTCATTTAAATACAAGCAATAATAGTGGATATACAACTGAACCTGATGACATGTCTTTTGGTCCTGATGACACATATTTTGGTGGAAAAAGACGTAGAAAAACTACCAAGAAAAGACGAGGAAAAAAAGCGAAAAAAACACGTAAAAACAGAAGAAAACAGAGAGGTGGTATTTGTTATGGTAATGGAGTAGGTGCTAATAGTTATGAACCTAATTATTCTATTTATAACACTAATATGTTAAAATTATTTCCTTATAAACCTTAGTAAATGGTAAATAATTATATTATAACTAAAGTTAATTAGAGATATAATATAATTATTATTATAAATGGAGGAGCAGTATATATCAGCATATGAATATGAAAAAAATGTGGATCCAAAATTAAATAATGTACCTATTTTTCAAAAAAATATAAAAGATTGCGATTATGGTATTACATTTATTGAATTTTCTGATTTATACAATATGTCTCACAAATGTACGTCACCTAATTTATTAGCAAGTTTTATTAAATTATCTATAAATAATAATTTAGATTTAAATAATAATATTAATTACGTAAACGGATCATCTCATTTATTTTATATTATTGACGGTAAATGTAAAATGATTTTAGATAAAGAAGAGTTTTTAATTTCATCGGGTGATATTTTTATATGTCCGTTATTTAATTCTCTTTCTATAAATAATATAGGAGATAATGATTTAAATATTTACTATATAAATGATAGTCCGTTAATTAACTTCTTAGGTTGTGTACCAAGAAAAAAGATATTTTTACCAGCTATTTATGATAAAGACTTTTTATTAAATAATTTAAAGAATTTATCAGTTGAAAATAATAATAGAAAAGGTATTTTATTAAGTAATAAAGATACTGAAAGAATTGGAAATAATACAATTACACCAGTTTTATGGGCTTTATATAATGAATTACCACCAAATACTATACAGAGACCTCATAGACATAATTCAGTAGCATTAGATTTATGTATTAAATGTGATGATAGTGATAATATATACACATTATTAGGCGATGAATTAGATGAAAACGGTAATATAAAAAATCCACAAAAAATTCACTGGAATAATTCTGAAATGTTTATTACTCCACCTGGATTATGGCATTCACATAATAACACTGGTAATACATTTGCTTATATATTACCTATTCAGGATGCTGGGTTATTATTGTATCAAAGAATATTAGGAATTCAATTAACATAACTTTCAACTTTTTCATAAATATAATAATATTTCTATAATATTATTATAAGTCGCTACGCTTTAAACAGTCGCTACGCTTTAAACAGTCGGAATAAATTCCCAATCCAATTCTTCACAAATTTTCTTCCAAATAACATCTTGTTCCATTCTTTTTTCTGGATCCTTTAACATAGGAAAATGCTCCAAATATTTTTCTTCTCCTAATAATTCACAAAGCTTATATGCTGTATAATAATAATTTAAAAAATTAACACGATGATCAGGACAATATTTAGAATAAGGTGCCTGTAATTCAATAAATAAATTACATAAAGTCTCTTCTAACTCAGGAGACATAATAGGTGGATTTATTCCCAACTTATCTTTAATAAATGGTATATGTTCATAGTATTTATTATAGCCTAATTTTTTTAATATTTCTTTTGTTTTTGTATTAGTTATTTGACTAAGTGTAATTCTTTCCTTCTTAACTTGTAATTTGATATTCTCTATTACATCATGAGGTATTTGAGTTGTTTCTTTGCCTTGAAATTGTGCTAATATTTCTTTGAAGTGATTGATGCGTTTATAAGCATAAAAACAAACTTCTTTTGGTGGTTCTTTATAAGATGGTTTTTCATTTTCAATAAGATATGGAATACTTCTTGAACACATATTACAGATTAATACTCCATCTTCTTCTAATGGTATTAATTCACCTTTATGACAAACCTGACATATATCTGTTTGATAAACAAAATTATTTATATCCAAAAAATCATCACTAATATTACTTAAGTATTTTAAAACAATATTGTTATTATTTTTTTGTATCAGATTTTTATTATCATCAATTTGTTCTTTAATTTTAAAAAAATTATTAACTAATTTAGATTTATTGTTAGTAGATTGTGAAGTTGTTCCTGTTGAAATATTTTTCTTATTTTCAAAATATTCAAATATATATTTCGAGTTGTCAAGTAAATATTCCTTCTTTTTTTGATGAGTTTCTTTTATATTTTCTTTTAATTCTGTAATTTTATCTGTTAATTCAAGTTTTTCTTCTATAGAAAGATTACTATTTTCATCCTTTAATTTTTGTTTTAAATTATGTATTTCATATTTATTTTCTAATATTATATCTTCGTCTTTAGAAAATTCATTTAAAAATTCTTTATGCTTTGTATCAAGTGTAACAGCAGATTTTTTATTGAATTTTATCTTTTTGCTGGATTTTGGTTTAAAAGACGGCATCACTCCTTTTTATATTTTAATGAATATTTATTTAATTTATAATATAGAAAAAATATATATTTTATTAAACAAAATAAAATTGAAATATTTTTAAAATTTTTAAAATTATTAAAAATATCAAATAATTAAAATGTCAAAGATACTTGATACATTGTTTATGAAGCGGTTTTGTTTACCGATTGATACTGATATTAATTCTTATGAGAATGGTACAAGTAAAATATCATCTTGTTTGTGCGGAAATTATAATCATGCATGCTGTCTTTTACAAGGGAAATATGCCAAAGGGAAAACTTAATATTTTAAGTTTCGGTTTTAATAGAATTGGTGATATTGATGGAATTAATAATGGTGTTCATGCTGAACATGATGCTATTAATAAACTTAAACCTTTAGAGAGAAATAAACGTCTTCAAAATATAAATATTTTAGTTATAAGATTTTCCAAAAATAACAAACTGCAAAATTCTAAACCATGTGCGAATTGTATAAAAACTATGAAGACATTACCTGAAAAGAAGGGATATAAAATTAAAAATGTATATTATTCAAACGACAATGGAGTGATCATTAGAAGTAATATTAAAAGTTTAGAAAGCGAAGAATTACATTATTCACGATTTTATAGAAGAAAATTTAGAATTCCATCCTCTAATTAAGTGACAATTTAAATGTCTTTATTATAAGTTAGAAGGATTTATTAGTTTTCTTAAACTTATTTAATGGATTTCAAAATTAATTTAGAATCTTTGAAAGATTTAGAAAATAATGATAATTTAAAGGTGGATGCCATTAAATTTCAAAAAATGTTATTACTCTATAATTCAATAGAGCAAGGATGGACTGTTAAAAAAAAAAGTGGATCATATGTATTTACAAAAGGTCATGAGGGTAAAAAAGAAATACTCGAAGACTCATATTTATTGAAATTTATGAAAAGCAATTTAGATCTAAATAAAATCATTTCTTGAAAAAATTAAATTAAATTTTTTGTTAAAATTAATTTAATTAATTAAATTAATTAATTTAATTTCCAAAATTTTTTTTTCTTTAGCCATATTATAAAATGGGAGGTGGATTAATGCAACTCGTAGCTTATGGTGCTCAAGATGTTTACCTTACTGGTAATCCTCAAATTACTTTCTGGAAAGTTACTTATCGTAGATATACTAACTTTGCCATCGAATCAATCGAACAAACTTTCAACGGCCAAGCCGATTTCGGTCGTCGTGTACAATGTGTCATCAGTAGAAATGGTGACCTTGCTTACCGTACTTATTTACAAGTTACTCTTCCTGAGATTAACCAACTTATGGGTCTCGGAAACTATACCTCTGGAGAAAACACTGGTGTCTATGCCCGTTGGCTTGATTTCCCAGGTGAACAATTAATTGCTCAAGTTGAAGTCGAAATTGGTGGTCAAAGAATTGATCGTCAATATGGTGATTGGATGCACATCTGGAACCAATTGACCATGACTTCTGAACAACAACGTGGTTACTTCAAGATGATTGGTAACGTAACTCAACTTACCTTCATCACTGATCCTTCTTTCGCTGATGTCGAATCTCCTTGTGATTCCTTAGCTCCTCGTCAAGTTTGTGCTCCTCGTAATGCTCTTCCAGAAACAACTCTTTATGTTCCTCTTCAATTCTGGTTCTGTACCAACCCTGGTCTTGCTCTTCCATTAATTGCTCTTCAATACCACGAAGTCAAGATTAACCTTGATATTCGTCCAATTGATGAATGTTTATGGGCTGTTACTACTTTGAACTGTAACGCCAATCCTTACGCTGGAAAGAGTGGTCAATACTCTGTTGGACGCCCAGTCCCAGCCACTATTGCTTATAACCAATCTTTAGTTGCTGCTTCTCTTTATGTTGACTATGTCTTCTTGGATACTGATGAACGTCGTAGAATGGCACAAAACCCACATGAATACTTAATTACTCAACTTCAATTCACTGGTGATGAATCAGTTGGTTCTTCTTCCAACAAGATTAAGTTGAACTTCAACCATCCTGTTAAGGAACTTATCTGGGTAGTCCAACCTGATCAAAACGTTGACTACTGTTCATCTTTAACTTGTGATGCTCTTTTATTCAAGGTTCTTGGTGCTCAACCATTCAACTACACTGATGCCATTGATGCCCTTCCAAATGCTATCCATGCTTTCGGTGGTCCAGCTGCTCTTGCTGCTGATTCTCGTGCCTACATTGATGCTCGTGGTCTATTCCAAGATGCTGGTGCTCTTGATTACCAACCATCTCATGAGTTCCATGGTTTCACTGGATACTGGCATGGTCCTTCCAACCCTTACAATGAGCCAAATCTTGGTGGTCCAGAAGTTCCATTGAACTTAGCTGGTCTTGATCCTGTTATTGCTGCTGAATTAAGTCGTTATCAAGGAGGTTCACATCTTGAAAACTCTGGTGTTTCTGATGCTGGTACTTTTGTCCTTTCTGAAACCTCTTTAGACATGCACTGTTGGGGTCTAAATCCAGTTGTTACTGCCAAGCTTCAATTGAACGGTCAAGATCGCTTCTCAGAGCGTGAAGGATCTTACTTCTCATGGGTCCAACCATACCAATCACATACTCGTAACCCTGATGAAGGTATTAACGTTTACTCATTCGCTCTTCGCCCTGAGGAACACCAACCTTCAGGCACATGTAACTTCTCCCGTATTGACAATGCCACACTTCAATTGGTCTTGTCTAATGCCACTGTTGAAGGTACCAAGACTGCTAAGGTTCGTGTTTATGCTACCAACTATAACGTCCTTCGTATCATGAGTGGTATGGGTGGTTTAGCATATTCCAATTAAACGGTTTGTATATCGTGTGGTTTTTATTATTATATTTTAATAATTAATTATACTTTTTAATTATTAAAGCAAAAAACAATATAAAGCTAATATACAAATTTTATATATAAAATGAGTGTCGATATAGTCAATCTTATTGAAAGCAATCCAATTACAAAATTTTCTGGTGATTATCAAAGCAAATTAGTTGAAAAAGTTAAAAATAATTTCACTAATTATGAACAACAGCTATTTTTATCCAGTTTTTACTGCTATTTGAAGTATGATTCTAAAAAAGATTTTGTAATTGATTTAGATAATGTATGGAAATGGTTAGGATTTTCATCTAAATTCAATGCTAAAAGATTATTAGAGAATAAATTTAGCATCAATAAAGATTATAAATTATTGCTTCTCCAATCGGCGAAGCAAACAAATCAAACCAAAGGTGGTCATAATAAAGAAACATTTATGTTAAATATAGACACTTTTAAAAATTTTTGTTTAAAAGCAGATACAAAAAAAGCAGATGAAGTACATGATTATTTTATTAAACTTGAAAATATAATGTTTGAAATAACAAAAGAAGAAAGTGAAGAATTGAAACTACAAATTCTAAAATTAGAAAATAAAAATAAAGAATCAGAAGAAAAGATATTTAAAGAAAAAGAAAAACAATTATTAAACCAATTCTCTACATCTGGACCACTAATTTATATTATAAAAGTTAAAACTTATCAAAATAAAACATATGTAGTCAAAATAGGCGAATCAAGAATTGGAGTTCGAAATAGATATATTGAACATAAATCAAAATACGAAGAATGTGTTTTATTAGATTGTTTTCAAGTGGATAAATCAAAAGAGTTTGAGAGTTTTTTACATCATCATTCAAATATTTTTCCGAATAAAGTGACCAATTTATTAGGCCATGAAACAGAAAATGAATTGTTTTTAATTGGAACAAATCTAACATATACACAATTGGTTAAAATTATTGATGATAACATTAATAATTACAATTATAAAGTTAGAGAATTGCTCTTGGAAATTGAAAATTTAAAATTAAAAAATAATGGTGAAACTATTAACAATGACAATGAATTAGTAAAAGAACTAATGACAACAAATAAAATGTTAGTCAATAAAGTCAGTTCTCTCGAAAATTCTATACAACTAATTTTAAATAAACTCAATGAAAAGGAAACCAAAGTATTAACCGGGTTTAATCAGCAAATGCCACATTTAGGACCACGACTCCAACAAATTAATCCTGAAACATTAGAATTAATTAAAGTTTATGAATCTGTTACTGAAGCTATGAATGAAGACAAAAGTATTAAGAGACCAAGTATTTCAAAGGCTATCGAAGAAAATACAATTTATTGTGGGTTTCGCTGGCAACTCGTAGAGAGAAATTTAGACCCCAATATCATTCACTCAATTCAACCAACTAAACAAACGAAATCACAAAATTTGGGTTATATAGCAAAATTAAATAATACTAAAACACAAATTTTAAACGTTTATTTAGATAGAAAAACGGCAGCAAAATTAAATGGATATCAAAGTTTATCAGCATTAGACAATCATGTAAAAAATAATACTATTACAAATAATTGCTATTACATGTTATATGATAATTGTGATACAAAATTGATTAAAGAATTTGAGGAAAAAAACGGCCAACCAATATTATATAAAAACGGTGTTGGACAATACGATTTAAATGGTCAATTAGTTAAAGAGTTTACATGTAAATATGATTGTATTAGAGAATTGAAAATGAGCGACAAAACATTGACAAAAGCAATATTAAATAATATTCCATATAATAATTATTATTATAAAGAATTAGGAGATAAATTAACAATAAATTATACCTGAGAAGTTAAAGCTAAAGTATTAGATGTAAATGTATAATCAACTTTATATAAAGTATCTGCGGATGAAAAAGGTGGATAACTTTTTGCTTCAATAAACCATTCTTCTATACTTGTTGTTCCTATAACTGCTCCGCTTTCATCTTTAATACTTAAATGAATTGTTCTATCTGTTGTCAATTTTATTTTTTCTACAATTTCATTTTTATTTTTAATAGTAGGATCAGAAGTTGAAATTTTATTATAAACAGCAGTAGTATTAGCAATAGTTCTTTTACAGTCTCCATCTTTTGCACATTTATTTATTCCAGAACCAATACATTCTACAAAAACATCTGTTTTTTTTCCAAATTCATCATAGAAAGCAGCTTTTGTCCTGTTAGGCATAAAAGAAACAGTATTAGTATAGCTTGTATTATACCCATATTGAGCTCCTTTATAACTTATATTATTGCCCCATAGTTTTAAAAAATCTTCTTTTTCTGAGGAGTATAAAACAGTATAAGTATTTACAGTATCCGCAGTAGGATCGAGTCTATCTAATCTTAATAAACCTTGTAAATTTACAACTAAAGTTCCTTTTGTAGGTTTTGGCTCAGGATCACATCCATGACACTTTGTTTTTATTTTATGTGTTTCTTTTACAATCTTTGGTCTATGTGTTTTTAAAAATTTTTCTAATGTTTTTTTAATATTTTTTTCAGAATCTTTTTTTGCGCTTTCACAATCAACACCGCTACCAGTTGCGCTCATAGTAGCAGTAAATACATTACAATTTTTATCCGTAAACGTTCCTTCTAAAAAAGATTCACATGTAATGCCATCTTTATTAGATTTACAATGACAATCTTTATTACTCATTATAAAATAATATAATATTTTAATTTTTACATAAATTATTATATTTTAACGATCAGCCCAAGCGGTTATTTCAACTCCTGCTTTACCAGCTACAACAACATCAACCCAATCTACTGCTTTATTGGTAGATGATTTAGGTTTTTTAATTTCAAAGTCCCATTTATTTAATTTTAATTTATATCTTTTACCATCATTTCCCATCCAACCAATAGCAGTATCTCTATCAAGTACTGTTGTCCCTGCAAATCCAAATATAGTTGTTGCGGCTGCTCTATATGGTGCTGCTACAGTAGCAGATGACCATTGTGCTCCATCAAATGATGCCTTTCCACTATAAGTTTTACCATCATAACCTAAAGTTGCTTGAAATTCAGCGTCTTCTAATTTAATGTTTTGAGGTATCATTCTATCTTTTGGAGTAAACCAATCAGGAACACCTCCTGTATCATTGTTATTACCAGAACTTCTTATTACTGGTTTATCATCATCTCCATAAGCTACCAAAAAAGTAGAACGTATGTTATCTGCAGCATCTCCTATTACTTTTTCTGTATATCGACCAGCTAAGTTAAATTCTAATATTCCAGTTTTAGGTTTTGGATCTGGTTTTGGATCAGGATCACAACCATGACACTTTGTTTTTATTTTATGTGTTTCTTTTACAATCTTTGGTCTATAACAATTTAAAAAATTCTCTAATGTTTTTTTAATATTTTTTTCAGAATCTTTCTTTGCGCTTTCACAATCAATCCCAGCACCAGTTGCACTCATAGTAGCAGAAAATGTATTACAATTTTTATCAGTAAACGTTCCTTCTAAAACGGATTCACAACTAACTAAGTTGTTTTTAGAATGACAGTCTTTACAATGACAATCTTTTCCGCACATTATAATATAAAATAATATTTTTATTTTTACAAAAAAAAATCTCTAAAAACCAGGGTTATCTGTAAATACAGGTGTAGTTTTAATTTTTGTACCACCGCTCATTATTGGATTTATTTGATCAATAATAAAATTAGCTATTATTACACTAAAATAAACTAATAATGTATCTCTAAAAAGTAACTTTAATGGTTTATTTTCTTTTTCTATAAATCTCATTTCTAAAAATTTTGCTATAAAAAAAGTAATGGATATAATAGCTGCTACTATAAATATATTTGTCATTTATTAATCTAAATAAGAACATTCTTATTTACATTTTAACGCAATTTATTCTAAAACTTCAATTTCATCAATCAACAAATCTGGTAATAAATCTAATTTTGGTTCCTCTATATTATGAACATCTAAGTTATCTAAATCAAATGATTGGTCTGATATTTTTAATTTTATATTTTCATCATCATCTTCAGTTTCTCTCTTTCTTTGTTCATTTCTAATAGAACTGATTTCTTCTAATCTATCTAAATTTTTAGGAGCGTTTATTTGTGATACACCATTATCTGTCTTTATATAATCAATATCATTAAAACTTACACCACTTTTTGGTGATCCTGATACACCAGAAGCATTACTTGTATTTTGTTCAACTGGTTCGATAATTGGTTCATGTGTAACTTCCTCTTTAACTTCTTCAATAACATCTTCTTCAACGGATTCATCCATATAAGCTTTTAAAATTGCTTCTACAGGAATACTTTCCCTCAATGTATTTAAAATACATTCTTGAACTATTATTTCAAGTTCTCTATAGTTTTTTTGAACTTGTAATGGTTGTATATTGATTTCAAATAAATAAACATTTTTATATACTTTTCTCGCAACATTAATGTATACTTTATGTATAAAATCATCTAATTTTGGAATAACAATATCTATTTTCTTTTGTTTTTGACCAACTCTCATTGCTGTCAAAATTTTTAATTGTATAATATGAACACATGTAACTAAATCTTCTAAATAATTACAACCTGACTTATCACATATTCTTTTTCTCTCATTTTCAACAATTTGTTGATTCCATTTTGGAATTCTGGATATTAAATTCTGAAAAGTCATCAAATATTTTTCCATCTCATTATTGTCTTTACATAATTTAATAGATTCATCTAAAATGGATCTATAACCGTCAATAATTAAAGGTGTTAATAGAGTAACTAATCTTGAACCCCACTCATTTTTAGATTCATGTAGCGCACTAACATTAAAATCATCCATTTACATAAAACTTATATTTTCTAAACTTAATTCTGAACTCAAAAACACAAAATTTAATATAAATAAAATTAATATTTTTTCATTTCTAAATTCTCTTCTTACACGATTAAAACAAATAAGTAATTCATATCTTTTTTCTGAACTGATAAAATTATCTAAAAATTTTGGATTTTCTAATAATGATAAAATATCTAAAGCACTATATCCTTTTTCATATAATTTTATACACAAATTAGTCAAATCTTCTAATGAAATTTTTTTAGTTATCGATTTTAATAAATCTTTTTTAAGTGATTCCAATTTTTGTATCTTTATATCTTTCATTTTGAATATTTCATTTAAATTATACTTATAAAGATTAATATTTTGACCGTTCAATTCAGGTTCTGTTACATATATTTCACAAAATCTGGATAATATTGGTTTCATTAAATTATACTTATCTTCAGCTACTATAAAAAAACGTGTATTATGACTAAATAATTCAATACATCGGCGTAAGGCAGATTGAGCATCCATTGTCAATTTGTCGGCATTCAATAAAACAATACTTTTAAAATTATTCCCACAATTAGAATTTATATGTGTCTTAGCAAAAAACTTGAGTTCATCTCTTATAAATTTAATACCTTTACCATGTGAACAATTTACATACATTACAAAAGACTTTATTTTTTCCCTATCATTGTCATATATTTTATTAATAAATTCATTCACAATAGTTCGTTTACCAGAACCAGTCGGACCATGAAAAATTATATTTGGTATTTTATGGATTTCATAAAAATAGTCTAATTTTTCTTTTATATTTTGATGAATATTTAATGACATTGAGTTACTATATTTTATGAAGTGTTTTTATATTTAAATAGAACGTATTATTTATTTATAAATTTTTTAAAAGATAATTAGTTATGAATTTATAAAATTGTTCATAACTCATATTTGGTGCAAGTTTATTATTATCCATAGTTATTGAACAACCTCCCGTTTTTAATTCTGAAACATCAAACTCGTTAATTCCATAATCCAATGCTGTATGAAATATTTCTTGTACTTCATTTTCTCTTTCAGGTTTAATATGTAAATGTAACGAAATTTTTGAAACATCTATTTTAATAGTTTTGATTAAACTGTCCATTATTTTAATGAATTCTTCATTTGTTAGAGTTCCACATGTATCAGATAAGCAAATTTTATCAAATTTTAACATATTTAAACAATATAAATGACTTATAATTTTAGGTAAGGGAATTATTCCTTCTATTGGACATTCATTTATACATGAAACATACAATTTAACTTTGTAATCTAACTTGATTTCATTATTTTGATTATTAAATATCATTCTTTTATGATCATCTAAAATATTCATCATTTCATTTAAATGATTTAAATTTTCATTTAACAACATTTTTGTATTTTTAAATTGAAATCTATTTGAAACAGATGTTATGAATGAAAAGTTTTTTACCCCTAAATTTAAAGCCTTTAAAAGGTATTCTTGATTAGGAACTAATATATAATGGTTGATATGATTCTTATTATTTTCTGTGTATTTGAATAACTCTTCTGTATCTTTAAATATAGGTAAAATTTTTGTATTCACAAAAGAACCTATTTCTAAATTTTTCACAGGATATCTATCAATTAAATGATTATATAATTTGATTTTATAATCTGTTGTAAATAATTCTTGTTCGGTTGAATTCAATGTTTGTAAACCATCTCTTAGGGTAACGTCAAAAATTCTTATATTTGCTATTCTTTCATTGATTTTTTTTGCTAAATTTTCGTTTAAAAATAAAAATTTAGAAACTGAATAAGAAGATTTTTGAAATGTATTTAAATTAAACATTATAAAACTATATATAATGTTTAGTATATTAATTTTTAAATCAATTTTTTGTTAAATTTAAACAGATGTTGTTAATGAGTGTGTATATGGATTATTTTTAAATGCTGTTAAAATATCGGGATTAATTCTATCACATCCAGCACATTCATTATAGTATTGAGGTGCATGAATTGCACCATAAGTTTGAACAGATGGTGGGAGGGAACTTATTTTTGAAAATGCTGGGTTTACTCTACCTGAAAATCGATCACAATCATCTCTACAATGAATATTCATTTGTTGATTAAATATTTGTGTACCACCTTGATTTGGTCTATTATAGATTGTCTGTGATTTAATGTCATTATTATGTTGTCTATAAGCGGCGTCATAATTCATATCACCATAACCAGTAGCATATCCACCTGCGGATGTGTAATATTCACAGCTTGTTGTATCTCGTTGCGTCAAATCAGGAGAAGAATAATTATTCACATAAATACCATCTGTTTGATTATTAATATTGAAGTTAAGAGTATGTAAAGTAGTTTCTTTAATAGTAGTTGGCGTTGTATCTTGTGGATTATAAACAGGACCTTTAATCATGGATGAATTACCAGGTTCACCATAAATTCTAACATTATTTATGGTTTCATCTTTTCTGGTAGGTCTTAAGAAATCTAATAAAGGAGCAACAACAGCACCAACCGCTCCACTAAATCCGCTTCTCATTGTATCAGGTTGTCTAACTGTAGAACGATGATTTTCATAATTAGTGTGACTTTTTAAAGCAGTATCTGCGTAATTAGAAGGACCTTTACCCATAGCACTGGATGGATTAACACCACAAGTCATTGATTCGTGACGTTTAGATGGCTCATAATTTTGTGGAGCAGTGGCTGCTTTAACCTCAATAGACCCGGCTGGACCCATATACTCAATAGGAATGTCATTTCTTCGGACAATACCCATCTCTTGAATAGGTCTTAGACTTTCTCCTTTAGATGCTCCAGTCGTTGTAAACCAACGGTCCTGACTATTAATGTAAAATGTATCAGGTCTTTGTTTTTCAACACGTCCTAACATTTGAACAGTTGAATCAGATTTAATATATGCGTTTGCTGGACCTTCATGTCCTAATAATTCATATTCCAATCTGGGATTTGTATCAACTCTTAATTCATCTACTGTTTTAGGTAACCATTTATCGCGTGCCTCCATTCCTGAATTATAACCATTTGAACCATTTATTCCATAACCCTTGTCTAAACCAGGACCAACCATTAAAGTATCAAATGGTTTTACATTATTATTTTTTGTCCCTGCCCATTGTCGGGATTGATAAAAATCACTTTGATTTGGCATACCATATGCCCACTGCATATTCTCTTCAGGTTTAAAAAGGGGTGCTTGTTCAATCTTCTTTATAGTTTGAGAACCTGAACCCACATAATTATCTAAAAGAGTCTCTGCTATATTCATGTCATATGTGCGTCCTTTTATTTTACCACCATTTAAAGGCATCATATTATTATGCTTAAATTGATCAGAATCTAAATAATTACCAGTAAGGGAAAATATTTTTTGTGGATTTTTTCCAACAGCAATACCTTTTCTCTCATTTTGTTCATATAAATTTTGATCAAAATATTTATCTGTTGCTGTATTAGGATTTGGATAGTTGTTAACATTATCAACTGCTTGATTAATATTTAATACAGGATAATTTTGTGGAATTGGATTTGTATTTGGTAAATAATTACCATGTAGTTGGTTCTCTCTTGTGGCTAAATTTGTTCTTATACCCATATTTACAAAATTTTCCTTATTCATTTTCCTTATTTCTTTTTTGGTACAATCTTCGTTTTTTTGATTTGATATTACATACATACCACCTAATGCTATTAATGGGACTGCTATTTCCATATTTATATATATAGAGTATTATATTTTAATTCATATATAATAATCTAAATCTATCATTATTTCTATTAAATATTCTGACATGAATTTGATTGAGTACATATTGTAGGTCCTCCTATATAATTACCTCTAATTAGAGCGTAACTTGATGGTAACATATTTTTTGTTTCATTTAATACACAATCCCTTTTTGGAGTGAAATAATCCTTTTCTAAAATTCTTGTGCTTAAATTATTTTCAAATGGCATACAGGTATTTACTTGAGGATTTAATGGTGGATAAGACCAATCTGTTTGTTCTAAATCTCTATACCACCATGCTGGATTAGTTGCCCTGGATTGTTCTGTTGTTAAATTTACACATGTAGGATATTGGATTGCATGATTGGGTACATTATATTTTTGATATTCATCTTTTCCTAAACAATCTCTACTTAAATGTCTATTTACACCCAACAAATCACTTTCTAAATTAATTGTATTAGTTCTCAAGTTAGCACCCCATTTTTGCGGAATTATTTGTGGATCTTCCATATAACAAGGTTTATCACCATTTCCTGGAACATTTAAAATCCATCTTCCAGGATCTGTTGCTTGTTGTAGTTGTTTTTTTGTTCTACATGGATCATAAAAAAATCTTGTACAAGCCATATTATTATTATTATAATATTATTATATTATTATTGTAATAATATTTAAAAATTAATAGTTATATATTCTCATTTCTACTAATCAATTTATGTATTTATTGTTATTATTATTATTATGGTTTATAATAAACAAATTCTTTGGTATCTTCGTTAAAATAAATTTGATAATATGGTGCTGATGGAACATTTAAAACACGACGAACTGGGTTAATAAATAATCCAGAGCCAGTTGGGCTAAGATATGTTGTAGAACTTGCGTTTAATACTATACTATCTGCAGGTTGATTGGTTTGACCAGCACGATATCCGATTGCTATGGAACCACTTCCTTGGCTAATTTCACCAGCTCGATATCCAACCGCAACTGAATCTGCTGATTGATTTTCATAACCAGCAAGATATCCTATTGCTATAGATTCTGTTCCTTGAGTAATTCGACCAGCATCATAACCAACCGCAACTGAATATGCTGATTGATTAGAATAACCTGCTAAACGTCCAACTGCTACAGAACCTGTTCCTTGACTAATTCGACCAGCATTAGTTCCTACAGCAACCGAAACTGTCGATTGATTTTCATAACCAGCAACATATCCTATTGCTATAGATTCTGTTCCTTGACTAATTCGAGCAGCATCATAACCAACCGCAACTGAATTTGAATTTTGTCCTGTATTACCTGATCTATAACCAATTGCTACTGAACCTGTTCCTTGTCTGTTTTGACCAGCATCAAAACCAATAGCAACTGAATTTGAATTTTGTCCTGTATTTCCTGATCTATAACCAATTGCTACTGAACCAGTTCCTTGTCTGTTTTGACCTGCTAATCGACCTATGGCAACTGAAAGTGCTGATTGGTCTTCATAACCTGCTTGACTACCTACTGCTACACATTGTATTCCTTGAGTAATTTGACCAGCATTAGTTCCTACAGCAACTGATCGTGCTCCTTGATTAATTGATCCCGCTGAGTTACCTACTGCTGTCGATATAAAACCTTGCCCAGTTGCTCCTGCTAAAAATCCTAATGCTGTAGCAACTAAACCTTGATTATATGCTCCAGCACCATATCCTACTGCTACAGAACCGCCTGATTGACCAGTTAAACCAGCATATCCTCCAATATGAACTGTATCATTCGTTTCCACATTCCATTCATTATTATAACTATTCCAATAAATGTATTGAGAATATGCTGTTCCTGTAAATCCAAAAGTTCCAGAAGGACCTGTAGGACCTTGAGAACCTGTAGGACCTTGAGAACCTGTAGGACCTTGAGAACCTGTAGGACCTTGAGAACCTGTAGGACCTTGAGAACCTGTAGGACCTTGAGAACCTGTAGGACCTTGAGAACCTGTAGGACCAGTAGGACCTGGTAATAATAAATTAAAATTACTCCAACCAGCATAAGCATCAGGTGTAAAACTTTGAATATAATTAGTTGGATCACTTAAAATATAATAATTCCCAAAATAAATTACAACATCATTTGGATTATATGGTATTAGAGATTGCCATACAAATGGGTTGCCTTGTTGATATGCTATAGGTCCTGTTGAACCAGTAGGACCGGTTGGGCCTTTTTCACCTTGATTACCAGTTGGGCCTGGTAAACCTTCTGGACCTGTTGGACCTGGTAAACCTTCTGGACCTGTTGGACCTGGTAAACCTTCTGGACCTGTTGGACCTGGTAAACCTTCTGGACCTGTTGGACCTGGTAAACCTTCTGGACCTGTAGGACCTGGTAAACCTTCTGGACCAGTAGGACCTGGTAAACCTTCTGGACCAGTAGGACCTGGTAATAATAAATTAAAATTACTCCAACCAGCATAAGCATCAGGTGTAAAACTTTGAATATAATTAGCTGGATCACTTAAAATATAATAATTCCCAAAATAAATTACAACATCATTTGGATTATATGGTATTAGAGATTGCCATACAAATGGGTTACCTTGTTGATATGCTATAGGTCCTGTTGAACCAGTAGGACCTGTAGGACCTTGAATACCTTGTAAACCTTGAATACCTTGTTTACCTGTTGGTCCTTGAGAACCTGTAGCACCTGGTAAACCTTGAATACCTTGTTTACCTGTTGGTCCTTGTAAACCTGTAGGACCTTGTTTACCTGTTGGTCCTTGAGAACCTGTAGCACCTGGTAAACCTTGAATACCTTGTAAACCTGTTGGTCCTTGAATACCTTGTTTACCTGTAGGACCTTGAATACCTTGTTTACCGGTAGGACCTTGTAAACCTGTTGGTCCTTGTTTACCGGTAGGACCTTGTAAACCTGTTGGTCCTTGTTTACCAGTAGGACCTTGTAAACCTGTTGGTCCTTGTTTACCAGTAGGACCTTGTAAACCTTCTGGACCTGTAGGACCTTGAGAACCTGTAGGACCAGTATTAGCACCAATAATAATTTCCGCTAAATTTACCGCTTGTGTTATTATATTAGCATCATTCTGAGCTACACTGTTAGCTACATTTTGTGCTATAGATAAAGCTATATCAAAAGCATCTTTATAAGATTCATCTGAAGTAGCTGTCGCACTTGCTGTAGATTCTACTAAACTCACAGGTTTTGTATTTGTAAATGAAGATCCTGTAGCACTTGCTGAAGCAAAATATTTACTCATTATATTATATTATATTATATTATTTTTGATATATTTTTATATTTATGATATATTTTAATTTAAATACTTTTTTATTTTTTTTATATTAATGGAATTAGTACCGAATCCACCAACATTATGTTTAAACATGATAGTTAAGAATGAAAGTCGCATTATTAGAAGATTATTTGATTCAGTTATATCGATAATCGATTCTTATTGTATTTGTGATACTGGCTCTACTGATAATACGGTTGAAATAATTGAAGAATATTTTAAAGAAAAAGGTTTAAATGGTAAAATTGTTAAAGAACCTTTTAAAAATTTTTGCCATAACAGAAATTTCGCATTAAAATCTTGTATTGGTCTATCCGATTATGTATTATTACTTGATGCCGATATGATTCTTGAAATAAAAAATTTTGATAAATCTTTACTAAATAAAGCAGATACCTTTAGTATTCTTCAAGGAAATGATTCATTTTATTACCAAAATGTAAGAATAATCAAAAATAATGGTTTGTATAATTATGTTGGAGTTACTCATGAATATATTAATACACCTGAAAACAATATTTGTATATGTTTTAACAAAAGTAATATTTTTATTAGAGATATTGGCGATGGTGGAGCAAAAAATGATAAGTATGAACGCGATGTAAGATTACTTCTCGATGGAATAAAGGATGAACCAAATAATGAGAGATATTATTTTTATTTGGCTAATAGTTATCATGATAATGGTAATTTCAAAGAAGCTATAAATTACTATAAAAAACGAATAGAAATGGGTGGATGGAAAGAAGAAGTTTGGTATAGTTATTATAGAATTGGTTCATGCTATAAAAATATGGATAATTTTTCTGATGCGTTACATTATTGGTTAGAAGGATACAATTATTATCCAGAACGCCTGGAAGCAATTTATGAGATTATAAAGCACTATAGAATCATTTCAAAACATCAATTATGTATCATGTTTTATAATGTAGCTAAAGAAATACTTAATAAAAATGAAAATAGGGATTCTTATTTATTTTTACACAACGATGTCTATTTACATAAAATATATTATGAATACACAATAATTGCTGCTTATTGTGGTATTAAAAATATAAGTGATGAAACTATTAAAGTTTTGAATAATAGTGATGATGGTTGCGATATAAATAATTTATTATCTAATATGAAATTTTATAAACAAGTTCTTCCAAAAATTTTGTTGTATAATCTTGATAACAGTTTTCAAATAGTTATTAATGGAGAAAATACTACCTTTTATTCTTCATCAAGTTGTTTAATTAAAAAACCAAATAATGATGGATATCTATTAAATATCAGATATGTTAATTATTATATTCAAGAAAATGGTAGTTATATAAACTGTGATAAACATATTATAACTACTAATAAATTTGTTGAATTCGATAATAATTTTAATAATATTAAAGAACAATTTATGGATCTATTATTTGATGGACGTCGATATATTGGTATTGAAGATGTAAGAATATATTATGACAATAATAATCAATTAAAATATATTGGTACTGGATTTCATTCTAATAATAACATTGGTGTTGTTTCTGGAAATTATGATATAAATGAAAAAAAAATTCAAATAAATGAATTGAAACAAAATTTTTATAACAGTAATTGCGAAAAAAATTGGGTTTTTGTTGATTACAAGAATCAGACACATATAATTTATGATTGGTATCCTTTAAAAATCTGTAATTTAAATGAAAATCATGAATTAAATATTGTTGAAATGAAAAATATGCCAAAAATATTCTCTCGAATTAGGGGGTCAACTTGTGGTTTTAAATATAACAAAACATGTGAAACTGATAATGTTAAAATGGAGTCTGAAATATGGTTTGTTAATCATATTGTATCCTATGAAAGTCCTCGTCATTATTACCATATTATATCTGTATTTGATTCTGATATGAATTTGTTACGTTACTCAGCACCATTTAAGTTTGAAGGGGAACCAATTGAATATTGCTTGAGTATTGTTGTAGAAGATGAAAAGGTATTGATTAACTATAGTGTATGGGATAGAACAACCAAAATTGGTGTTTATAATAAAAAATATATTGATTCTATTGTAAAATACTTAAATATATAAATAAAATTTTATTATAATGGAAAATATGATTGTAATTGAAGATGGTAAAATATTAAATAATTTTAATGGTTGTTTGTGGGACGGATTATTTTCAAAAGTTTCATCAAATGGTAAATTAATAGAATATATTATTTCTTGTGTTCCAAGTGATACTGTGCTTATAATACCTAAATCAGATGGTAATATAAATAAAGATAAAGTAGTTAATAAATGGCATGATATAGATTGGGAATCACAAATACAACCTTGTATAGATTATGCCAAAAATAAAAATAAAACATTTATTTTGGGAACATTATGTCAAATAGATGAAGAGCCTAACTATAACTATTTATATTTACCTTTAGATGATGATATATTTCACTATGGAATTTGTAATTATTTTAACAAAAATTTTTTACCAAAATGGGAAGAACGTTCAAACGACTTATGTTGGCGAGGAGGATGTTCTGGTGTAGGAAATTTAGAATCATTACGTGTAAGATTTGTCAAAAAAATTTTTGATTATAATCCATATACAAATGTTAGACTTTCTACATGGTGGAGTGAAAATAAAAATATACCAAATGAATATTTCGCAGACAGGATACATTATAGTGAATTTACAAAATATAAAATATTCTTTATAGTTGATGGAAATTGTATAGCTTCAAATCATATGTATGGCTTTGCGACAGGTTGTGTTCCATTTATGATATCTAATGCTTTATGTTGGTTTTCACATTTAATAAAACCGTATGAACATTATATACCTATAAATCATGATTTAAGTAATTTAATTGAGCAAATTGAATGGGTGAAAAATAATGATGAAAAAGCTAAAATAATAGCTGAAAACGCATATAAATTTGCGGAAACATATTTTTCAAATGAATACCAACAAAAATATGTAAAAGATAGAATTGACAATTTTTGTCAAAAATCAATTATTTATAAAAATAATAAAAAATTAGTTGATTGTTTTATATTTTATAATGAATTGAATTTATTATATTATAGACTTAATCTTTTAAATGATATAGTTGATTATTTTGTTATTGTAGAAGCGAATCATACGTTTGCTGGAAATAAAAAAATATTATATTATCACGAAAATAAATATTTATTTAAGCGTTTTGAAAGTAAAATAATTCATATTATTATTGATATGCCTTATATTTACCCAAATATTAATTATAATGTAAATGAACAATGGTTAAACGAATATCATCAAAGAAATAGTATAAATTTAGCATTTAATAAATTAATATTAAATAAACAGGATTTAATTATAATAAGCGACTTAGATGAAATAATAAAACCAGATACATTAGTAAAATTAAAAAATGGTATTATTGAAGTTAACGATGGAGGATTTTCTCTTTTACAAGATGTCTATTATTATAATATAAATACTAAACAAGATGAATTAACCAATTTATGTAAAATAGTTACATATGAAAAATATATTACAACTACACCACAAGAAATACGATGTAGTAATACTTTTCCCAAATTAGCAGATGGTGGATGGCATTTAAGTTATTTTGGAGATAAGACATTTATAAAAAATAAAATAAAAGAATTTTCACATCAGGAATTGAATAATAATATATATACAAATGATCAGTATATAGAATATAAAATTAAGAACAATCAAGATTTATTTGATAGACAATATGTTCCAACAAGATATATTTCTACAAATGAAAATAAAAATTTACCTGATTTATATGACAAATATTTGTTAAATTATATTGAAAATCAAGATATACAAGATATTCCAATTTATGTATATTTTCATATTTGCTGCATAAATAATTGGAAAGAAATAGTGTCAGAATTATTATTTAAAATTAGAAATAGTGGATTATATAATAAAATTACAGAAATTAGGTGTGTAATTTTGGGAGATTATGATAATTCAATAAATGATCCAAAAATAAAGATAATATTTACATCAAGCGATATCATGATAGCAGAAAAATGTACGATAAATATAATGTATAAAGATTGTTTGATGTGTAATAATGATTATTATATTTTATATATTCATTCAAAAGGTGTTAGACATTTTAATAATACTTTTGAAAAAAATGTTTCTGATTGGCGTGAATATATGTCATATTTTAATATATATAATTTTAATTTATGTATTAGAGAATTAAATAATTGTAGCGCAATTGGTGTAAATTTACAAATATCATCAGATTATCCATTACATTATTCTGGTAATTTTTGGTGGTCAAAATCATCACATATAAGTAAGTTAAATTTCATAAATGATAATTATTATAATTCACCTGAATTTTGGGTTACTTCAATAAATGGAGTTTATAAAAGTTTATGGGATTCAAATACACATCATTATAATAGTTCATATCCGTATTATTTATACGAAAATAAACATATAAATATAAGAACACATGTAGTAAGTTAAATATATAAATAAGGTCCTTGACCTTTTACATTTGTTTCCGATTTGTTTAATTCAATATCGATATCTAATCTTTTACCATAAACAACCCAAAAGAATTTACAATTTTGTCCATATACATTAAATTTATTGTCTATTACTTCACTTACATTTAATGTATTCAATTTACCATTAAAAATAGGTGTAACACTCACAGTAAAATCTGTGGCTAATGATTCTACATAATATGGTAGCTCAATGGTAACAGAATTATTATCTGTTATTTCTCCTTGTCCTCTATAATAAACTCCTGCTTCAGGACCTTCTAAACAAGCATGAACTAAATATTTATCCTTATTTATTGGATGATCAATGACAAATGTTTTTGATCCTGAAACTTTTAGTTTATTGTCCACAATATCATACCAAATACCATTTGTGGGTGTTGTAAAACTAATTTCAATTGAATTTTGAGGTCCAGTGGGCCCAATTGGTCCTGTATGTCCACGTTGTCCAACCCCGCCTTGAGGACCAGTTGGACCCTCAGGACCCTGTGGTCCTTGGGATTTAAGACTACAACACCTTTGAGCACCTAAATATTGCGTATAATCTGAATAATATTTTGACATTTATATATTATATTAAAATATTATTTTATGAAATATAATTTATATTAGAATAAACCAAACTATGAGGAGGGTAACTGTGCGAGGCAGAGTTTTATCTCACCCAAACTGGCAACATTATACTTCACAACAAGTGGTAAATCATTTTCCAAATAAACTTCAATTTGTTGACATAAATTGGTACATTTTATAAAATATCCCAAATTTTTAAGCGAAAATTCTCCTTGAATTATTTTACTCGAATCTTGCTTTAAAGTAAATGACATTGAACCATCTGATTCCGCACGATGAATTTCTGCTGAGGCAAATTGACCAGAGCATTTAAATATCAACTCATTACCAACTGATTTAATTTCTAATTTTTCTGAAATACAAGATAAATCACGAATAATTTTTTGGAAATCAGCAGATGGAAGATTGATAATAGATGAAAATGTAACATCTGGACATTGTAGTTCCTCTGGATCAGGCTCAATCAATCTTAGCTTCTGAGTCTTACATTGTTTAATTTCACCATTCTCATATTTAAGTGTTAAATAAGAGACAATACCATCTACATAATCAGAATTTTCAATATAGATTGTTAAAGTTTCGTCATTCTCAATAGTATTTATTAATTTAAATAAATGAAACATATTCACCCCAATAATTATTTTCTCTTTTTTACATTCATAAAATTCAAAATTTTGCGCTCCTAAAAAGAGATGAACTAAAATAGTATGAGATTTATCCATATTAATAATTCTCATGCCATCGGGTTCAAATGTAATATTTGTTTCTAATAAAATATCCTTTAAAGCGGTCATTAATGTTCTAAATGGAGCAATTTGAACGGTTTTAATAGTAAGAACATTTCCTTCGGTAGCAGTAGCTTGATTCTTATTTGAAAATGCGGACATTATAGTAAAATTTAATTTAAAATCTTTAAATACTTATAGTTTTAAATATTTTAACGCGTTTAAATTAAAAAAAAATTACATTTTTACTTTTGGAACTCTCCTTGTTCCATGACCATGCTTCTTTCTCGCTCTTTTTGCTAAAGTAAGTGCTTTGGATGTAGGCTTACAACCTTCTTCTAAAATATTATAATCCACTGCTGCCGCTTTTCCTGCTGTAATCGAGCTGGCTAAACGAGCTACACCCCATGATTGAGCCGTCTGATTCGGTCTTGAACCTGACGAATAATATGCTCCCGCTCCTTTATTTATAATTTTTGCTAAAGCGGTTTTGGAACAACCAGTCGCTTTTGCCAATTCGTCTGTAGCACCAATTTTTTCGACATGATACATTTTTTCTGCTTTGATTATGTGGTTCGATTTTTTCGATTTAAATGAGGCAACTTTAGGTCTCGAATGGTAGAGACCTTTTTTATAAAGACGACGAGATTTCATAAGCTCTTTTCCTTGTCTTTTTCTATCTTTGCGTGTGAGTCTATTTGGTAAATATCGTAAATTGATTTTCATAATATAGTATGAGATTTATTTATGATAAGCATTTAAATATAATAATGTATTTTTAATTTTATATGTTTTTAATTAAAATATATTTAAAAACATTTAATTACTTTATTGTAATGTCGGATTGTAAACGAATTAATTGTTTAACCACTGTTGAAAAACTATATGAAAAGTATAAAGATAACGAATATATGTTACAAAGAATATATAATCATGTACACCTTTATTTGCCTAATACACTTGAAAATGAGTCAAAAAATCATGAAAAAAGACAAAATCTTATTTTTCATCTATCTGAAGAACAACAAATTTTTATACAAGTTTTTCTAAGTAAAAATAATTATTATTATTTATCTAATAATGGTTTTTATTATGAGTATAATTCCAAGGACTATTTTATTGTTAAAGAAGATGAAATTATTCATAAACTTCTCTCTGCCATCTCTAAAGATAGAACCTTATTACAATGGAAACATAAAACTAAATCTAATATTGTAAAACAAATAAAAGAAAGAAATTTATTTACTTCTACACCAGAAACGGATACTATTCAGAATATATTAAACTCACTTTACCCAACATTTTTTTTATCTAAAGGAGCAGCAAAACATTTTCTTACCATTATTGGTGATAATATTCTGAAGAAAAATTCTGATTTAATATTTATTGTTAGTCCTAAAATGCGACCTTTTTTAGATGAATTAGAAGCGGTTTCTATTTCTTCTATCGGTAGCGGATATAATTCCTTTAAATATGTTACTAAATATCACGAGAATCATTCTTTCCATAATTGTAGATTAATAAAAATGAATGAAAATTATTCAAATGAATATTGGAGGGAATTGTTAAAAAAAATTGGTCTTAACTTATTGTGTGTAGCTGCTCATTATTCAAATAGATATAATAATTCTGATGATTTTATTAATACGAGATCTGATGAAGAATTGATGAATTATATATACACATTAAAAAATACAACACAAAATGAATTAATTGACAAATTTATTGACACATTTATACAAAAAACAACGGATGATTTTAATATTGAATGGAAAAACTTACATTTCATTTGGAAACAATTTCTCTCTAATAACAATTTACCAAATGTTGTTTTCTCTAATAATTTAAAGAATTATATTAAATCGAAATTTCAATTTGACGAAGAAAAAGATTCATTTATTGGCATTACAAGTAAATATTTACCTGTTTATAAAGATTTTATACAATTCTGGAATACTACAATTGTAAATTCAATGTCTTCAGATTTTGAAAATGAACTTGAAATTGATGAAATTTGTTCTTTATTTAAAATATGGTCAAATAGTAAAAATGTTTTGTCTGAAGAAAATATTATTCGAGTTTTAAAACATTTCTTTTCTTCTGAAATTATTGAAGATAAATATGTATTAAATATTACTTCTACTGTTTGGAATAAATGTAGTGATATTGAAAATTCTATTTCATTTATTAAAGAACAAATAAAAGAAAATCATACATTATCCCTTATTAGTTTTGATGATTTATATAATTATTATCAGACTTTCTGTAACAATAATTCAATAAAGTTTATTGTAAGCAAACGTTATTTTGAGAAATATTTATGCTACAAATTTACTGATTTTATTGTATACGAAAAATTTATTAAGGTTGAATCCTTTATTTAAACTAAAATAAAATATTAAATAAATTTTTTTCATTTATTTAATATTGAATATCGAATTTAACCAGCATTACCAGCAATAAATTGAAGTGCTACACCAGATGTTCCTGAACCTTTACCATCATATGCGTGTGGAGATAATGGGCCACCATAAGGCATACCACCTCTCATTTTGCGACTTTTATTACCTTTACGAAATAATTTGAATTCTCCTTTTTTGGCAACATATCCAAGCTTTCTAAGGTGTTTAATTGTTTTCTTTCCTGATGCATGTTTTTTCTTAGATACAATACGACCATGCTTATTTTTCATTAAATGACTTTTAGTGAGACCACCAGGTGTTTTTTCAGCAGTTCCATGCCATACTTGAGCTCTAGTTCCTATAGTTTGCATTATAAATTAATATAAGAAAATAAATATTTTTATAGTAATTAATTTATTAAAACGCAAAATTAAAATCTATTTACAGGCGGCGAACCACTTCCACCTGGCATTCCCTCCATTCTTCCTAAATAATTAACATTTAATGGTTGACCTAAATAAAAATTACCAAATTGTGTCTTTCCTGACATCCTACTTATTCTATTTGTAACTTGTGAATAACTATCTAATTTTAATACTTGTGAAAGTCTCATTTTGTAAGATAAATTGGAGAAATTTGTATTTGATGTGCGAATTATCTTATAATTTTTTGGTTTAGGCTCAATAAATTGAGCTACATTATAATTTAAAGCATGAAGACCAGCAACATACGATGACATAATTATATATATTAATTATTAAAAAAATTGATTTATTAAATTAAATTAAAAATAAAACAAATATACTATAATAATGAGTTCCGAAAACAACGATTTATTCTTTGATGTTCAGCAAAAGACGGATAAGCAGCATATTTTGGACAATCCAGATACATACATTGGATCTGTCGAAAGTATTGATGCTAATATGTGGATTATGAGCGAAGATGATGAGAAAATTATTGAGAAAAATATTAATTATATTCCTGGTTTATTCAAGTTATTTGATGAAGGTATTGTAAATTGTCGTGATCATGTTGTTAGAATGAAAACTAAGGTTGATAATAATACTGAAAATGCTTTACCAGTTACTCATATTGATATTAGTATTGAATCGGATGGTTCGATTACTATGATTAATGATGGTAATGGTATTGATGTTGCTCAAAAAGATGGAATATGGATTCCTGAACTTGTATTTGGTCATTTAAGAACTTCCACAAATTATAATAAAGAAGAAAAGAAAATTGTTGGAGGTAAAAATGGATTCGGGTTTAAACTGGTTTTAATTTGGTCCAGTTATGGCAGAATTGAAACAGTTGATCATATTCGCGGTCTAAAATACATTCAAGAATATAAGGATAACTTAGATGAAATTTGTAAACCTTCTATTACAAAATGTAAAAATAAACCTTATACTAAAATAACTTTTAAACCTGATTTTAAAAGACTTGGTATTTCTGGATTATCTTCTGATATTATTGCTCTTTTAAAGAAACGTGTTTATGATATTGGAGCAGTTACTGATAAAAATATTAAAGTAAAATATAATAATCATTTGATACCAATCAAATGCTTTGAGCAATACATTAGTATGTATATCGGAGACAAATCGGTTTCACCAAGAGTATATGAAGATAGTCCTGAAGGACGATGGGAATATGCTGTAGCTCTTACTCCAACTCATGAATTTTCACAAGTTTCATTTGTTAATGGTATTCATACTTCTAAGGGTGGAAAACATGTAGAATATATTTTGAATCAAATTGTTCGAAAATTAGTTGATTTCATTGAAAAGAAAAAGAAAACCAAAGTAAATCCTAATACTATTAAAGAACAATTGATTTTATTCTTACGATGTGATATTGAAAATCCTGCATTTGACAGTCAAACCAAAGATTATATGAATACTCCTTCTTCTAAATTTGGTTCCAAATGTGAAGTTAGTGATAAATTCATCGAAAAAGTCGCTAAGATGGGTGTCATGGATGCTGCGTTACAATTAACGGAAGTAAAAGAATCCAAAGCAGCCAAAAAAACAGATGGAACTAAAACAAAATCTGTTAGAGGTATTCCTAAGTTAACGGATGCTAATTGGGCTGGAACAGATAAGTCGAGTAACTGTATGCTTATATTATGCGAAGGAGATTCAGCTAAAGCAGGTATTCTTTCAGGATTATCATCTGAAGATCGTAATATTGTTGGTGTTTATCCTTTAAAAGGTAAGCTACTTAATGTACGTGGCGAGCCTCTAAAGAAAATTGCTGATAACAAAGAAATAGCTGAAATCAAACAGATTCTTGGTCTTGTAACTGGTAAGAAATATATTAATTTAGAAGATGTCTATAAAAGTCTAAGATATGGTAAAGTATTATTTATGACTGATCAAGATTTAGATGGTAGTCATATTAAAGGACTTGGTATCAATTTATTCTCCTGTGAATGGCCTACTCTTTCTCAAATTCCTGGCTTTATTGGATTTATGAATACTCCTATATTGAAGGCAAAAAAAGGATCCAATGAATTGAACTTCTATAATGAAGGAGAATTTGAAGAATGGAAGGAACAAAATGATATGAAAGGATGGAATATTAAATATTATAAAGGTTTAGGTACCAGTACTGGTAAAGAATTCAGAGAATATTTTGAAAATAGAAAAATTGTGGAATTCCAATTTAGCGGTAAAGAATCAGATGATGCGATTGATATGGTTTTTAACAAAAAAAGAGCTGATGATAGAAAAGATTGGTTGAAATACTATGATAGAGATGCTTATCTTGATACAAATAAGCAAAAAGTTTCTTACGAAGAATTCATCAATCGTGAACTAATTCATTTCTCAAAATATGACTGTGATAGAAGTATTCCTAACTTGATGGATGGTCTTAAAATTTCACAAAGAAAAATTGTATTTGCTGCTTTTAAACGCAAACTTACAACTGAAATTAAGGTAGCACAATTCTCTGGTTATGTTTCTGAACATTCTGGATATCATCATGGTGAGGCCAGTTTAAACGCAGCTATTGTTGGAATGGCACAAAATTTCGTAGGTTCAAATAATATCAATTTGTTTGTTCCAAACGGTCAATTTGGTACCAGATTACAAGGTGGTAAAGATAGTGCTTCTGAAAGATATATCTTTACATTATTAAATAAAATCACCAGAACAATCTTTCAACAAACAGATGATAATATTCTCGAATATTTAAATGATGATGGATTATCTGTTGAGCCTATATTCTATGCTCCAATTATTCCAATGATTCTTGTCAATGGTTCTAAAGGAATTGGTACTGGGTTTAGTACTGATATCATGTGTTATAACCCATTACAAATTATTCAGTATTTACAAAATAAATTAAGGTATATAGAACCAAAGGTAGCTACACTTGAAGATGATATTGAATTCATTCCTTATTATGAAGGATTTACTGGACAAATCACTAAACTAAATGATGATAAGTTCTTAATTAAAGGAAAATATGAGAAAATAGGAATCGATAAAATTAAAGTTACTGAATTACCTGTTGGATTTTGGACAGATGATTTTAAAGAATTATTAGAACATTGGATTAGTCCTGGTGAAGATAAAGATAAAAATAAAATTCCTGCTATCATTAAAGATTATGAAGATATGAGTAAAGATACTAATGTTGATTTCACTATTACATTTGTGAAGGGAAAATTAGAAGAATTAGAGAAATCTAAGGGCGATCATGGTTGTAATGGTCTTGAAAAATTATTAAAACTTTACACAACTAATACGACAACTAATATGCACTTATTTGATGCCAATGATACATTACAAAAATTTGATAAAGTAACCGATATAATCGACTCTTATTATGAAGTAAGATTGAAATTATATCAAACCAGAAAAGATTATATGATCGATAATTTGGAAAGAGAACTTATACTTTTAACAAATAAAGCCAAATATATTAAAGAAAATTTAGATGGAACAATTGATTTACGTAGAAAAAAGAAAGAACAAGTCAATGAAATGTTACAAAACAAAGGTTATGATATTATTGATGATGATGAAAACTATCATTATTTAACTAAAATGCCAATGGATTCAGTTACTGAAGAAAATGTGGAAAGATTGAATAAAGAACATGATAATAAAGCTGTAGAATTAGAAACAGTAAAATCAACTACTATTAATAAAATGTGGTTAAATGAATTGGATTCTTTAAAAGATCAATATATTGAATATAAAGAAGAAAGAACACGATTAATGAATGGTGTATATAAGAAGAAAGTAACAAAATCAACTGTTAAAAGAGTTGTAAAGAAACAAGAATTAGTTGTAGAAGATGATTAAATTTATAAATTAAAATTTTACTTAAAAAAAAGCACTATAATAAAATCTTTTTTACTTTGATATTTTATTTAAATATTTATTCAAATACTTATTTTTTGACATGTATATTGATATGAATATACGTGTCAAAAAACTCTTTTCAAACTATTGACAAGTAGTTTTAAAGATTTCAATATAGTTTTTATTTTGAAAATTAGAGAGAATAATAAATCTAATCCTTTATATTATTGTTTAATACTTCTGTTATTTTATTTTCATCATATTTCTCTCTACAATCTATAAATGAAAATAATTTTTGTAGATTATTTCTATCAAACATACGCTCAAAACTTGTCAAATAACACCATTCTTTATTAGCCAAAGCAAAGTCAACTAAATCTTTATTTGTTTTAGTAAGAAATTGAACAGCATTTTTATCACCTTTAAACCAACCACTATTACATTGTTCTTTCATATTCTCTCTAATTTGTACAATCACTTTTGTTTGTGGAAACAATTCTTTAAAATCTTTAATATAATTTATATTTCCAGAATCATATCTTATTTCTTTAAATCCCCATAAATTTGTTGTTTCTGAATTTTTAAACATATTAATAATCATCATCTTAATCATATAAACCATCTGATTTAAATTATATGAATTATACCAAGATGGTTTTACATTTTTTCTAATTAAATAATCATATGTAAACGGCGTTAAATGTCCTGGTACATTGTTGATGGATGTTTTTTTAATTCTTCTATAAAACTCAAGGAGAGAAATTATGGCCGCAAAATTCTCTCCACAAATATTCGAATCAGGTATTGTATTTATTATTCGCTGCATTGTTGTTGAACCAGATCTTCCTGTAGCACATATTAAAACAATCTTATCATCCATTCTTAAATATTTATTATTAATAAGTATTTAAGCTACTATTTAGTATCAATATATGTTTTCTAAAACCAACTTTTAAATTCAAGTTGTCTATCTGTATTGGATGCTTGAACAGGATGAGCAATTGGTATTACTAATGTACTAACATCATCCACATACTTCATATAACCTTGGGCCTCACTATATACTTGCTGTATACAATACTCTAAAACTATTTTATTTAATTGAGCGATTTGTTCAGGAATATTATTTGGTTGATTTGCTGAATATTGTAAGAATACACTTCTCATGATAATTTTGAGAGAATCACAATCTTGTGGACCAATTATATATTGACCATTAGATCTCTTATAAACACCTGCTCTAATTCCATTTTGTAATATTTGAATATTTTGCTGTGAAAAATAAGCATTTGATAATGATGTTTCATTCCATAGACCCTCTGTAGCATTTCTAAATGTAGCACATTGATTTGCCGGTATTTTATCATACATTTGAAATAATGCTGAAGTATTAGGGGATTTAATATTTACACGTCCATTATTTACTTTATTCATTTATATAAAATAAGTAAATAGAAAAAATTATATTTATTTATTTTATATGGAAGGTTTTCAAAAATTTGTTCTTTTTGCTGCTATAATTATATTAATTATTGCTCTTGTTTTTATTGGCATTGCTTTAAGTAAGGCTACTTCGAGTGCTACTTGGCCACCAATGGTTCCTGAATGTCCAGATTATTGGACAATCGATGGTTCAGGAAATGCGACTACTTGTATAAATGTTAAAGATTTAGGAACTTGTCCACCACAAGGAAATCAACAACATTTAACAATGAATTTTAATACACCTGCGTTTACTGGTTCTAATGAATTATGTGCTAAATATACATGGGCTAATAATTGTGGTGTAAGCTGGGATGGTATTACATATGGTGTTAATAATCCATGTCAAACATCGTCTTCATCCAGTTCTTCTTAAATTTTCATTGGTGTAAATTTAAAATCATTATAAATATATTATAGTGAATATATGTATAATGCGAAATATTTCAGACTTACCAGATGAAATTATTAAATATATTAGAGAATTTATACCTGGTGAATATTTTGTTTTTGTAAATTCTATGTATTATAAATTGTTTCATTATACTCTCAAAAAAAGAATAAAATTATATGATAATTATGTACGTGATGTTATAAGAAGGGATAATGAATATGTTTTTGAAAGTATAATTAGAGAGAACATTGATTTATGGCTTAAAAATAAACAATATATCTATAAAAATATGATTTTTAATAACTATATTTATTTTGTTATGAATTATTGTATCGAAAATAATTCAGATAGATGCAGAGAAACATTAAATTATTATTTACCAAAAGGTCATTTGTGTAGAAATCTACATAAAAAGAATGTTGTTAAATATATAAAATGGAAGAATTAAACATTAATAAAATTTTAAATAGAGAAGACAAAGAAAAAGAGATCAAAAATATCCTTAAAGATTTTGAATTAAATAAAAATAATCTGCTTTTTAAAAAAGGTATATATGTATATGGCGACCCTGGTACAGGTAAAACATCGTTTATCACTAATATCCTAAAAGAGTTGAATTATGATATTATTAAATATGATGCTGGTGATATTAGAAATACGTCTGTTATTGAAGATATTACAAAGCATAATATGTCCGATAAAAATATTATGAGTCTTTTCAATAAGAAAATAAAAAAAATAGCGATCATTATGGACGAAATTGATGGTATGAATAATGGTGATAAAGGAGGAATTAATTCTTTAATTAAATTGATTAGACCTAAGAAAACAAAAAAACAAAAATTAGAAGAAGTAACTATGAATCCTATTATTTGTATTGGAAATTATCGAGTTGATAAAAAAATTAAGGAATTAATGAAAGTATGTAATGTCATTGAATTAAAAACACCAAATGAATTACAAATTCACACCATTATTGATAAAATAATGCCTTCCATTAATAGTGAAATTAAAAATAAAGTTGTCAAATACATTCAAGGTGATTTAAGAAAATTAAATAATATATACAATTTACAAAAAAATAAACCACATGTATTTACGTCTGAAATTATTGATAATATTTTTCAGATTAAATCTTATAATGATGACACAAAAAAGATTACAAATAAATTACTAAACGAATATTTTACTATTAATGAACATAATAATATTATGAATGAAACAGACCGTACAAGTGTAGGACTACTTTGGCATGAAAATATTATTGATTGTATTGAAAAAATAGATAAAAAACAATCAATACCAATTTATATATCACAATTAGATAATATATGTTTTGCGGATTATATTGACAGAATTACATTTCAAAAACAAATATGGCAATTTAATGAAATGAGTTCTTTGATAAAAACATTTAAAAATAATAAAATATATCATAGTTTAGTTAAAAAGAAAAATAGGGCATCTCCTAATGAAATTAGATTTACCAAAGTATTGACAAAATATTCTACTGAATATAATAATACACTTTTTATTCAAAAATTATGTCAAAAACTTGGAATGGATAAAAAAGATTTGTTTGCGTTTTTTATTGAATTAAGTAACAATTATGAAAATGTGGAAATTATAAATTTACTCGAAAATTATGAAATTACAAAATTAGATATTAATAGAATTTATAAATATATTGAAAAATATATAAAAGAAAATGCAACTGGAACAGCTGATAAAGAAGTGGATGACGATGATGCTGAAGATATTGATGAATAAGTAATTAAATATTGTAAAATATATTTCATTCAAATTATTTTAAATTTAAATAATTTGAATATAATCCATTTATATCATGTGTGGTTGTTTAATTTATGGTTGTCGAAACCATATTTTGTCTTTTTGAAGCTCTTAGTTCAATAAGTCTTGCGCTTCGTCTTTCTTCCCAAAGTGCTATTCTTTCTGGAGGAACTTCAGTATTTAAATGATTCATATAATGCTGTGGAGATACATAGAATAATGTATTAGAACCATTTAAACTTCTACATTCACCAGTAGATAAAGCCACTTTAAAAAATAAATCTTCATCTTTTGAACCAACCATATTTGGAAAATATTCTCCAGTTTCAGCATCCCTAATACGTGTTCCTGGACCACTTGATGTATAAACATCGATTTTTTTATTCTTCCATAACCCATCTTTTCTTTGAACTTTTCTATAAACAGCATTATAACCTTTGTCTGTCTTTTTTGATTTATCAAGCATTTTGTCAAATTCATCATCGTAATCATTAGGATCCGCTGGATTGTAATTATCTTCCTGATACATTATACTATATTATAAAAATATATAATGTATAATCTTTAAGCTATTTTATATATTTATTGTATTCTCATCTTGTTTTATTTCTTCTTTTCTTATTTTATCTTCTTTAAGTTTGTCTATTTTTTCCAATATTAATTGTTTTATTTTATTATTCAAATATTCCACCTGTTCTTTTAATTGATTATTTTCAAACATAAGTTGTTGTATCATCATTGCTTGTTCATTTATTTGTTGTTGTGCTAATTGAGGGTTTTTCATAAGTGCTATTTTATTTAAAGTTTCTTGATAATCATATTGTTGTTTCATAATTTCTTGAATTTTATTTTCACGTTCAATTTTTATTTCTGCTAACTGTTTTTTCACATCTGGTTTATTATCTGGATTACCTGGTTCATAGTTTTCAAGTAAGCTATCTATATCCTCCATAAAAAATTTTAAAATATCCTGTTCTTTTACCATATCTTTTGGTAAAATATTCGTTTCATGTATATTTTTATTTGGAAGTTGTTTTAATAATTCCTTTTTATCAAAAGAATTATGATCATGTGAAAATACTAAAATAGATTTCATTGATTCTAATTGAACAAATGGTATTTTATAATCTTTTAAAAACTTTTTTTCTTCCGCAAGCGAAGATTCTTCATCAAATCTTGTTTGACTCAGAAGTTCTCTTTTAAAAGCAAATGTTGCTGCTGTAGAATGATTTGGACCATATGGACCAAATTGATACATCTTATTTATATGTTTAAAATATATAAACATCGCACTTGAACCCGCACATAACGCTTTACTATTCTTTAGTGTATCAACCGCATGTTTCACTCTATCTGGTGGATAATAATCGTCATCATCCATATAAACTATAATATCACCCTTTGCTTTTTCATTTGATATATTTCTCTTTTTTCCTAATGTCATTTTTTCATTATATTTAAAATATTTCACATAAGGAAGGTGTGCTACTAAATCTTCTATTTTATCAGTTCCATCATCAATAATGATCCATTCCATTTTATCTTTAGGATATGTCTGATTTTCAAAACATTTTATTATAATTGGAATAAAAGGTCTTCTATTAAATGTTGGAGTACATACACTTACAAAAGGATGCTTTGATAACTTGTTTTTATTTTTACCCATTACTTAATTAATGAAACACTATTTAAGTAATTATATTATAAAATTATTTGCTTTATAAAGTTTTTCCTATTTTTTTTAATTGTTTTGTTAAATCTCCACCTGTTTGACCTCCAAATAATCCAAAAAACCATTTTTTATGTTTTTTTTCAATTTTAGGACCACATTTTTTTTCTGCTTGTTGATAACTTACAGATGGAGATAAATTATGTTCTGGTATTGATTTGAATATATCTATAGATATAACTCCGTAATAAATTAAAGCTAATGTTAAAATGGAAAATATACCTGGAATAGCACCTAAGTTTGAAAAAGCTAATAAAATAACAAATAAACTAATAATAGATACTATAGAAATTTTGTAGTATTTTAATGTTTCTTTAACAATTGTAAATGATGAAACTTGTTTTCCATTCATTATTACTTTGTAAAATAATGTTGTAAGCAATGCTTTATGATAGAATATTAATGGAATCATGGAAACAAACGGGAAAGCTACGAAAAGTAAAATTGTAAATAATATTGCTAATCCAACACCAATACACCAATTTATTGGACTTGTAATTGTTACATCTTCCCATTCTGGTTTTCCTTCTCCTGTATCATTTTTATTTGTCTTAAAGAACCATGACATTTTACCAAACCAACCAAAAATAATATAATAAACAAAATTAACTACTATACCAATTGCATATAAAATACCAATTATTATTGGACCTAAATAAACCATTACTGATTCTGGTAATGTTTCGTTGAATAAATTCATAATTGAATTTACCATTGAATAATTAAACTGTAATAAATTTTCTATACCATCAATAAAATAGTTTGCTAAAAAATTAGAGGAAGGTTTTTCTTTATATTCTTTAAATATTTCAAGAAGCTTATTCTTTGAATTTATATCATAAGGTATTTCTAATTTCATAGACATCTCTGGATCAGTAAATGTTGGAAAAATATTAGTCTTAATTGGACTTGGTTGAATAATAGGTTTTATATCAGTGTAAGGAGCGCAATTTGCTTCAGTAGGTAATATATTAGCTTGTGCTAATTTACATACAAATAAAATTAATGCACCACTGGAAAAGTATAATAAAATAATTATTATTAGAATTATAAGTGTTCTTAAAAATCCAAATACTTTAGATGCGTATGTATTTAGTGAATCAGAAGATGAACCATTATTTTGTTCTTGTTTTTTTTCATCTATAAGATTTGTTGTATCGGTTGTGTCAGACATTACTTATATTTAATTGATAAAATAATTCATAAAATATAATATCGAATTATTATATGAAAATTACCTTTAATACTTTGTTTTTGCCAATTATAACATTAATACTTTTATATATTATTTTTAAAATGATAGATTATTTAGCTGTTGAAAAATATGTAGTTGAATGTTTCACTGGCGGTCCTGTTCCTGAAAGTTCCAAGACAAGTCATACTGTTGATTTACCCTTAACTACCACTTACTCATGTAATAATTTTTGTGGTCCTCAAGCCAGATGCGCCATAACTGGACAACAATGTTCTGCTGATATAGACTGTCCAGGTTGTCAACCTTATTCGCCTCCTTTATCTTTCTTAAAAGGATGTATCCCAGGTGATGATGATGCAGGAAAATTAACAGTAGGTGTTACTCCCAGATATTCACCTTTAACTGCCGGTTATGGTACCAAAGAAAAAATAATCACTAAAGATTTTTATGCTCAACCACCTCAAGCAAATTTTGGTTACGATACATGGGGTGCTTCATTTAATGAAGGTCAGAAGCTATTTAATCAACGTTATAAACCTAATCAATTACAATATATGCCTAATTATCCACCCATGTATAGTTTAACGGGTGAATTCGTTGGTGATGGACCATTACCATCTAATTACTAAGACTTATCAATTATTACTTCTTTAGCTATTTTACTTATTATTTTATCTTCTTTTTCGGTGTCGCCACCCATTGCTTCAATAACCAATTTACTATATTGATCTGAATATTTTGAATCACTATAATTACAACCAGGATGTAATTCTTTGTATTTAGGTAAAAGCTTTTCATTCTTAAATGCCACCCTTTTGATTGCCTTACGTAGTTTATGATTTTGTTCATTTTCTTTTTCCCATTTATCTTCGTCTTTAATATATATTACTTCGCGTTTTTTATCAGCACAATGAACCGGTCTTTTATGAATATCTAAAGCTTTCAAATTTTTAACAATTATATTAGAAATACCTTCCACAAAACCCAGTTTTCCAACAGATTCTAAATCAGATAATTGTAGTTGAAGTGAATCAATAAAATCAGTAATATTCATAGCATCTTTGCACGTCTCATTTAGAAACATATTAAGATTAAATGTTTTATTATTATTATGTGAATTAATCATCGTGTTATTGGTAGTTGTTTTACTCATTTCTACAAGCTTATTTGTCAGTTCATTATTTTGCGTAACAAGTTCTTGATTTTTCTTTACAACTTCTAAAACAAGATTTGTAAGAACCTTTAATTCACCTCCATTATTGTAGTGTTCAAATACAGGCTTTTGTTTACTACATATTTTCTTATGCTTTGTCAGACCTCTACTATACTTATAAGTCTTACCACAATCGCAGTTATAATAATCACAACTCATATTATAATTGGAATCATGGTGTTGCTCGTTTTGCTCAATTTTTTGAGTAATTTTGGCTCCAAACGGCTCCATTGCTCGTTTTTTGTGTTTATCGGTTGAAAGATGTCTTTCGAAGTTCAACTTACGTGACGTATTATAGTCACAAAAATTACAAAAAAATAAATTACTCATTTTTTGCTCAATTTGCTCAATTTTTGGCTCCATTGGCTCCATAGAGTAACCAAAGAAAAAATCTTTAAGTTTTTATTTAAAAAATTATCGTAACAAAATGAAAATTTTTTTTTCTGTCACCTTACGCTAATTTTAAAATATGGTAAGGGCGCGCGAATTTCCATAAAATATCCACGTTTTTAAAAAATGGACAAAAAAAATGTCCATTTTCGAAAAGTTCAAACACTTTTATATACGAAATTCGGACGCCTCCACTACATAGTGTAGTAAATGATTTTTTTCTAAAAATCAGAAATTCTAACATTTTACCTTCATTATGTAGTGGACTTAGATACTATTTTTAAGGTGAGATTTAATAAAATATATTTAAAAATAACATATAAATAAATGTTATTTTTACAAAAATATCGAATGTTTTTATTTATTTTCTAAATATTCTTCTTCATCTTCCAAATATTCCTCATATTCGTCTTCTTCATATTCATCATCTTCTTCATGAAAATATTCTAATAAAATATTATCTCCTTCTTTAGTATATTGTAATCCTTCTTTATTATCTTGTAAATTTTCAATATTTTCTTCATTATCTATTAAATTAAATTCATAATAACATTCATTTTTGTTATTAATATTATCATTTAAGATAACATTATTTTCACATTCTGTTTGTATAGATTTTGTATTTAATTCTTCATTAATAGGTTCAATTTCACTTCTAATTGGTACATATTTTATTTTAATATAACCTTCATTTTCTGAACTAATTTCAAATTTTATAGATTTTATTTTTATTTCTTTATTATCTTTACTATCTTTGTTAATTTCAATCTTTTTTGGAACATATAATATATTCATATTTTCTTGATTTTCTGATATATTTTGAAATTCATTATCATCTTTTATAATTTCAATATTTTTGTTATTATTATTATTATTTACATTTTTTATACTTCTTTCATCAGATATAACATTATTTAATTTTCTTTCTCTTTCTTTTTCTTCATTTTGTTTAGCTTTTTCCTTAGCTTCTTTTAAGGCAACAGAGTCAGCAATTGATTTTGCCAAATCAAACGCATGTGAATATGAAATACTTGAACTGGATGAAGCTGTCGCAGTTGCTGTTATTTTTTCTCCATATACAGTATTAACTTCCGCATATCCAGATGCTGTGGCATTATAAATATTTACCTTTTTTTTCTTCATTTATATAATGTATATAAATGATACATTATATATTATTTTTTAACTCAAATATATTATAATTTATTGACTATTTGTTTTTTTAAATATTTTTTATTTTTAATATATGTTCCACATGGTCCACAATGATCTTCATTTGCTAAATCTATTTTGTAATTTATTTTTTTATTACAAGATTCTATATTCCATCTACCTAACATAGGTTTATCATACTTTATAACTGTAAACAGATTCTTAATAAACGATATAATATTTTTCATTAAATATTATATTGTAATAGTTTTAAACTGATTTTTTTATATTTAAAACGATTCTAAATTAGTAATACCCCTTCCAATTATTAGTCCATGTATATCTTCTGTTCCCTCATATGTATTTACAGCTTCCAAATTTAACATATGTCTTATTATGTGATATTCGTCTGATATTCCATTACCACCTAAAATATCTCTTGCTGTACGAGCAATATTCAAAGATTTTAAACAATTATTTCTCTTTACAATAGAAATATTTTCAGGGATTAAATTGTTTTCATCCATCATTTTACCTACTCTTAAAGATGCTTGTAATCCTAATGTTATTTCAGTAAGCATATTGGTTAATTTTATCTGTATTAATTGATTCGATGCTAATGGTTTATTAAATTGCTTTCTATCTAACGAATATTCTCTTACTTTTAAATAACAATCTTCCGCAGCACCAAGAACACCCCATGATATTCCATAACGAGCATTGTTTAAACACATGAAAGGACTTTTAAGACCTTTAGTTAATGGTAACAAATTTTCTTTTGGCACTTTTACATTATCCATAAAAATCATGCCAGTAATAGATGTTCGAAGAGAGAATTTACCATTTATTTTAGGACATGTTAAACCTTCCATATCTTTCTCTAATATGAATCCTCTTATAATATTACTTTCATCTTTGGCCCAAATAATAAAAATATCCGCTATAGGTGAATTGGTTATCCAATTTTTACTACCATTTAAAATATAATGGTCTCCTTTTAAAACGGCATTTGTTTTCATTCCTGAGGGATCGCTGCCATGATCTGGTTCAGTTAATCCAAAACAGCCGATTAAATTTCCCTTTGCTAATTCAGGTAAAAACTTATTTTTTTGTGCTTGTGTACCAAATTGATAGATTGGAAACATAACAAGTGAAGATTGGACACTGGCGCAACTTCTATAACCACTATCGATACGCTCTATTTCACGCATAATTAATCCATAAGAAATATAATTTACTCCGGCACAATCATATCCGTGAATGGTTGGTCCTAATAATCCATAATTACCCATTTCTTTGATAATATTTTTGTCAAATTTTTCATTTCTGAAAGAATTAACTACATTATTTTTTAAAACATCTTTCGCAAATAACAAAGCAAGGTTTCTTACTGATTTTTCTTCTGAAGTCAATTGACTTTCTAATAAAAATGGATCCCTATGATTAAATACAGTACGCTTTATTATTCTTGTAAAATTATTATATTTTAACAACATGATCAATATAATAATTTGTATTTAAATTATTTTTATATATTTTTCAAATATTTTAAGTTGCGTATAATAAACCAGCATTTCCACCAACAAATATTACCATATTAACTCTTTCTTCTATTAAATATAAATTATAATTGTATTCATAAATTCTCCATGTCGGTTTATTGATACCAACAATATCTCCTGTATTTGGGTCACAAATGGTTAATACTTGCGCATATGGATCTGCCGGAGGTGATATAGTTGTAAATTCTAATTGAATATTAGTAAATCTACTCATGTTCATAGCACCTGATGGTTGTACTTTAAATGGGTCAGTATCTAAACAGAAATTATAACAATATAAACCAGGAGGAGCAAACCCGGCAGTTCTTACATATTTTTCTACAAAATTATAAACTCCAGCAGGTAATATATTCTCTCTATATTGACCGTCCAAAAGAATACCTAACGCGATTAAAATATATTGAATATTTTGTGGATTGTAAACTCCTGTGATATATAAACCAGATAATGTGCCATTAGGTTCTAATCCTGGTCCTAAAGTAACTGGTCCTGCTGGATCAGGGTTTGGATAGATACCATTTGTTGGAGCTGGACTAACATCTTGTGGCATATAATCATAAGGCCAATTTGTGTAATTTGACCATTGATTTCTTAGATTTACATCACTTCTTTGAAAATAAAACATCCAGCTTATTACCATACCAAGCGAATCAAGATCTACTTTATTTTGTCCAGTAATATTAAAAAAGGCTTTTTCATAAACTTGTTTAAATAAATATTTTTGCTCATTTTTTGCGAATATGGTAGATTCATCATCCGAGAGAAAACAATAAGTACAATTTAAATTTATATCAGCAAACCAATTTACTCTTGTATCCACATAAGATGTAGGACCAATTTGTTCATCAGGTGGCGTTTGTAAAAATCTATAAAACTGCATGTAAAATTGATTAAAATTAGGAGCTACTACAGGATAATTGTTAGTATAATCAACTACATCTCGAATTGTAAACCATTCATTAATTGGTCGAAATGTAACATTAATAGATAATTCATTATATTGAAGAGCAACTAATGGAAAAGCCTGTGTAGATAACAGGTTAAACCATGATCCGAGTGGAATCCATAAAGTGCGACCTGAAATGGATGGTTGAGCACCAGCAGGACTTGTTGTAAAATAAGCGTTGGGATATGCGTTTACACGTGGTCCAGCATTACCTGGATCATTTAATTCAGGAGTATGTCCTATCATTTCATAAAATAATGCTAATTTTTGCGCATTAAAATCTCTCTGAGCAGATGCCAATATATATTGACCCGAATATTGTTGTAATTGTTGGTTACCACAATTAATGGTAACACGGCTAATAATTTGCGCACCTAAATGCTTAATCCATTGAAATTCATAGGGTGCCCAATTTGTATAACCTGTTGAACCGTCAGGGTTTGTATACTCATATGGTGGTAAAATAGGACTCCATATATTTGGTAAAGTGACGCAAATATAGCAATCCATAAGCAAATCGCTATATCTTTTAATTTTGAATGTGAATGTGCTTTCAGCAGTTAAATTTAGTTGTGGTGTGCCTTCATAGTCTATGCGAAAGTTCTGTTTTCCAAAATTAGTATATTTTTTATAAGTACATTTAAAGAAAGTTTTTGAAGGATTTCCATTTAATATTACATTTTGTTGTCCTTGAGACACGAGGTTCATTAATCCACCTGCCATAATTAGTATATAATAGTATTATTTTTTAATTCTTTATTTCATCATAATATAATTTAATTATATTTCTAAAAATATAAAAATAATAATATATATTAGTAATGTCAACTAATTCACCAACAGATTATTTAAGCGCTATAAGAAACATGGACGAAAACTTTCAGTCATATATGATAATGGCATTCACATTCATAATTTTGATTATTTTCGTAGGTTATATGATTTACCTAAGTAGACTTCAAAACAATGAATGTAATTATATGAATAATTTATACTCCAGTATTGACGGAAATATAAGACCCATTACTTCTGGAGATCCTGATTGTAGTGGTAATCTATTTGATTATTATATTAAAACTGCTTATAATGCGTGTTCGGGTGGTAATTATAAGAATGATTACGTAAATACTTGTAATCTTAAGGCTATTATTAAACAAGGTGTTAGATGTTTAGACTTTGAAATTTATTCCATCAATAATTCGCCGGTTGTTGCTACAAGTACTTCGGACAATTATTATGTAAAGGAGACCTTTAATTATGTTGATTTTGGCTCGGTTATGGATACAATTCGAAATTACGCATTTTCTGGCGGAACATGTCCAAATCCAACAGATCCTGTATTAATACATTTAAGATGTATGAGTAATAACCAAGAAATGTATTCAAAATTGGCAGGAATATTTAAAGCCAATAATGATATTATGTTAGGACCAGAATATAGTTTCGAAAGTGAAGGTATCAATTTAGGAAATACTCCATTATTATCACTTCAAAATAAAGTAATCCTTATCATTGATAGAAGTAATACTGCTTTCTTAGAAAATCAACATTTATTAGAATATGTCAACTTAACAAGTAACTCTGTATTTATGAGATTATATGACTATTATAATGTAAAAAATAATCCAGATATAAATGAGTTAACTGAATATAATAAAACAGGAATGACGATTGTTTTACCAGATGGAGGTTCAAGTCCTGGTAATCCAAGTGGTATGGTTTGTCGAGCAAGTGGTTGTCAAATGGTGGCGATGAGATATCAATTAGTAGATAATTTCCTTATGGAGAATGCTCTGTTTTTCGATGAAGGTGGTTATGCTTTTGTATTAAAACCAGCTGATTTAAGATATCAACCAGTTACGGTTCCAGCTCCAACACCACAAAATCCAAATTATTCATATGGTACAAGAAATGTCACTACCGATTATTATAGTTTTAATTTTTAGAAAAAAATGTTTAATTATGTATTTATTAAATATTTTTTTAATATAACCACTCGATTATAGGTATATCTGTATTCAAGAATTTTCTTTTAATTACGTCAACAATTATGCGAATAATAATTTGATGAGTAGCATTAGCAAATTTCTGAATATCAAATATAATATCTTTTATGGTACATACTGGACCCCAATTATGTGGACATAATATTGTTTCACAACAGAAACATTCTATCCCAGTGTATTTTTTTAAATTATCTCTGAATTCATTAGAGTTTACTTTATGATAAAACCCTATAGGTTTATTATTAATAGTCATTTTAGGTGGTTTAAATGGATAATATTTTGGAATATAGAAACAATAATGTTTGTTATCTCTTATGTTATTAAATTCAAATTTATAATTTTTATTGTTATCATCAAGTTCAGTATATTTTGTTATAGATATAGTATCTTGTCTACATAAGTCATTATTAATTAAAATTTCAATTTCTCGTGCTATTCTTCTTCTTAATCCAGGTTGTGATATTATAGATAATTGTTCATCCATTGTTATAATTTTAATTACTTTAAATTGTTAAAAAATAAATTTTAATTCAATTTTTATTTTAATATAATAATATAGGGATGCCAAAAGAAAAAAATATGTGTAGAGATTTGTCATTTGCGGATTGTGAATTAGCAATTTTGCGTATGGCAGTAGATAAAGCAGAAGAAAAAATGGGTAGACGCGTTGTAAATTCAGATGATGTCCAAAAAATTATTGATATAGTAGAAGAATTTATTAAACGCAAAAAATTAGTTTGTTATGGAGGTACAGCAATCAATAATATTTTGCCAGAAGAGGATAAATTTTATAATAAAGAAGTAGAAGTGCCAGATTACGATTTTTTCTCACAAAACGCATTGAGTGATGCTAAAGAGTTAGCTGATATTTATTATAAAAAAGGATTTCTTGATGTAGAAGCTAAATCAGGGCAACATCATGGCACCTATAAAGTTTTTGTAAATTATATGGCTGTAGCGGATATAACTCATTTACCAAAGGAAATTTTCAATGTTTTAAAAACGGATGCTATAAGTGTTGGTGGTATATTATATGCTCCACCGAATTTTTTAAGAATGTCTATGTATCTTGAATTATCGAGACCAGCTGGAGATATAAGTAGATGGGAAAAAGTATTAAAACGCCTTTCATTATTAAACAAAAACTATCCGATAACGGATATAAACTGTAATGACATAGATTTTCAGCGTGAAATGACAAATAGAGAGAACGAAGATAAAATTTATGAAACAGTAAAAAACACATTAATTAATCAAGGTGTTGTATTTTTTGGTGGCTTTGCGAATATCCTATATTCCCAGTACATGCCTAAAAATTTACAAAAAAAAATAGAAAATGTGGCAGATTTTGATGTTTTGTCAAACAATCCAGAGCAAACAGCTGAAGTTATTAAAGAACGTTTAGATGATAATGGTATCAAACATGTAAAAATAATAAAACAACCAGCAGTTGGAGAAATAGTTCCAGAGCACTATGAAGTAAAGGTTGGAAGCGATTCTATACTTTTTATATACAAACCAATAGGCTGTCACAGTTATAATATTCTAATAATGAATGGTAAAAAGATAAAAGTGGCAACAATAGATACTATGTTAAGTTTTTATTTGGCATTTTTATATGCTAATAAACCATATTATAACCAATTTATTGATAGAATACTTTGTATGTCAAAATTTCTTTTTGATGTACAACAAAAAAATAGATTGGCGCAAAAAGGTTTATTAAAACGTTTTAGTATTACATGTTATGGTCATCAAGAATCGGTTGAAGAAATGAAAGCAGAAAAAGCAGCCAAATACAAAGAATTGAAAACAAATAAAGATAAGAAACAATTTGAAGAATGGTTTTTAAATTATAAACCAGATGATATAAAAACCAATAATGATACAAAAGAAACAATTAAAAAGGAGAAAAAAGAGAAAAACAAAAAGAGAATCAAAAAAAATAAAACAAAAAAGAATAATTTTTTCAATATTTATGGTTCAAAAAGCAGAAAGAATAAAAAAGGACTATATTAATAAACTAAATAGATCTATTAGGTTTTTGATCCATTGTACAGAACCCCCCTGGACAATCTTCGAATGTAACAGATTGCTTATGTTTTCTATTTTGATAATATTTATAAGCAAACATACCTATTAAAGCAATTACAACAACGACTCCAATATAAAAATATGGTTGATTTATGAATTCCCAACTGAATCCAGTTCCACCTACAATATTCGAATCAGAATTTAATTGAATAATACTATTTGTATCAGGTATATCTAAAGAAAATGCTGAATCAGTAATATCAATAGAATCCATATTATTATATTGATATCTTACAAATAATTGTTAATTTAAACTAATAATTTATAAGCAATAAGTTTCTAAAGTAATAGTAAATATATCAAATAATATTTTTGATAGTAATTTAATAATAAAATTAGTCTTAATATCTTCTGGTATGTATTTTTTTATGTAAATTATAAAATAAATTATATATAAAATTATATTTTCAATAAGAATTTTGAAATTATATTTACATTTATTAATTATACTCCACTCGTTCACAAAACTACACATAGTTGTATTGGATTTTTTAATAAAAAAACTATGTATGTCTAATAAACCGGACAATATTCTGTGGAAGTTACTCTTTTCATTTTTAATGTTTAAAGCATAGATAAATTTATCATAACCAAATAACTCCATGTGTAGTATTTTTTTATCTGGTTCTTTTTTAAAAATATAAGCATTTATACCATCAATATATTTATTTTTATAGGATAAATTATTATCAATTAAAAATGGAATATAACATGATTTTACAACAGCTTCAAATATGTCATCTATATTTTTAAATGTAGACTTAACGATTTTTTTTCGTTTTTTAATATCATGATAGCAAATAAATAATTTGTTATTAATTTTTGAGCAAATGTCTTCAGGTATTCTATCTTGTAAATATAATTTAAGAGTTTTTAATGTTTTTAGTTTATATTTATTTTTAAATTCTTTATTTACTATTTCATATAAATCGGTTATTAAATCAAGAGAATCAATATAATATAAAAGAGCAACAATTGATCCAATACTACATCCTGAAATTCTGTCAACTTTAATATAATTTCTTCGTTCCATCTCTCTAATAAAATATAGAGCACCTACAAGATAACTACCATTGAATGCTCCTCCGTCTAAAACCAAATCTATTTTCTGAAATTTTTTTGAATCTTCTGGTAAGTTTTCAATAAATTTATTTACATAATTCTCAATCATTATAATTAATTTAAATTAGTATTTATAAAAAATAACGAAAAAATGAAATTATATAAAATAAAATATAATTGTAAATTAATGGATACAAAAAAATATCAGTTTTATTGTTTATCATTTAACGATAATTTAAAAAGAAAACATATGATGGAAAAATTTAAAAAATTAAATATTAATTGTAAATTCAATGATGGTGTTAATAAAAACGATAGTAGACTACAATTTTTTACAAATTCATTTAATAAAAGACAAAAATCTATTACATATAGTCATCTCTCTATTATAGAGGATTTTGTTTATAAAAGTGATAAAGATTATGCTATTATTTGTGAGGATGATATTCTTATAAATAAATACATTGTAGAAATATTGGAAAAAATAATAAAAGATTTCAATGTACTAAATTTAGATATTTTATTATTGGGTTATATGTTGCCATATAAATTAGAAAGACATCATATTTTTAATCAATATCCATTAAAGATACCAAAAATAACTAATTCATTATACACGTATCATAATTATCCAGATTATTTGTCAGGCACACAAATGTATATGATAACAAAAAAGCATGCTCAATATATATTGAATAAATATAATATTGGTGAACTTATAGATAAGCGATATATACTTGATAAATTATATATAAAAGAAGGAAATAAGGCATTAATATATCCAATGATTGCGATCGAAGATAAAAATCAAAAAGATGGTTATCATATATTATGTCACAAAACACATTATAACGAATGGTTTATATAATAACTAATAACTAAATTTTCTTATTTTTAAGAAGTCTATTTATAAAATCTTCTTCATTTTTGTGAGTCACATAAATATTAATTAATTCAGCAGGTGAATAAAAATATTCTTTTACTTTTGATAACAAATTTTTGTCAATTTTATTACCAAATAAATGAAGATAAATTTCTGAAATAGTAGAATGACTTGCGTTACTTAATTCATGTGTTATATCAATTCTTCCTGGTCTAACTAAAGCAGGATCTAATTTATCATAATGATTAGAAGAAATAATTAAAATTCTACCAGGCGTTTCTCTTATTCCGTCCCATAAATTCAAAATATCATCTAATGTTATTAATTGTTCTTTTATAGGTAATATTGTAGTGGTTGGTTCATTTAATTCACAAATGGTCTGGAGAATATCACTAACTTTAACATTGTCATTATCTTCTTTTTTTTCTTCATTTTTTTTATTATTCTTTTTCTTTTGTTTTTCTTTTTCTTTTTCTTTTTTCTCTCTATCCAAAATTATATCACCAATACAATCTATATCTTCAAATACTAAAATTTTTTTATCCCATGAAATACTATATTTTTCATTATCATCATTATATGTGTTTTCAAAAAATAATTTCTCCAATTGATTTTTAGTTTTAATAATTTTCAATGATATCATAACAATATGTCTATTAGTATAATTAGCTAATGCTTTAATAAACGATGTTTTTCCAGTTCCAGGTGGTCCATGTAAACCAATACCAAGTGAATATGGTATACCTTTTTCATGATACCATTTTTTATTATTTAAAAAAAAGTCAATTTTTTCAATAAGTTGTTGTTTTCCGTCAAAAAATATATTTTTAAATGATCTATAACTTTCAAATACATCTTCCCTCCAACAATCATAAGGAGACTCTTCATCTTTATTTTCCACTTTATCTAATGAATAAATAAATTTTTTATTTAAACGATTATCTTTAATTGACATCAAATAATTTTCAGTAATGTTATCTATATAATTTTTTAATTCAAATAATGGTAGTTTATATGAATAAATATAAATAATTATTTTGTCTGTTTTTACAGATGTTTTTTCTCGATCGTCTTTATCAGATTCATGTTCTATTTCTGTTTTTGCGTAAATATCTTTATCTATAACAAAATGTTTGTTTTGATAAACCATAAAAGAATCTAATATTTTTCTTCCACTATCAACACCAGATGATTGATAATTTGTATGATTTTCTTTTATTGTAAAAATACTATTATTATTGTCAATATTATTTATAATATGATTCCAAACAGCCTTAAATCGATTGCTATATACAGATGAAATATTACAAACAGAAGAGTATGATGAAGTTATAGAACTTTTTCTACCTTCTATAATAATTGTATTTTTTTTAAATATATATGATTTTAAATCGTCATAAGAAAAATTACTAATAATTCTATCAATTTGATGATCATATAACCATGTTACAAACCAACTAAAAATACTTAATATAATGGTAGTTAAGAATGTATCAATTATAGGATCACCAGTTTTTATACTATTAAAAAGAATCAATCTCGTAACATGCGATTTTGTAGAGTCAATTAAATCCATTAAATTATTGGGCATTATGTTAATTAAATATAATTAATACATTTAAATTGTTTTTATTATATTTTAACATTAAAACGTTCCAAAATAAGCAGTAGTCTTCATTAACAAATGAAATAAAAGACCAAATAATATACTTGTAAACATATATCCATTTATGTTATAATTCCCATCAACTGAAAATAGGAAAGGAAGATAATTATACAAAAATTTTCTAAAAAATGGTAATTGAAATAGAAAGTATAGTACAGCTAATAATAAAGGTGTTTGAATTTCATTATAAACATCATCTAATGAATCATTCATTTGTTTACCTCTGTTGTAATTATCTACCATATCAGATGTTTGTTCATAGCTTCTAATATAATCTTGATTAGGAGGAGGTGGTGGTACATAATTTGGTACAACTTGAGGGTCAACGCTAATACCGGATGTATTCATAGGAATATCACGTGATGGAAGTTGTGTTGCTCCAGCCATTGTTGCTTGTTGTAAACCATTCACTATTTGATTTATAGTAGTTTGATCTAATGACATGCCTTGGTTTACTTGATTTCCTGTTATATTTTGTTGTTGTCTTATGGTTTCTTGTGCTGAAATTGTAATATTATTACTTCCACCTCCAACAGGATCGGTTGGTAGATCTAAAATACTTGTTGCTTCACTCATAATTATTGTAAAGAATTGATTGGATACAATAATTACGCAAATTATCCACTTTTAAAAAGTGGAGCAAAACTTTATTTACACTTTTAAAAAAGTGGATTAGGAATTCGGATTTGGCTCTACCTTTCTTAAAGGTGGATTAGGAATTCGGATTTGGCTCTACCTTTCTTAAAGGTGGATAGTAGATTTATTCGAATGTAACCGTTTTAGCATTTAATGAACATTTTGTGGCAACTGGATTATATTTTACACATTTTCCATTATTAGTCTTATAAATTTTATCTTTAAATTCATCTAAAGGAGGAGCATGAAAAATAAGACAATTATGTTCTTTACAAATAGTTCTAAATAAAGATGCTAAACCAAAACCAAGTAAAATAGACATTATTATTTTACCATTTTCTGTATGAACAAATTTTCCAAAATGTATTTCCATTTATAATATAATATTATAAATATTATAAATATTATTTTGACCATAAATTCGAATTCTTACCCTTGAATAGGTATTTTAGAAATCAAATTTTCATCTTTTGGACATTCTACAAATTCCTCTTCGAAATAAAAACAATTATCTGCCTTATCCTTAAATAATACTTTATTAACGGTTTCAGGACTTGGATAAATATATACAGTCTTCATTTCTGGACCTAAAATATATATAAAAAATAAACCAATCGCAAAACTTACTAAAAATATTGGTAGTGAAATATAATTAAATATCATATAATTAGATTAGAAAAAACCTTTGAAATAAGTGCTTCCAAAATTTACTTCTCTTTTTACTAATTCATTCATCGCATCTTCCAGCATTTTATAATTTTTTACTTTAGTTTGTGGATCTTCTTTATATAAAGTGAGATATGTATTTTGTAATGATTGAGGCAGTGAATTAAATGCTTTATTATAAATTGATACACCAAAATCATATTGTCCATTTTCCATTTTTCTTGGTGGAAGAACTAAATTAGGTGGTGTTGTTAAGTCACATGCTTTTCCAGATTCTCTATTATTAACACATTTATTCATAAAATCTTTCATCCATTCAATATTTACTTTAAATTCTGCCTTCAATTTAGGAGATAATCTATCCCATACTTTTTGATATTTTGGATTATTCCAAGCAATACCATCTTTACCTTGCCCAATAATAGGTTCATCTTCTTCTACTTCACCTATAGGTTTTGGTTCATTTATTTTAATTGATATTTTACCTATTTTTTCTTCTGGTTCTGCTTCTTCATCTTCATCTTCTATAATCAAACCTGGTTGTTTCTTTTTAGTTTTACCAATTTTTAGACCAATATCATAAGAAACAATTTTATCATCATAAGAAGTTACTAATAAATTATCAACGGTAAATTTTTTTTGTATTAAATTACATGTTTTATTATTATCATTATTATAAACACTATTTTCTTTATATTTAAGCTGCCTAATTTTTATTAATAAAGGCTCTAATACATTATGATAAATATTGGCAGCATCAACAGCATATTGTATGTCATTTAATTCATTCATTTTTTTTATACAATCTTTAATAGCATTAATATTTTCATAACTCTGAACAAGAGCTTCTTCTAATTCAAGTTTTTTTTCAGGATTATCCATTTCTTTATTCCATATATCCAGATATCTTTCATAAACACTTGTTAACTCAGTTATGTAATTTTTATTATCGTCAAAGTTTTCCAAAGCAGTTTCGGTTGTTAATAACCCAAATAATAATTTATTTTTATCATCAATAATTTTATCTTTAGTTTCTTTAATTTCTTTTCTAATAGAAACCATCAATTCATCAAGATGTTCTCTGTTTCCAACATTAAATTCTATATTTAAATTACATGGATCTGCTAAATCACCACATAATACTTTAAATGTTCTATGTTCAGAAATTTTATCATCAGCTGGATGATAAATAATAGAAAAAATAGTACCTTTTCTTGATGGTCTTTTACAATTTACACACTTTGGCATTAACTTCAAATACTCAGCTCTCTTTTCCTTTTTACTTAGAGTTTGATTATTAATAATTCTTTTTTTGTGAACATTATTTTGATTTTCAAATTGTTTTTTTAATCTAAAATATTCATTTAATGCTTCTTTCACATTTGGTATTTCTTCTTCTGACATTATATATTATAGTTAATAATTTATTTTTAATTTAATAACACTAAATAACAGGTCGCAAAATATTGTATTCATTTTCCCATTGTGGTAAACCAGTTATTAATTCCTGATGTGCTTTTTGTTTAGCTATTTGAAATTTTTTTATTCTCTCTAATATGTATTGTTGTTTTTCTTTATTCTTTTGAGCGATTTCTACTGGTGTAAGTTTACCCTTATATTTATAAATGAGTATACCTCCTAAAATAATAAGAAAAAGAATTAGCATACCAATATTAAAAATAGTATTGTGAAATTTTTCTCTTATTATATGAGATTGTTTTAAAGCATGATTTAAAAAATATTTAACACCTGGTTCAGTTAATGTTGGTTTAGTAGGTTCATCAAAATTCATAATAAATATTGTTAAAATTATAAATTAAATTATACATATTATCTATATGGCAAATTCATACTTAAATATTGTAACATTTTTATTAACCACTGTGTTTTATTATTTGGCTTTAAAACCAGCATTACCTTATTCGCTTTATAAAGATAAGGCTAAATACCAAGAATATGTAAGTAACAATTATATGTATTTAGCTATCTATGTGTTACTTGTAATAATAATACAATTTATAGTTAATTCATCTATTATTTCAAGCACATGTGGTGGAAATATAAGTGAAAATATGGGATCAGCAGGTGTGCTAACGTTTTTGCCTTGGATATTAATATTCGGTGTTTTAGTAATAATTTTAACGGTTTATCCTGGTTTTAAAAGTGCTTTTTCTGATGTTGTAGGTTATTATTATGTATCTACATCGGCTAATAAAATATTAACTGAATTATTAATTAATAAGGATATTGAAAAGAAGATTACAGATGATCCTAATATGACACCAGAAAAGAAACAAGCTCTTGAATCAGCAGCTGATGCTATAATAAAAATATGTGGAAACACTTCTATTATTATTAATCAAATTGTTCCAAATAATTTTGAACAATATTGGGGAATTCTTACACCATTAATGAAGGATAAATATAAAAATGGTGGCGAAGAAACTGATAAAATTAAAAATGATTTATTCGAAATAGTTTTGACAAGAGATAATGTAGGTGAAGCAATGTGGTATATTTATACTGGTTTATTAATTACATCAATTGTTCAATTAAAAATAACTACACGTGGTTGTGTAAGTAATCCAAAAACGATGGAGGCAAATTATCAGAAATTTTTACAACAAGAACAAACTGCTAAAGAACAACAACAAAATTCTGCTACAACTTACACTATTACCACTTAAAAATATTATTATTACTTGATTTTACAGATTCACTCGTTTTACTCTTTTCTTTTTATAATATTTACCTTCTTTTCCACACATATTATTTGATTCTCTTGATGTAGAACAATAAAAGAATTCTTTTTGACTAATATCATTAATACCATTAACTAAATAATTAATAGTATTTTTGTTTTCTTTTTGAAAAAGAGAACATTTACCATATATACCATTATTATTATCGGGTATAAAATGTTTACAATTAATACAAAATTTAGGTTTAGAATTATTTAACGAAATAATTGGTAAAATCATCGAGAAAAAGATTAAAATAATATAATTCATTATAAATATGTATGTATTGTATCTTTAAACTTGTTTTTTATTTTTAATAAATATTTTTATAAATTTTATAACTTTTTATATCTTTGGATAATTTAAAACTCTGAATTTTATTATAGTAATTATTATGAATTTAACTATAATAAAATAATAATAGAATAATTATTAAATTTAATTATTTAATTTGTCAATTGTAAAAACAATATCGTCATAACGATTTTTATTTTGTCTTAAATCATATACTTTTATAAATTGTTTTAAGTTTTCTGGAACTTCATTTTTAAGTATATCAATCCAATCCCACGATTGTACATCTTCAATTATTAGTATTCCATCCTCCGTCATTATTTGTGAATATAATTTTATAAATTGTTTCATACTTTCTAACGTATGAGGTCCATCATCTAACATAAAATCGCACTTTATATTTTTATATAAAAAATTAGCAATAAAAAAATCTTCATTATATGCGTCTTTTGATGTATGTAATATAATTTTTTCTTTATTTTTTATACCCTCCCAAACAAAATTAATATCCATAATATCTAATCCATAAACATTCGCATTTATAAAAAAATCATTCCATAATTTTATACTTCCTCCACTTTGTATACCAATTTCTAATACATTTTTAGCAGTTTCCTTTTTAGATATCAATAAGTTTTGATAAAGTGGTAAATATGAATGTGTTGTATTTTTATCGGTTCTTGAATTATCTGCTATTTCTTCTAAACTCATATATATTTATAAATATTATAATTTCTAAAATAAAATTCGAAGTATAATATAAAACATATTTATATTATAGATAAATGGATTTTGTTTATGTATTAATTTGTAGAAGTTAATGGGAAGATATAGTTATATTATTGTCAAAGGAAGATGCTATAAATGAATCAATAAAATACCCAAATTTTAGTTTAAATTTTTAGTAAAAATAACAAATCTGGATAAATAACAACTTATAATTATTATAAAAATAGAGAAATTATTATTCATGATTGATAATTTTACATTAAATCAAGTTTTCATTATATAAAAGATATAAAATTAAAATTGAAATAAATATTTTAAATATATATTTTAATTAATAAATATAACATGACTATTAAAGTTAATACTAAATCAATAAACTGTGATCAGTTACAAAAAATACTTGATTATTATAATTCTAATAAATCATTAGACGAAGAACCATTAGAATTATTAGATCGATGTGAAGGTGGTTTTAAAATAAAAATTTCATATATGAAAAATCAACAATGTGATGAAAATAATAAAATTAAACAACTACGTTGGAGTAAAGGATGTTTAGTTTCGTCAAAATATATTAGTTTTAAAGAAAGTGAGAAATTATTACTATATGATGCTTTAATTCATGTTTTAGGTAAAGATAATGTATCTTTTGACAAATAGACAAAATAAATTATATTTTATAATTATATGAATAATATTATAAAAAAAGAGTTCAATGAGTTTAAAAAATACCATAAGAATATTTATAATATCCAATTTCACATATTTTGTGGATTCATTTTTATGACATTTTTATGTTTGTTATCTAAAAAATATAGCTATTCATTATTAATTTTATATTCATTATTAATTTTATTCACTATTTATAATTTGTTTATCACATTTTTTATTTTTTCTGTTTTGTTTATTATGATTTATCTTGTTAAAAAGTATAATCTCTCATTTTTATATTGTTTTATTTTATTTTTAGTATTTTATTTTTTACCTGATTTGTCACATTATTTAACAAATGAACCAGCTATGTTAAATATAAATAATATAACACCAATATCGATTTTTACAAATATTTTTTATCTTTTGCCATTTAGTATAATGTGTTTGTAAAATTATATATATATATATATAATATGAAAAATATTGATAATGATTTTAATGAATTCAAAAAGTATCATAAAAATAAATATAATCGCTTAATACACATTTTATCATTTTTAATTGGTTTTATAGCATTTTGTTTTTTGTTCAAAAATGATTATATAAAATATACTATTGTATTATTATATATAGGTTCTATAATATTAACATATTATAATATAATACTTATAACTATTATAACTATACTTTTAATAATTATTTTATTAGTTTTTAAATATTTTAATAACACAAATAAAATTACATTAATTCTTATTATTATATTAACATATATAATACCAGAATTATCTCATATTTATTTTAAAGAAAATACCTATTTATACAATAGATTAAATAAAGAACAAAATATTTTTATGATAATTATACAATTATTTAAACATTCTATTAATTTAGTTCCTTATTGTATATTGTCAAAATAAAATATAAATATTCATATAAAACTATTGATATAAAAATGAAAATACATATTATAAATGATTTTAAAATTAAATTACTATAATTTTTTACTTTATTATTAATATATAAAATAAAGAATATTAAAAAGAAAATAAAAATAGATAATAAAATATTAAAATTAATACCTATAATATAGCTTAAAACTCCGAAGAAAAATTCTGGTAATGTTTTTGGATTTGTTCCGTTTTCCATGACATATCTTGTAATTTTCAAATAATAATTATAAAACTTTAATACAAAATTAATATACCAATTTGGTAAAGTGCAATTTTCACATACTAAAAAATGTAATTTCAATACTATTCTATACATTGATTTATCTCCATTATTATTTTTTAATACTTGATGTGTTGTTTTATCAAAATCAAATGCCAAATATTCATATTTATTTAAAGGTTTTCCATAATTAAGATGTGTAAGATATGTCATTATATTTTTATTATTATCTGTAATACCGATTAAAATACGATATATTTTTACACCTAAAAAACTAAAATGACCATCTCTATGGACATAATAATTACCAACTGCTCCATATAAATTTTTATTTGTTGTTTTAGGTGGATTAGCATAATATATTTCATCCATATCATCTATTCTAATAAGTTTGCATTTATTATTATTACATAAATTTTGCCAAATTGCATCATTTTTAATATTATCAATTTTATTTTTAAGATTATCATCTAATTGATTGTACCATTTGTGATATGTTATTTTTTTTTTATATTCCATAGGTATCTCATTATAAAATATATTTTCAATATTATCAATTTCTTTGTGTAAATATTGCGGTAGTTTACCGATTGAGATATTGCCCTCATTTTCATCCTGAAATTGAAAAAAATTATTTTTATTAAACATTATATTAAATAATTATATTTTATTTTACTCTAAATATTTTATATCTTAGCCAATAAAAAGTTACTATTAGTAAATAAATAGATATTAACGATAATAACACATATTTTATTATTTTTGATATATTTTTATATATTAATTTTATTTTTAATACAATTCTAACAAAACTGATTATTACAATTATTATGAATAAAATTATATATTCGATAAAATTAGTATAAAAAAATTGACAACCTAATCCCATAAAAAATTGATAGAACGTTTCAGGGTCTGTACCTGTTTTCATAATATAACGCGTAATATATTCATAATATAAATAAAATTTTTTTATTTGTTCAACATATTCTCTCGAATATTGGCAATTTTCACACACAATATAATGTAGTTTTAATAATATTCTTGGTGTTAATTCTTGTTTATCTTTTATAACTTGATGTGTTGATTTGTCAAAATCAAATACAATATAATCACCCGAATTTATTTTATGTCCAACATTTAAATTGGTAAAGTAAGTTGTAATATTATCATTTCCATCTGTTAATCCAATAATTACTCTATAAAATTTAATTCCATTAAAATTATATATACAATCGCGATGAATATCATAATTACTTGACGCACCATATAAATTTATTTGCTTTAAATTATTTTTAGGATTCGAATAATATAATTCATCCATTTCATACGCACTATTTCTGATACATTTTTCACTACCATCACATAATTGATTCCAAAACCTACTTTTTTGTATTTGTTTTACTTTATTTTTAATAGATTCAGGCATATCATCATACCATGTATGATATGTAGACGCATTTTTATCAGGTATTGTATTATAATATTCAATGGATATTTCATCTAAAATATTTTTTAAATCATTTGGCAGTCTGCCAATACCAATTTTTCCTTCAATATCATCTCTATATGTAAATATACTATTCATTATATTATACAAATATAATAATGAATATGTAAAAAATAATTAAACTTTGTAAATTCTCTTTTAAATTCATTTAAAAAAAAGTCATATATTATAACAGTTAAATATATATGTCAGATAGTTGGGAAGATTGGGAAAATGATGATTATATTGTTCCTACTTTAAATAAAGAACAATTTAAAATATTGGAAGAAAGAAAATTGGTAGAAGAATCGGATAATCTTTTAACAAAGAATTTATTTTCTAATGAAGAAGATTTAGTATTTAAAGATTTAAAGCCTGAAATTAATTTTTCAAAAAATTTAAAATTTACTGAAAAAAAAGCACCAAAAACGAAAAATGCTGTCAATAATCGAGAAATGAATGAGGAAAAACAAAAAATAATGTCCAAAATTATAAAACAAAAAAAAGCTGATAAACAGCGAGAAAAAGAGTTATTTGGTGAAGCAGAAAATGACGAATATGATAAATACCTTGAATATGAAGAAGCATTCTATTAAAATATTTTAGGTGTGTTTACATAATATAGTACAGCTAAATAACACAATATACCTAAAAGTAATGATAATAACCAAATAGGTAAAATTGTTTTATTTTTGTAACCAATACCGAACTCACGAATACTTCCATCTGTATTATAGAAACAAGCTGGTTTCATGATTTGAATTATTCCAAAAATAATAATAAATAATATAACTGCTATTAATGTGATATTTTCTCTAATATATGTTTTATTCATTTTAATATATAATTATATACTATTTTTTTAATTATATATTACTAAAATTAGAATTCTTGTTCATAATCTTCATATTCTTCTTCAGGTGCTTCAACACCGTCAAAACCACCATCAAAATATGTTTCTCCTAAACCACTCATGTCGTAAGCGTCCATGTCAATTTCTCTATCAGTACGTCTTTGTTCTAAATAATCATCTACAAATAAATTAATATTTTCATCGGTAGCATTTTTATTTCTTTTTCTGATTTTTCTCTCTGCTTTTTCCATTTCATCTCTTAAATTTTGTTCTTCTTCATAGAAATCTTTATCATACATGGTTAAGCCTTTTTGTAAACCTTTACTATATAATCCTTGTTTAGTAATTTTAAGAATAGTATCTACATCTCTTGCTTCATCTGTCATGTTTTTTAATCTATCAGTCACCATATCTTTCTCTCTTTCTCTTAATTTAAAAACTCTGTCTTGAATTTCTTCATAAGATATATCAATTAAGTCTTTTTCATCTTTAAATATAGACATAAATGCTATAAGCAAATCCGCTGTTTTTTGTTTTAACTCTTTCTTATTACCAGTTAAAATTCTAATATCAGTTTTATTACGCGATGTCATACCTAAATCAACTCTGGTTTCTGTTTCTTCGATATAGTCAACAGAAAATATATCAGTAACATCTACCTCTTTTCTAATTTCTGTTACAATCATGTTATCATCATCAGATAATGAAATGTAAGTAATCAAGACTCTTAATAAATAATATTCAAATAAAAATCTACTGGTTCTTTCATCAATTACACCTCTAAGAATTTTTTCTCCATTTTTAATACTTGAAAATCCTGGTGTACAATCAGCTAATCTCATTATATTTTTACCTATTTTTTGTATTGTAGTCAATACATTTGTAATAGATGGAATACCATAGAATTGGTTTAATTTTTCAAAATATTCTGATATATATTTTTTGAGTTTATTGGCATGATTCTTTGAAAATCCATAATAATTTGGAATATGAGTATTATCATAATTAACTTTATTTAATATAATATTTGGAAATATACTCACAAAATTATGGATAAAATTTTTATAGAAATTATTTATATTATACATATTATCGTCTGATATTTTGTTATGTTCGTTTCTATGTGATTGATCATTTGCCCATGTAGATAATTTTTCAATTGTTTGTGTAAATTGTTTAATAGATTTGCGGGTTGTATTAGAGCTACTATTAAGCTTTATAAATTCAATTAATTCTTCTGTCATTTCTCCATTTGTTCTAATTAAAAAATCATTTAATTTTTTAACATCTTCTGAATATTCTTCTGTCGCTATATCAAAAGTATCTATTGCTTTTGTTATTAAATCTCTTAATGATTGTTCAATTATTTCATTTTCATTATTTTCATCATAAATAGCTTCTAATAATTTGGATAATTTGGCGACTGATGAAATAACAGGATTATCTAAATCAATATTTATAATATTCTCTCTACTAATTAATTGAATAAGTCTTAAAAATTGTTCATTTGTATAGTTTCTCCCATCCTCTTTTAGCTTCTGTATAATTTTATCAATGGTATCAGATGGATCAATAAGTGCTGAATCAGGTTTATCTGTACATAAAGGAATTAAATCTTCTGGAATAGGTAATAGTGATTTAAATTTACAATAAAATATAAAAGCCATATAAATTGTTTTTTCATCAAATGTATTTGATACAGATGGATACACATTTTTTGTATTTATATTACTATAAAATATAGGTGATTCAGTATTTGATCTTATGTCATCTAAAATATTACAGAGTCTTTGTACAATATTATTAAACTGTATAATATCTGGACTTCTACTGGAAAAATAATGAATAGTAGTTTCATCTTCTTTACTATCACAGCAAGCATTTTCAAGATATGGTTCATTATTGGAAGTATGTAAGAGAACCTTATGATTTTTGACAATTTGCTGTATCTTTTCTTGAATAGCCAGAGAGAATTGTATAATTTTTGATTCAATAACTAATATTTTTTCTCTCTGTTTTTCAGAACCATTTCTTAAATCGCTTACAAGACTCTTCTTAAATTCTTCTGAAATATTAACTAAATGTCTTATTTTAAATGGAATAAGTGGTGGAAGAAAATTAGACCAGTTAGTTATATCATGTTCTTCTGGTATATTATTGGAAGGATTTGTTAATAAATATTCTGTCTTTTCAATGAATTTTCTTTGAACCTCTGGTAATTGAATCAGTGTACTATCTATAACTGCTTGTATTTTTGCTTGTATTTTCTCAGCATTAGTTTTTTTTAATACATTCCATGGTTCACCCGATTCTCTAATATCATATGTAACACATGCTAAATAACTTAAACTACTGAAATCACCTGTTCCTTCAAAAGGGTAACCAGAAAATGAACGAACACAACCAGGATGTGTTTTACGTGTTTTTACAGATGGAATAGATGTTTGAATCGCAATTAAAAACATTCCAAGAGTGTAATAAAGAAGAAAATTATTAAAAAAATCTCTGTAAGATGGCATTTGTTTCTTTGCTGTCTTTACTTTCTCTTTATAGTCGCTTTCAGACTCAACAGTATTTTTTATTGTCTCTATTACAGAATTAATGATAAATTCTTTTTGTGATTCAATATTTATACCCATAGCTATAGACAAAGTATTAATAATATTATTTATCATAATTGTTTCAGGAGTTATATATTTAATAGTTTTTTCTGTGGTAGCGGATATAATTTTATTACCAGCATCTTCCTCTAAAACAGCTCTTGATGAAACTTTAAAACCTTCTTCGAAACCCTCTTCAACATCAAAATCACCTGGACAAATAGGCCATCCAGTATACTTATCTGTCCACCAATCACCATCATCACTAAGTTGACCAATAGATGATTTTAATATTTCTAATGTATATTGATATTGATAAGGTGATTTAATGAAAGCAGCAGCCAATTCTTTTTTAAATACAGGTAATAATTGAACCCCTGTTTTTATACAATATAACCAATGTGGTGATTCAATTTCTCCTGGTGATGGTATACCAGGTCTTGTAAATTTATCGACAAATTTAATTATATCATTTTGTTTTTTAACCATATCTTTCTGACCTAAAATAATATCAAGTAGTTGAGTAAATGGTGAAATAATTCTACCTTTAGAATCATCTTCTATATCAGCACCTAATTTATATTTTTGATTATTGTATTTCAATAAAAAATTAGTTTCCATTTTTGATATTACTGGCATAATGGAGATAAAATATTCAAATTTATCTCTTATCTCTTTCTCAAATTGTTCTTTGGAAAGTTTGTATTTTGTATCAAATTCACTTATGATATCAGTAAGAAGTGAATTTTGTAAACTCAATTCATTAATCTTCGTACTTTCACATATATCATCATTAGCTCTTGGAATACTAATACATTTTTCTTGTAAATCACATATAATAGATGGTTCATCTGTTATGCCTGATTTTTTTGATAATTCTTTATCAAGAATCCATTTATTATCTTTTCTAATATAATAATCTGATTCATCGGATATATTTTCAGCATATCCTTTATATAAAATTGCGTATTGTCCGTCAATAACTTTTTTATTACCATCAATTAAAGTTTCAGCCAAATATTCTGCATGCGTTTCAGTTAAATTATTTTTTTTCATTTGATCTTTTATTATATAAGCTTTTAGGTTTTCAGGACTTAAGTTGATTACTTGTTCCGCATATCCACCTTTTTTATTTTCTTCTTCCATAACACCATAATTAGTTTTATCATATTTTTTATCAAAATAAATTAATTTATCATTATCCAATTCTAATTGTTCTAATGATGTGTACATTTTTGCGATCATTATAGTATCACATTTATCTTCCTTTTCTTCATCCTTTATTTTATCATCATTTTTTTGTTTTTCGACCTCAAATATATCACTTACGTCTTTTGGAAACATTAATTTTATATTTTCATAAGCAATAGATGTTGTGTATAATCGAGAATAATCTTTTAATATTAATCTACGTAAAATTTCTGAATTTGTCAAATTTTCTTCGGGATTTTCTAATTGGTAACCTGTATCAAAAACTTCATCTGCGAATTTTGAATTAATAATAGTAATAATACTAAACGCTTTTGTTTTTACAAGTTCAGATTGTTTTACTGATGCCAGCATTTTAAAAATTCTGGATAATTCTATCATATTTTTATTATATTCTGAAATTTTACCATCAATAAATTCAACAATTTCCTGATATTGTTTAAATGTTAAATCATCAGTATAAATTAAAAAAGGTTCCAAATATCCTACAACATCAATAATAGATAATTTACCATTTATATATTTTTTCATTAAATTAAAAATGATACGTGTTTTAGGTACAATAGAATTAACATATTTTGAATATAAATCTTTTTTTGATATACCTTTTATTTCATCTCCTGGAACATTCATAACATAATTTCTAATACCAGATACAAATTCATTTTCATCCAATTCTAATTCTTTTGAAAAAGAATCAATAAAAATATTAGTAACTTTTGTTTTTTTCTTTAATAATTCCCAATAATTCAAAAATATTTGATTCAAATTAGCTTTGGATAGAATATCAGTACCAGGTAAATTAATTTTTGAGAATCTAATAGTAGGCTCTGGTAATGTCATAATAGATTTAATAGCCATTAAATCATTATCAGTTATTTTTACTCTTATTGTAGTCATTTTTGCGGATGTCGAATCTGTAAGATCTAATTTTGTTTCTCCAATATTATATTTGGAAATAACGAATCGTCTATTTCTTATCATATTATTACTAAATACAGATGAATAAAGATCTTCTAAATTATCAATTACAGTATTTATGTTAGCATTAACTTCTTTTTCAATGATAATATCATTTGTATTTTCATCACTAATGTATTTAAATGGTATAAAATATTGTGATAATTCAGAATAAAGAGCAGTATATTTATTACTTTCTGCTGGTAAATTATTGGATCTATAGTTATCTATTAATAAATTCATATCTTTGAGATCTTTATCCAAATCTAAGTTAATAATATCATTATTTTCTTCATCAACATTTTCAACATTATATACTTTTTTTATATTTTTAACAATAGGCAATATCCAGTATAAATTTTGATTGAAATTTTGTAACCAGATTTTAAGTGGTTTATAAGTTGCTTCTTTAACAAGCATAGAATCAACATTTCCATATTGATCAAATCCAGAAAAAGTTTCTCTTAATTGTTTGAATCTTTCTATCATTATATGAATATTATTCAATACTCTTGGTGTTCTTTGTGAATTAGGTATTGTAGATAAAAGATCATCTAATAAATCACTTACTTGTTCTTCTATACTATATCTTTTAGATTTTGAAGCAACATCGACAAATTGAACTATTGGTCCTAACTCTTCATCGCCAAATACAATTTGATCTGCTCGTACAATAATTTCTCTCAATTGTTCCTTTACATCTTTAGTCGGTACAGTTACTTGAATATTTTCAGCGTCAACAACCTTCTTTTCTTGTTCAAGTTCTGGTATGGCTAATTCTTGTTCTTCTTGTTCTCTTTCTTCTTGTTCTTTTAATGGTGTTGAAGGTTTTTCTCTAATTTCGATATTATCTATTGGTAAATTTTCAGGAATACCTTTATAATCAAAATTAATATAGATAACATCTTTATCTGTTGTTCTAATTTCAATCATATCTTCTTCTAAATTAGTAATTTCTCCAGTAATAATTACCGGATAATCACCGCCAAAATGAATATTAATCCATTTACCAGGAAGCAATCCATTTTGTCTTGCGTAACTTGGTGTATCTGCTCGTCTAAGTATTTCAATTTTGGTAATATTTCCATCCCCTAAAACACCATCCTCTGATATTTTAACCTTAATAGTATTTAAAGTATCTGTATTAATTAAATAAGCTTTTGATTTATCGATATAATCTATGAGAAATATTTGTTCATTTAGATTTTCATTAACTGGATTGGTAATTTTAATTACATCACCTAATTGAAGTTCTAATTCTATATCTTCTTTTTTAGGTTCTAAAGACATTGTTCTATAATTATATTAGATATTTTATACTTAAGTAATAATCAATATAAAATATAGTTTAAAGACAATTTATTAATTATATACAAAGGCAATATGAGTTATAATCTATCTGAAATTCCTGGTTTTAATGATTTACTCAAATCAAATATTGTATTTAATTCAAATGTACTAAAATTAAATAAGATTGAATGTCGCACTAATAATTCTTCTTATAAAGTTATTAGATATGATAAAAATTTATTATGTGTAGACTTGATTCCATCTTATGGATTATGTCGTTCTGTTGTTTTAAATTCTCAGAATAAAGTAGTTTGTTTTTCACCTCAAAAATCAATTCATGCTGAAACATTTATGAAAAAATATAATGAAATAAGTACATTTATTCAAGCAGAAGAATTTGTAGAGGGAACTATGATTAATGTGTTTTTTGACTCAAGTATTGGTGTAACTGGAAGTTGGGAAATTTCGACACGTAATACTGTCGGTGCTACGTCGACATTTTATAAATCACACAACTCAAAATCATTTAGACAGATGTTTATGGAAGCTGCTTCAGAATGTAACTTGGATATTAATAAATTAGAATCTGAATTATGTTATAGTTTTGTGCTTCAACATCCAGAAAATAGAATTGTTGTTCCATTTTCTAAACCACAGTTATATTTAGTTGGAATCTATAAAATAAATAATAATCCAGATAATATCACAGTAGATTTTTTTGATAAATATGACTATAAGGAATTTTTCCAACAACTTGGATCATCTGTTAAATTTCCTGATATCTATGAATTTAATCAATATTCCGATCTAATCGAAAAATATGGTTCAATGAATACATCATATGAATTGGTTGGTGTAGTTATTCATAATAAGTTAACTGGTGAAAGAAGTAAAATTAGAAATCCCGTATATGAACAAGTTAGAAATTTAAGGGGAAACCAGCCCAAGCTACAATATCAATATTTAAGTCTAAGAAAAGAAGGTAAAGTAAAGGATTTTTTGAAATTTTATCCAGAAAATAAAAATGAGTTTTCAACTTTCAGAGATCAAGTACATCTTTTCACAAATACATTATATTCTAATTATGTATCATGTTATATTAAGAAGGAACGACCTTTGATGGAATTTTCAGAACAGTTCAGAACGCATATGTTTAATATCCATCAATTATATATGAATGAATTTAGAGAGAAAAAACAATATGTCACAAATACTGTTGTACAAAATTATGTAAATGAGTTACATCCTTCTTTGTTAATGTATTGTTTGAACTTTCAAATGAGAAAGAGAAATGTAGACACAATTGTTGCAGAAAGTTCATAAAAAAATAAATATTAATTAAATTTATAAATTATTATTTATTTAATCTATCAAATAATTTATCGTGGAACTAATTTCAAAAATTCCTTTCTAATTTTATTAAATGTATCTATTGAATAAGTTATACACTGTTTCAAATTACCTTTAATAGTGGAAATCTCCACAGGATCTTTATAAGCAACACGAATAATACTATATGGATCATGAGGATGTAACATTTTAAAGCCACAAAATGTCAATTGTTTTTCTTCATAAAAATTTGTTAATAAGAAATATTCAATTACTTTTCCAATAGTATAATCTTCATTATCAAGAATAATATCATAAGAATTTGGCATAGTATTTTCAGCAACCTTAATCTCTATTTCATCTTTTTCAATGATCGAATCTAAATTTTCTAATTTATTAATCATGATTTTACAAGCCTTTATAAGAATTTCAGCATTTGTATAAACTCCAACTGATTGAATAATAAAATCAAAACTATCATTCTTGAAAATACGTTTTCCTTCTAATAATTTCCAATTCTTTTCCTCAAATTCTATTTCAGCCTCTTTTTTACCTTCATCCTTCCATTTTTGTTTTAACTGAGCCAATTTAGCTTCTTGTGCTGCTTCATCAATGGTATTGCCATAAGAACAAGTAGATACAACATTATAAGCTCCATCTTCTTTCGCATTACTGATATCAAATTCACATGTTAAATGTATAATTTTACCCTGAAGTTCTTCAGCAGGTTTTGCTTTTAATCTAACAAAATCAATATGATCACCACTAATATCATTTGCTGGGAAAATTTCAAGTGTTTTATCTTGTGGCAATGGTTTTCCAGTTACCAAATCTTTAATTACAAAATCTTTAGTAGTTACAACAATTGAGGTATCTGTATTATTTTGAACATTTAGTTCCATAATATAATTTTTAAGTGGAAATTCTTCAACATCCTTAATATGAATAGGAATACAACTTAAACGATGTTTAACAATTTCATTATTTAGGCCACAAGTATTCGCAATGATATTACATTTATTTTTATCGTTTGGTGATACTCTGAAAACCACTAATGGTATATCAGATAGAATAGTCCTTCTTAAAGCATTAGCGATACTTACATTTACCCCACTTAGTGTAAATAATAATTCATCATCATTTATTTTTGATGTAAGCTCTACACGAGGATTAATATTAACTTTATCTGTTGAATAAGAAATTCTTGAGTCAGTGTTCATTATATCTATTATATCTTTATATTTAAATTAAAAATTTAATTCATTTTTTTTTAAAATGAGTTAAATATAATTTTGGAATACCTAATTATATATAAAGATGAGTAGTATTTTATATTACAGTAAATATTGCGAAGTTTGTAAAAAATATTTACAGATTCTATCAAAATCTGATCATCAAAAAGATGTACATTTTATTTGTATTGATAAAAGAGTTAAAGACGCAGGTGGAAAAACATTTATTGTTTTAGAAAATGGTCAAAAAATTGTTTTACCAGATAATGTGACAAAAGTTCCTGCTTTACTACTATTAAATCAAGGCTATCAAGTATTATTTGGAGAAAAGATTTTACAGCATTTAAAACCAATAAAACAACAAGAAATAAAGCAAGCAACTATGAATAATATGGAGCCAATGGCTTTTTCTCTTGGAGGTGGAGGAAGTTTTGGTGCTGTAGTTTCTGACCAATATAGTTTCTTAGACCAAGATCCAGATGAATTAAAAGCTGAAGGAAATGGTGGAATGAGACAAATGCATAATTATGTAGATTTGAATACCGCATTTAGTGGTCATATATCTAACATGTCAACAAACGATGATAATACTACTATTCGTGGAGCTAAAAAAATAGGCGAAGATGCTTCTAATCAACAAATGGAACAAAGGCTAAAACAAATGCAAGAAGAACGAGATGCTGATATAAGATCCATTACAGGAAATAGACCTCCAATGAGTTTTTAGGCTGGAGACGGTTGAAATAAATGTTCCCAATCAGAACATTGGATACAATTTGAAATACTGGTTGGATATTTATCAAAAACATAAAATGGTGATATTTTTAGAGAAAAAATATTAATAAATCCTATTAAATATCGAATACTTGCCCATCTAAAAAAATAATATAATTTTAGAAATAAAGCACTTATACTTTCATTAGCTGTCATATTTGAACGTAAATCATATCCCATGACACCATTTAATTCATATATTTTAAAATTTCCATTATTTAAATCATGTACATTTTCAAAACCTATATCATATCTTCCTGCATTAAATCCAGGTATCCCAGAAGATATATTTTTAATAATATCACTGAATTTAGAGTAATCTAAAGAATTTGTCAAATCTTCACATTGAACATTTTCACCATTTTTAATATTACCACATTTTAATGGTTTCCAATCATTTGTATCATTTTTTTTACTAACAATGGAAATGATATTACCATTATTTATATATGGAATTTTTTCGTATAAAACACCTATTTCATTCTTTGATTTATAAAATTCTTGTACAATATACTTTTCGTTTGGATTATATTTTATTATAAAATTATACAAATCTTTGTCATTATGAATTAGAGAGACATTTTTACTTGTACCTGAACAAATGGTAGGTTTTATTATATAAGGGTAAGACATATCAGGTAAATTATGAATATCAAATAATTGTGTTTTTAATTTATTTTTTTGAGGAAAATAACTGTTTAGAGTAAATTTATTAGTATTTTTATCCCATATGTTTACACAGAAAAACAATATAGATGTTAAAAAATAAATAAGAGAGAATAATAATAAAATTATAATAAAAATATAAAAAATGGTATATTTTATTTTAAAATTTGATAATATACTTAATAAGTTTTTATATTTCATTATAGTATTATAATATAATGAGAAAATTTATAAAAATAATAATAAATATAATACATAAACTATTAGTTTATTTTATGTTTTTTGGTGTTTTATTACCAGAAAAATACTTACTTTATTTCGTAATAACATGGCCTTTTATTTACATACATTGGCAGTTAAATAATAATAGATGTATTCTAACAGAATTAGAATATTATTTAGATAATAAACCATATCCACCAACAATAGATAAAGATCATGATTATCCATTCATGAAAAGTGTTTTGGGTGATTTTGGTATAAGTATGGATGATGAAAATATACACTATGGAGTAATGTATGGTTTGACAATTTTATGGATAATAGGTATGATACGTTATTTTAAATTATATAAAAAATTTATGTAAATTTTTTTAAATTAATAAATTTATCAAAATATTCTTTAGAAATTTCATATCTTATATTATTAAATCTTCCAGCTAAATGAAATACATATGTTTTATCATTTAATTTATCATTTTTATAAAAATGTTGTAAAACACCATATTCATATATAACAGAATTTTCTTGAATGTTTAATATATTATTATTAAACATGTAAATTAATACACCCTGATCCCACCAATGAGGATATTTATTGTTATTATATAATTCTTCATCATAAGCCCATTTAGTTAAAAATTCTATACTATATTTTGTATTTTTAACAATGAAGAAACCAGTATTTATATTTTTATTACCTAAATCGTTGCTAAAAATAAAATTAACATTTAAATTGTCATTTATAATATCAATAATATTATTAGAATCAATATAAAAAAAAGCATCAGCATCAATCCAAATTAGATAATCAAAGTTTGAAATATTATCAAGCAATAATGGTAATCTTTCCCAAGCAGAATGTCTATTACTATATTTTTTTATATTTGATAAAATAATATGTAAATTATATTTTTCACAATATTTTTTGTTTATTTTATAATTTATTTCACCATAATTTTCTATATTATAATCATAAAACATAACTACACAAATTTTCATTATATATATATATTTACTTTAAATTTACAATATTAATATTAATTTTAAAATAATTTAAAAAGATTTGAAGAAAAATACATAATGTCAAATATATTAACTGCGTTTAATGATCATTTTTTGGAATTCTTAAATGATGTTCAAAGTGTTTTTCCTGAAGATGCTGATATTTTAACAGCAAAAAATGCTTTAATTGCGATTAGAAAGGCAAATCCAAAGATGATTGTAAAAATTTGGAAAGGATTTATTGCGGATAAATATAGAGCTCAAATATTAGCAGGAGATATAGGATTTTTTATATCGAAAGACTATTCTTCGGATGTCGCAACAGCAGCAGGTTCAGATAAGATTATGGAATCTATTGATAGATTGAGGGAACCAGTGAGAAATATGGGTCCAGAAAATCAAGCAAAGGTCATGAAGTATATTCAAAATTTGACAAAATTAGCGGATATGGTTGAATAGAATAAAAATTTAATATATAATATTAGTTTAATTTGACTTAAATAAAAATAATATATATTAAATAATATGTCCGAAAATACAAATTCTGTTCCGGAAGAGTTTATCAAAGTGGTTAGGGATTTTGTTGGTGATTTGAAGACTACATTTCCTGAGTATTTACCGTTTATTGATAAATGGTGGAAAAGCAAAGAACATTTTAATTATATTGATGAAGAAGAAGATCGTGTGAAAGCATATGAAAAGTCAGAAAAAAAATCAGCAGAAATGTTATTTGATTTCTGTAAGAAGAAGTTGCCACCAAGATTTTTTGATATTTTGTATCAAAATGATGAAATATTTAAAGAAGATTCTGAAGTTGATACAGAGTTCTTTCCAAAAATTCATTTTAAAAACTTATGGCAATGTGATATATCAGATAAGACTCGTGAAACAATCTGGAAATATCTTCAACTTATGTTGTTCTCTATAATTGGAACTTTAGATAATAAAGAAGCTTTTGGTGACACAGCAAAACTTTTTGAAGCAATTAATGAAGATGATTTCAAAAGTAAATTACAAGAAACGTTATCACAAATGCAGGATTTGTTTGATTCAAGTGGAAATATTAATGAAAATCTCGGGGAAGGACTAAATCCAAGTGATTTACCAAATGCTGAGCAAATAAATGAACATATTACTGGTATGTTGAATGGTAAAATTGGTCAATTGGCGCATGAAATTGCGGAGGAAACTGCCGCTAATTTAAATATGGATTTTGATGGTGCTACTGATATGAAAGATGTTTTTACAAAACTTATTAAAAATCCTACAAAATTAATGGGATTAATTAAAAATATTGGAGACAAACTTGATTCCAAACTTAAATCAGGTGAATTGAAAGAATCTGAAATGATTCAAGAAGCTACCGAAATAATGAATAAAATGAAAAATATGCCTGGAATGGGTAATATTCAGTCCATGTTAAGTAAAATGGGTATGAGTGGTTTAGGTGGTTTAGGTGGAGGAAAAGTAAATACAGCAGCAATGGAAGCACAATTAAATCAACGTTTAAAAATGGCAAAAACAAAGGAAAGAATAAGAGCAAAAGCAGAAGCTAAGGCAAAAGCAAAAGCAGAAGCTATGTCAACAACACAAACACAACAAACTAATCATACTCCTATGAGTATTGAAGAAACTCTCAAGTTTATTGGAGATGGAGAGAAAGTTGAAAGAACCCCAAGAGGTGCTAAACCACCACAATCAAATAATAAAAAGAAAAAGAACAAGAAATAGACGAAAACAATTATAAATAAGTATTTATAAAAATTATAACTACAGGAAAAGAATAAAATTAAGAAATAATTTTAAAAGATTTATATATATATAATGACAATACAATTTTGGTCCAATGATCCCACTATTTTATTTAATAAAGAATATATCTTTGAATTATGGCCAACATCATCTATGTGTTATGAACAGAAGCTGAATTCGATTTCAAGATTGATTATTTTATTGACAATTTTAGGATATATTTTAACTATGTCAAAAAGAGTATTAATAGTAGGTGTATTAACCTTATTAGTTATATATGTATTATTCACCATGCGTAAACAGAAAATAACGAAGAATATGTTAGAAAATTTTGATATTCAAGGCAATGAAGTAACTGGTTTATTTGATAATAAACCAAAATCATTTGTAAATCCAGTAACTTTAGATGCTGTTTTACGAACTGAATTCAAAGAGGGTAATAAGAAAAATCCTTTTAGCAATGTTTTACTAACTCAAATCAACGATGATCCGAATAGAAAAGCAGCTCCTCCAGCATTTAATGTAGATGTAGAAGAGGATATAACAAAAAATGTTAAAAAAGCTGTTCAGATGATGAATCCTGGTATAAAAAATACCAATTACCAATTATTTGGTGACCTTTGGCAAAAATTCCAGTTAGATCAATCGAATCGTGTATTCTATTCGACTCCTAATACTCGTGTCGCAAATGATCAAGGTGCTTACGGACAGTACTTATATGGTTGGATGCCATCTGGTAAGGAATCTACTCCAGAAGGTGCTTTTGCTCGTGTCCAAGACAACTACAGATACACATTGTATTAATAGTATTATTCATAAAAGGTTTTATTGTCTTTTTTATCATATACCCAAATTTCATATTAAAAAAAATTGAGTGAAGTAATATAATTATTATTAAAAATATATAATAATTATGTCAATCAAATACGCCGAAGTAACAATAATTAAAAATTTAGAAAAAGAAAGTATAAATGATTATGTCGGGCGATTTTTTGGTAGAGAAATTTCAGTAACAGATGATGATACGATTATTATTCAATTTGACGATGGATCAATAATGGATACATCAAATTTAGAAGAAAAAGAAGACATTTATTCGGATTATGAAGATGAAAAAAGTTTTGAAAGTAAAACAGATATTATTTCCTATACAAATAGCAATATAGAATCAAAATATTTTGATACTGACACAGAAATTAATTCATTTAGTGTTAATAATAAATTAAATAATAGAATTGTATTATTAAATATAATTTATATGCCTAATAAATTTTTAGAAAGTTTTATAGTAAATAATATTTTATTTCAAATGAATATTCCAGATAGTAATTATTCAACATTTGGTAATAAATACAGCATTAGTTACAGAAATCTATTCATTACATCTAAAAATAAGGATAAATATAAAAATAGTAATGAGAGAAATTCATCTTTTAAAACTGTAGAGACTGAACCTTCAATTTATAACATGGTTTATTCATGTATGTCTACCCGCGAATCTACACAACGTATTGATAGTTTTGGAATAGCAAGAATAAGATCAAGTAATTTGAGTCCAAGATTTGCTTTAGCTTATAAAGATAATTACTTTAAAAAACAAGATATAATTTATTTAGTTGATCGTATATTTAAATTTAAATTTTAAAATAATATTTTAGAAACAAATAAAAAATAATAAAAAAATAAATTGTAATATAATATATAATGGCTACTTACTCAGGATATACTTTTGATAACATGTCAAGAATTGGTTTAGACTCTTGTTGCGTGGATCAAGATACAATTCAAGATATTGCTGCATGTAATTATATGACACAAAATTTTTTTGCTTCAGATTGTTCGATGAAAAAACCAATAGAACTTGCAACAACTCAGCCAGGTATTATGTATAATGGAGGTTATAATGTAGGAGCTGGTGGATGCAATATTAATGATTCATCAAAATTGCTAATTGGAACTATTCAAACACATCCAAGATGTCATATAGACCTATTTCAAAGACCATTCGCAACTGTTCCATATTTAGGAAGAGGTTCAGTAAATCCAGTAATGGAATCTCAAATTCAACAAGGTGAGCAAATTGTGAACAAACGTAGTGTCAATACTTTAAGCGAAAAAAGTTATATTAAATATCACCAAACCCCATTATTACCAGCTGTTCAACAAAGAATTAATAATCCTGCTAACCAGATTGAAAGTGTAGCATCGGATGGTTGGATTCGAGGTGGAATTCCTTCGAGAGAATTAACTCGCGATACTGATTACTTTAACAAACATACTACATACCAATATGCTTAAATCAATTCAATAATATTTATTTAAAGATTACAAATATAATTTAAATAAATGTATAATACAAAATTTGAATGTAGATATCACAAAGAAGATGTATTTTTAGAAACAGATCAAGTTAATGAAGAAGAGAAAAATTATATTCGTGATCTCCTTTATAGAGAAGATTTTTTAAATATTTTTTATATTGATTATAATGATGTATTTGATGTTTTTGAAACAACAATGAATGAATTATATGAGAAAATTAAGAATTGTTCTGAATTAAATAAATTAATGAAAGACAAAGCAGAAAAAGTATTATTATCAACTGATTTAAAAAGTGGATTAGTTATCTTATATTCTTATGATTATATGTACTTAACACATAAATGTGTATCCGAATATTTAGAAACTGGTTCTGTATCACAAGAAAATATAGATTTATTAGATAAAATTGGTAAATAATATTTTATAAGTGTATATAAATGGCTTCTACACGTAATAGAAATACTCCTGGAAACTATTGTTTAGAACAAAGACAATATCAAAATTCCGAAAACTATACTTTATATCCAAATTCACAATATGGTGCCGCTTATAATACAAGATTTGCTGGAAATGGATTATTACCTGCTCAAATACCATGGAATAAATTATCCTATAATGCTGCGGATACAGAGTCTTTTTTATTTGGAATTAATTCTACTAATTTAGTCAATCCTGCTCCATGTTTTGTTCCAGAAATAGCAAAGTTGGATTCTGTAAATATATATGAAAAAGGTCCTATCTTCATGCCTGAACCTTTAGCACTTGACAAAGATCAAAGACCATTCCCTGTTCCTAATTAATAAAAATTAATGTCTTAAAATTTAATGATTAATTTTTATTAATTAATAATTTTATATTTTCTATCCAATTTTCAACTACATCCTCCATGTTACAAGCTTCATCAGCGCAAAAAATATTTAATAATCTTGTTCCACCTAATTCACTAATTCTTTTATCAATAGATTTTCCCATATAACAAAATTTATCATAATTTGTATCACCTAATCCAAGAACTGCGTATTTTACTTCTTTAAATTTATCTTTTTCTAAACTTCTATTTTTAATATATCTCCACCATTTATCCGCATTTAAAGGAGGTTCTCCATTACCAGTAGTGGAGCAAATTATAAATAAATAATTACTGTCTTTAAAATCAAATGTTATGGTATTATTTAACGGAAAACATTTTACTTTATTGTTTTCTTCAATTAATATATCTTCTAAATTTTTGGCTATAGTTTCACTATTTCCGGTTTGTGAACCATACAATACATAAATATATTTGTTTGACATATTAACTAATATAAGTTTTTAATATAAAAATATTTAAAAAAATAATTTTATATATATTTTTATTGAATTAATATTCTGGTGTATGTTTTTTGAATAAACATCCTTGAGCTTGTAATCCTTTTATAGGCGCAACAACTGCTGGATTTTGATGATCACAATTAGTCATCCAAATTTTAATAATACAGAAATTTTTTTTTGGTGAAATAGTTATCCCAGTTACAGATTTAACAAATGGCACACCACTACTGATTGAACCACCGACAATTCTATAAGTCAATTCACTCCAGGCTTTTGCCACATTTTTATTTAATACTTTATATGAGAAACAACCTCCATTTCTATTTTTAGGATCTTCCCAAATAGGATTAATACCTTGTCTCATCATAAACAACATACAATTTTCTACAAGAATAGCAGGTAAAGATTCTGTAACTGCGACTGTGTCTTCAATAGTTGTAAATGTAGAAATAGGAATATAGCTTTTTAAACTCCAATCTGTATTATGAGGTAAATGTGCCCATAATGTCCAATTATCCGATAATTTATGAAATAAATCAGTATCTGAACTTAAGTTTGCTGTTTCCATTGTATTTGTATGCTGGGATAACATATCGTAATTGAATATCTCAATTTTTTTTTAAATAGTTTTCAATATATATATTATACTTTAACTGGTAAATAAAATTTTATATTCATTTTTCTCTAATAAAACACATTCATTTTTATCTGTAAATTCTATTTCAACGTTATTAACATTTTGATCTATAATTTTAAGGCTGAATTTTTGATTATCATCAATAGTTTCATTTATATTAATATGTTTCTTTATGTAATAAATAAAAAAATCCTTTATAAATTTGTTACCTATTAAATAATAATTGAAAACATCTGTTTTTAAGTCAATTTTATAAGATTTTTCTCCAATATTAAATTCAATAAGCATAAATTTTATATCTGAAACTTCATTTTTCGGTATCATATTATCATTATAGTAAATAGCTCTATTTACATAATTGTTGTTAACATAATTATATATATAAAAATTATAACCATCACAATAATCTACGTTATTTTCTTTTAGTTCTTTATCATGAAAATAAAAATTTAATTTGTTAATGTCATTTTTTAATTTCAAAAGTGACTCGTTAGAATCTATTAATTTATTAAATTGATTTTTAACCTTAATAAGTATTATTTGTAGTTTACTAAAATAATAAATACAATTATAGGACGTAACTAATAAAAAGTCTTTAAAATATTCTGGAAATCTTCTCTCTAAAAAATCAGCAAAAAGAACTCCAATTACAAGTGTGTTTAACAAATAACCTATCATTATTAATACATTTAATAATGATAATTTTTTAAATTGTTTTATAATATATTCTCTCTAACTCTGATAAGCTGGACTACTTGTACCACTTGGTATTATAACATAGTTTGATTGAGTATTTTGAACATTATTAGCTGATGGGTTTGGAACTATAATATTTGGTGATTTATAATATACAGGTTTTAAAGCAGGATTGTATTCTGGATCATAAATAATAATATTACCTAAAGAATCAATAGTTACATTATTACTACAATCAACAACTGGGTTTGTATTATAATTTAATGTTCCAGTCGCAGCATCTAAACCAAATACATATAATATCATACTCACAATTACTGTCATTAAAATAAATGGTATAAATACTATAATCCAAGAAACTACACTCAAACCTTTTTCACATAATATATTAAGTAATAATGTTACCATGATTGTTACAATAACTTTGATAAATGCTGTATTATAAAGTCCCTTAAATGTATCAATAAGTATTTGAGTAATTGAGAATATTAAATATATAATAGCTGGAGCGCATAAATTTATCATATTATAATATAATTATATTTTAATTTTCATCAGCATAGAAGAATGGTTCACCTTCTTTAAAATATCCAACTTTATCACCTTGTTCTCCATCTTCTGTTAATTCCCAAATAAATCCATTTTCATCATCATTAGTACAATAGGTTACATCATCAATTTCAATTTCAAATACTTCCTCATCATCTTCTTCCTCTTCTTCTTTTGTTTCAGTTTCTACACTTTCTTCCTCTTGTTCTTCAGATTCATCTTCCTCTTCAGGTTCTTCTTCAGATTCTTTTTCCTCTTCAACTTCTTCCTCTTCCTCAACTTCTTCAACTTCTTCTTGTTCTTCCTCTTCCTCAACTTCTTCTTGTTCTTCCTCTTCAACTTCTTCTACTTCATCTTTTTCATCATCTTTAACCTCTTCTTCTTTAATTTCTGTTTGTAATTTTATTTCTGAACAAGTTATTAAAAGTGGATTTATATCAGCTTCATCTTCGGATAATTCTTCCTCACTAACAATATTTTTTTCTTCAAAATGAATTTCTATATTTTCATTTTCACTTGTTTTCACAACTGATGATTTTTCAATATTATCAATATGAATACCTTCTTCAATATTATCATTTTTTCTCAAACCTTTAATTTCATCATTTAAAAATGTAATTTTATCTACCAATTTACTTAAAATAGGAACAATACTATCATATTTTCTTTCCATTTCATCTAATCTTGAATTTAATTTTTCATAAATATTACTATTATAGCCATTCATAATATTTTTATTACATTCATCATATTCAGAAAATTCATTTTGTACATTACCTAATTCCAATACTACTGATGGTAATCTCATAATTTGTCTATGTGTATTTTCTAACAATTTAAATCTTTCCATATAATTAGATAAAACATCATTTAATCCTTGTTCAATTACTTTTTCAATATTATTCATCAATTGGTTAAGATCAAAAGTTTTATTTTCAAATTCCCTCATTCTTAGATAATTTAATATATAACTATTCGTTTAATATGATTTAAAAAATAATTTATCTATTTCATATATGGACAATATATCTTTAGTTGAAACAGACCAAATAGAAGAGAAAATACAAATTATAATGAGACAAACTGACTATTCTCAAGAACAAGCTCGAGAGAAACTCGGTAAATTTAATTTTAATGAAATGTCTGTAATTCGAGACTATTTTGGTATTACTGAAAAAGAAAAAAACAAAGAAGTTAAATCACTAAATCAAGCTATATATAAAGAAATCAGAGGTCATTTAGACGGAGCTATGCGTGGGTATCGTGAAAGAGTTGATAAAGGTGAGGTTAAAAAAATTGTTTAATTATTATTCTTATTCTTATGATTTATTTTTTTTATTTTTGTTTTTGTTTTTTATATTTTTAATTACATTCATTGGTGCTGAATTATGTAATCCAGCAATGGGAACAGAAAGAGATGGTAACATTAACGCAGCATTAAGTTGATTAATATGATCAACAAAATAAATAATAAAAAAAGCGAATACCAATAAAATTAAACCAAAAATATTTTCACTTATGTATTCCATATAATTAAATCCTGAATATTGCTGATCCATATTATATTTAAATAAAAAATAATATTTTAACAAAATTATTAATATATTATTTAACTTTGTGACAAACCAAATCTTTCACTTAGAATGTTTGTTTTTGTTTGTTTCTTTTGTATTTTTCTTAATTTAATATTATTAGTAGGTATTATTTTATTATTTATGATGAAATCATCATTGTCTTCATGTAGTTCTGGCATTATACGCGTTAATGGCTTATCAACTACTAAAAATAAACGTTCATTTTGTAATAATGATCTATATTCTTGAATACTTAAATTACCATAGTATTTTTCTAACATATAGTAAGGATTAGGTGCCGGTTTAATATTCTTATTATAATTATAAACTTTAGAGTAAATATGATTCATAAGCTGATAACGCTCAAATTTAATAGAACTATCAATATTTTCTTCCATTAAATGAGCCACTGCGCATTCTGGGCTACAGAAACAACCGTAAACCTGATAAGTGTTATTTATAAAATGTTTTGGTATATAAACAGGAGGATTATCAAATTCATATGTATCCCAAAAACAAGCAGATTTTTTATTATCAATATTATTTACATGTAAATTATGTTCAAGAATCTTTAATTTTTTCCATATTTCTCTAATATCAGTTTCCTTATTTTTATTTGATTCCATATCATAATCCATAATGTCAATATTATCATCTATTTCATGTATTTTATTAGAAAAATCATTAATATCATTTTCATTATTGATGTAAGATAAATTATTATTATCATTGAATGAGAATCCCTCTAAGTTGGAACCAAATAAATTGGATGTTAAATCTTTAATTGAACATTTTAAATGTAAAATAACATTTGGTTTTGTTTCTTTCGCACTTGTTGAAGGAATAATTTGTTGAATAATTTTGCCACCTTTTGGTTTACGACCACGTTTTTTTGCTATAGGTTTATTTTCTAATAAACTATTATCATTATTTTTATCTTCTTCATATTCTTCTTCACAAGACTTTAATATTTCATCAATACATATTTTATCTTTTTCATCCACTTCATTTATTATTTCATTTTCTTCTATTTTAACAGATATATTTTCTTGTTGTAACTTTAATTTATTAGCTTCTTCAATAACTTTTTTTGGTTTTCTACCACGTTTTTTGGCTATATTAGTTATATTTTCATCAACACTCCCAGATTTAGTCATCTAATTTATACTTTAAATAGTATTTTCAATTTAAATTGTTTTAAAATATATTTAATGACTTTTACTATGATTCTAAAATTTTATTTTTTTGAATTATAACAATCTCTACATACTGGTATATAATTTTCAGAACCAACAACAGTTTGTTCTTTTTCATTAGTTAATCTCATTGAAAATATTCCAGGTGTACCATTTTTACATAATGAACAAAGAGATGTTAATTTTGTTACTTTATCACATAAAGGTATTAGGTCAAGTATCGTGCCAAATTTCTTTCTCTCAAAATCTCCATCTAATCCACAAATATAAATTTGTTTGCCATAATTTAACATACAATTTACAACTTCAAATAAATCTGAAAAGAACTGGCCTTCATTTATAAGTATAACTTTACTTGTAGCAATTTTGAATTTATCTTTAATTCTTGGTATATCATCCACACTATCTTCAAGTGAAAGACATTTATCGGGCCAAATATCTAATAATTTATCTGTTTTAATACATGGAATTTTAATTTTATCATGGGTTGACAATAACTCATCATCGTAACGATTATCAATGACATGATTAATAACAGCAACTGAAATATTACAAAATTTACACTGTTTATAAATTTCAACTAAACGCGACGTCTTACCGGAAAACATAGGGCCGATAATAAGCTCGAGATAACCGTGTGAACTCTGAGTTGGATTAGACATTTTACTATTATTCATTAATTATCTTTAATATTTTAATTATCAATTTTAAAAGTAAATAAAATTATAAGATAATCTTTAAAAAATAAAAATATTAAATATATAATTTAATATAATATATTTAATGACGAGTAGTGGTATACCTTTTGTTGAACTTTATAGACCAAAAAATCTTGAAGATATTGTTCTTGATCCTTTAAATAAACAAATTTTAAAAAATATTATTGAAACATCCTATTTTCCAAATTTATTGTTTTATGGCCCACCAGGAACAGGTAAAACAACAACTATTATAAATTTAATAAACGCATATCAAGAAAAAATGGGGATTAAAAATAAAGATCTAATTATACATTTAAATGCTTCTGATGAAAGAGGAATAGATATTATTAGGAATCAAATAAATTTCTTTGTAAATTCTAAACCATTATTTAATAACGGTATGAAATTTGTTATATTAGATGAAGTTGATTATATGACCAAAAATGCTCAGCAAGCATTAAGGTACTTATTACAAAATTATACAAGCAATGTAAGATTTTGTCTAATATGTAATTATGTTAGTAAAATAGATGAGGGTTTACAAAATGAATTTATAAGATTACGTTTTAATCAATTACCAAAAGAGGAAATAATAACATTTCTAAATAATATTTCAAAATCAGAGGATTTAAATTTATCTATAAAAACAATTTCATGTATACAAAAACTTTATAAATCAGATATAAGAAGTATGATAAATTTTATGCAGTCGAATCAAAATTTGGAGAACGAATTTCTAAATATAATTGATAATAACATATGGGATGAACTAATTGAACAAATATTAAATAAAGAGAAATTGGAAACTATAAATAATAACATTCATACAATCAGTTTAAATTACAATATTGATAAAAAAAATATAATAAAAGATTTCCTAAATTATATTATTAAAATACATCCTAAATATATTAATAGTAAATTTTTAGATTTTGTAGAAAATTTGATACATTCGCAAAATCAAAATAACAATATTTATATTAATTATTTAATATCAAGACTATCATCAACCATATCCTTATCTAAATAATATTTATTCATTCTCATATGAAGTTTTATCATAAATTCATTGGGAGGAGAACTTTTTGTTGGATCAAAAAAATTTTGCTTAAGACTATATTCTCCTTTTGGTGAGTTTATCTTCATGTTTGTAGTTAGATTCTTCTTAATAAGAATAGGTTCGCTTCTTTCACGGATGAAGTATTGATTACTTGTTAACATTCTTTATATTATATAATAAAGAAAATAATTGAAATAAAATTAATATAAAGAATATAAAGATAAAATATTGATTATATAAAATGTCTGCAACAATAAATATTGATGAAGAATGGGAAAATTTTATATCATCTAATAATGATGATATATTATCAGATGATGAAGAAATTGATATAGAAGATATTTTAAATAAAAATATAGAAGAATTTGTATCTGCCGACATTTCTATGGATATACAATCAGAAGCTCCTAAAGCTACTAATATATATATTAGTACAAAAACAAAAATTGCTTATTTAAATACAACTATTCATCTTAAAGATATATTTTGGAATATTCCTATTATACCATATTATAAAGCATGTAATGGTGTAATTAAAAAACAAATGAAATTTAATTCAACTGAGAAAGAAGAACTTGATTTTATTCAAAATAAACTAAATGATGAATCATATTTTGAAGAAAATATTATTACACATATTGATAATCCAAATGGTCGTATTAAATTTAAAGATATTCGAAAAATTAGTATTGGAATATCAAAAAAAGATTTATTAAGTTATCGTTGTAAAAAGAAGAGCGCATTTTATAATTGTTTTGTTATTATTCTTCGTATGAAAATTGATAAAGTATTTAAAGAATTCCATGTTAAAGTTTTTAATACTGGTAAACTGGAAATTCCTGGTATACAAAATGAAAACACATTCCAAATGATATTAGATGAAGTGATTAAAATATTACAACCTCATATTAAAAATGAGTTAGGATATAAAAATGATACCAATGAAACTGTTCTTATTAATTCTAATTTTAACTGTGGTTTCTTTATTAATCGTGAAGCATTACATGATATTTTAAAATTTAAGTATAATATTCAAGCTATTTATGATCCTTGCTCCTATCCTGGAATCCAATGTAAATTTTATTATAATCCAGATATTGGTATTCAAAATGGGTGTCAAATTTCAGAGGAGAATAAAAATTTATATAAAAATATAAAAGAAGTATCATTTATGATATTTAGAACTGGAAGCGTATTAATTGTTGGTAAATGTGATGAAAATATTCTTATGATCGTATATGAATTTCTTAAAATTATTCTTAACAATGAATATAAAAATATTTGTCAAAAATATTCAAACGGGGATGAAAACAACTCATCTATTATAAAAAGTAAAGTAAAAAAAATTAGACGTAAAAATATTACTATTGAAATTAATTCGTAAGCCATATTACAAATTTATCAACTGGTTCATTTACTTTTATTTTAAAATCTTCTAATGAAAACTTATTTATACAATTATTTAGTATTTCATTATTTTTTATTAATTTTTTTGATAGTAAAACAATTATATCTAAAAAATAATTAATATCTTGAATTTCATAATATAATTTTTCAACTATATCGTTTAATAATTTTATTTTTGATTTATTTGTTAAACTATTTAATCTTTTATAAATACTTTGAATTATATTAATTTTTTCTAAATTTATGAAATCATTATTGATTAGTTTTAATAATATAGTCTTATATAAATCTATAAAAATATTAATTATATCTAATTTTAATCGAGTATAATCGGATATTTCTTCATTACTTTTTTTAATTTCATTATTAATGTCAAAAATGGTTTTCTTATATACATATGTAGTAGCATCTCTTGAACTTAATTGTAAAAAGGTTTTTTCATCTTCAGATATTTGTCCTACAAATTCAACATAAAAATAATACGCCTTTTGGCAATGAAAATATGTCATATCCAAATTTTTACTATACAACAAAATAAAATTAAATATATTAATAATTGTATCTAAACCTCTAATTATAATAAATTGTGATAGTTTTGATTTTTTTAATTTAATATTTTCTTTAATAAATTTAAAATATTCGATAAATAATTCCGAAATTTTATCAACAACATCATTTATATCAGTGTCTAATTCTTTTTTAAAATTTTCATTATTATGTAATGAATAATTCATTTCTTTGTTTGTTAATGTTTTCATTATATTATTAATTTAATATTATTTAAATTAAAATACTTTTAATATAATAAGTATTTAAAGACTAATATTCTTAAATTATATAATATGTCTGAACAGAAAACTTCACAAAAAAGTGAAAGCGGAACTGCTGCACCTTTTAATTATAGATTACCATCAGATGTAACTATGAAACATGCCAGCAAACTTTCCATTGTAGAGGATAAGCCAATCATGTTGGATTATTGGACTCCCTCTCTTGATAAAAAAGCTCTTATTGGCGCCAGAGAGAATGCTGAAAAATTACTCGTCAAATCAGAAGACGAATATACATCAACTATTCAGAAGTTTTACAAGTCAGGAACTGAATATATTATTATTACTGAAAATTCTATTTATATTGTAGCAAGTGATATTCCTACAAGAAAGATATCATAAATTTATGATTATTATAAAAAAATTGATTCGATTATTTATAATTATAATAAATTATAAATAATAAAATTAAAAATGTCAACAACTTTTAACTACAAATTACCAGAGGATATAACTTTGAAACACGTAAGTAAACTTGCTATTATGGAAGATAAACCTATTATGATGGATTATTGGACATCTTCACTTGATAAAAAATCTCTTATTGGTGTGCGAGAAAATGGGCAAAAACTACTTGTTAAATCGCAAGACGAATATACATCATCTATTCAAAAGGTTTATAAGTCCGGAAATGAATTTATTGTTGTTACAGAAAATTCTATATATATTGTAGCAAATGATATTCCTTTAAGAAGGGTTAAATAAGAAAATAATAAATTTGATTAGTTGTTTAGTAAATTTTTTTTTAAAATTTATTAAATTTTAGTTAATATTATATATATATAATATATAGATGAGTAACCAAAACTCGAACCAACGTACAAATTTCCAAATAGAATGAGATAGATATCGCGGAACAACACGTATTCCAGGACTTGACGATGAAATGCCTCCAGGATATACGGAAAATTATACACCTCCTCCACCATCAAATACACCATCAAATAGAAAACCTAGGAATGTACCAGGACCATCAAATCCATTTCAAAATAATCCAACTAATCAAATGACAAATGACTATACAGAAAGAATTAACACCCAACCAGGTGGTCGTAGAAGAAAAAAAGGTAGCAAAAAAAGACATAGTAAGCGACGAGCACATAGCAAACGAAGAAGACATAGTAGGCGAAGAAGACATTAGAAATATTGAGCCATCTGAAGACCTTTGATTTCAAAACCATTTTTAATATAAACATTTTTTACATCATCATCACAATCTAATATAACTTTGTAACAATTATTCTCTTTAGCATATTCTTTTAACATACTTAAAATTGTTTGACTAACACCATTTTTTCGATGAGATCTTGATACTACGATATCTTCTATATGACCAACATTTTTTCCATTTCTAATAATTTTTGGTTCTATAATAATAGTTCCAGATGCTATAATCTTGAAATCATCCTTTAATGGGTCTCCAATATATCCAACAAAAATTTTTCCGAATTCATGTATTTTCTCTACATTATTAAAAAAAATATAGTTTTCAACGTAATTAGCGGATGTTAATTCAGATAAAAGTGATAAATATTTTTTTTTAATTTTATCTACATGGTTTGAATAAGTATTTAATAAATCTAATAATCCAGAAAATTTAATTTCATTCATATAATAATTTAATTACAATTTTTAAATTATTTGTTTAGTATATATAAAATGTCAAATTTTGGAACTGGTAGTAATTCAAATGGACAATTTTGGTATGGAAGTACAACAAGATTTCCTGGATTTTTATATAAAAAAAATGTAGGTGTAGGTGCAAGACGTTCTACAAAATTTGCTCCTGGAGGTAATACTACATGTAATACTTATCAATATTTATATAACAAATATTCACCTGGACAAGGTGGTGTTGGAGCATCAAGTATAGCCACAAGAAGAGCAAAAAATAGATTATCATCAGTTTGTGGTGGTGAAAATGGAAGATGTGGTAGATTTTATACATATTTAGGACGTTATAATAGATATACTGAGAATCCTAATGGTTATTTCCCATTCCCACCAAATCAATATCCGGGAAAACCTTTAACTACCTTTATTAGTCCAGCAATTAATTATCCTATTTAAATATAATATGAATATATGACACTTAAAATTGCTTTTTTAATCTCTGGATGTGCTCGAAATTATATTTATACCACGTTTAGTTTTAAAAAATATATATTTAATAAATGTAAAAATGCTGATATATTTATTTCTTTTAAAGAAAATAGTAGAATATATTATTTAAAGGAAAATATTCAAAAAAAAATTATTAAAGAATATAAAATACCAATTGATGATACTATCAAAGATTTAACCTATTTACAATTAATGTTTGGTAATAAATTAAAATATTTTGGGTATGATAATGAAGAATATATTCAACATTTAATAACTAATAAATTGAATAATATTGACCATTCAATTAAAAATAAAGTATCAGTAAATGTATTAGATCAATACGCACGAGTTAAAAATATAGCAGAAATTTTTGATAAATATACACAAGATAATAATGTTGATTATGATATAGTAATAAGATTACGTTTAGACAATTTATGGTGGGTTAATAATATTAATTTAGAAGATTATTTAATAGATAAAAACAAATTATACTTTTCATACATAGATTGGGAAAAATCAAAGCATAATAATTTACCTAATTGGATACAAGATTTTTTCTTTATGGGAGATAAAAATTTAATGATGTATGTAATGAAGAATTTTTTCGAGAATTTATATAGTTCATCTGAATTTATTAACCATCATGAGTTAAATAATTCACCAGAAATTCAATTAGGAGAATATATAAATTCAAATCAATATTTGAGAGATAAAATAATCGTTTCAGAAATAAGATTTAATTTATATTCTTTAGCAGTTTCAAGACCATTATATCTAACTGGTTATTTTGTTGGAAGCAAAAAAAATGTTTATAATTCACTTCGTATATGTCTAAACTTAAAGAAGAAATATAATATTTAATTTAGACAAAATATGTCATATGCTTTAATTTGTCGTTATATTAGATTTTTTATTATAAAAAATATAATATAAATGTATTTAACAATACTTTTGTTCTTGAATATTCTTCAATATTCGTGTCAATTTTGTCCTACTTCATTAAAGTTGTCTTTTAAAAAGTCATCTCAATATGAATGTTTACATTTAAACAATATAAAATTATTTAGTAGAAAAGATTATAATTATAATAAAAATAAAAGAGACGAAGAACAATATGATGAAGATTATGAAGATGATGAAGAATTTGGCAATGAATTAGAAAATATTATTAATAAAAATAAAAATAGAAATAAAACACCACAGGAAATTGGTATAAGAATTTTTTATCCGATAGGAAATGAACCGGAAATTTTAAAAAAACATTTAGAAGAGACTGGAAATAAAAATAAAAAAAGTAAAAATTTCGAATTACTTTTTAACAAAGATTTTAATTTTACAAATATAGGAGGTTATGATTTAATTAAAAGTGAGTTGCTACAATGTGCGGATATTTTGGTTAATTACACGAAATATGAGAAATACAATGTCAGAATTCCAAAAGGATTAATATTAGAAGGACCTCCTGGTAATGGGAAAACTATTTTAACAAAAGCATTCAGTGGCGAAATAAATGTCGGTTTTATACCAGTATCTGGATCTCAATTTCAAGAGATGTATGTTGGTGTAGGAGCAAGTAGAGTAAGAGAATTATTTGATTTTGCCAAAGAAAATAAACCATGTATCGTTTTTATTGATGAAATAGATGCTATTGGTAGAAAAAGATCCACTGATTCTGAATCCAGTACTTCTGAACGAGATTCTACATTAAATGAATTATTAGTTGCGTTAGATGGTTTCAAAGATACAAATGGTATTTTTTTAATAGGTGCTACAAATCGAATTGATTTGTTAGATAATGCTTTAGTTAGACCTGGTAGAATTGATAAAAAAATTTACGTTGGTAATCCTGATAGAAAAACGAGAAAAGAAATAATTAATATACATTTAAAAGGCAAACCTTACAATGAAAATATACATGTTGATAAAATAGTTGAAATGACAAACGGATTTTCTGGAGCAGAAATCGAAAATTTATTAAATGAAGCTATGTTGTTAGCTTTGAGAGAAAACAGAGAAAGTATTACTAAACATGATTTGGAAATAATAGCTAATAGAATACTTACCGGATGGCAAATAACTGAAAATAAATTATCACAAGAAATGATCACCCAAATAGCCATCCATGAAATTGGTCATGCCTTAATAAGTATTTTTACTGGTTATAGAAAAATTATTAAAGTCACAATTAATTTATGGTCACCAAAAGCTCTTGGTTTCACATTATTTGACGAATCTATTGATAATATGATTTCTACAAAAGAAAATTTAGTTAAAGAAATTATGGTTCTACTCGGAGGTAGAGTTGCCGAGGAAATATTTTACGGCGATAAAATATCATCTGGTGCTGTAGATGATTTCCATCGCGTAAAAAATATTATACAAAAAATGGTTCTTGATTATGGAATGGGTACCAATTTATTTTTACCTTATAATTCAGACAAATATAGAGAGAAAATAGATACAGAAATTGAACATATATTCAATGAGGCTTATGAAGAAACGAAATATTTACTCAATAATTCTAAACTACTTATAAAAGATTGTGCGAATTTGTTAATTATTGAAAATGAAATTACTGAAGACCAAATACGTAATAAAATAAACGGTATTTATGATTATTTAATTAAAAAATAGATTGTTTTATAAATTATATTATTACTATAAAAATAATATGATTTTAATTGAATTATTTTATTTAATAATTTCTATTAGATGGAAAACCAGTCATATGTCTTGATGGGAGAATATATTTAGGAGTTGTAGAATTAACTGGTGGTTGCTGAATAGGATATCGTGGTCTATAATAATGATTATCATATTTGGCATTCGCATCATAAAATTTAACCCCTCTTGGTGCTACATAAGAATAATTATAATTTGTGGTCGGTCTAAAACCAGCACTAACTGGTGTTTGAGCTGGATTAATATTTAAGAAAACCATGTTATCATAACTCTTTTTAATTTGATTAGGATTTTGATTACATTGTGTTGCGTAATTATACCAATAATAATGTGTTACACCAACACTTGGTGATGTTCCACTTTTCATTGGTCCAGAAAATGTATGTGCGTCTATATTATTTATGATGGATTGTTTTAATCTCATAACTCTCGATCTACCTGCCATTTATATATATCCACTTTAATAAAAAGTATAACAAAATAATTTATTATTTAAATATTCTAAATAACTTTATTTAAATTAATTATTTTGGTACAAAATCAACATCAATAGATTCATCCACATTTTTTGGTAAAAGATTAATATCATAAATTTTCGCATCTATTTTTCTGTCTTTATATGGACATTTCCACTTACCGTCGCAATTAAAAAATACAGTATAGTATAATTTAGTGTTATCTAAATCATATTCTTTCTTACTATTATTTTTAATTCCAAATTGTTGACATTTAATTTCTCCACCAATCGATGTAGTACTTAAATTACCTATTTTGTCTATTCCTAAAGAGCTTATATTAATTATAGGTGAAGGTGATAATACAACCCATGCGTCTTTACCAGAATTGTTATTAATATTGATTGTTTTGTCAAACCCCATTCTTCTTAAGATATTAAATTGCGCTTCTGGACGAGAACACCCTGTTTCTACAACACCATTTAAAACATTTCTTTTAAATTCCTCTACTTTTTTTTCGTCACCCCAGCTTAATTTTCCCCTCCAGCTTAATTTTTCCCAGTTTAATTCCTCTAATATTTTTGAGTCGTCCATAATAAATTATTACTATATTTAAAAAAATTATTAATTTACAAAATGTAAATTATCCAATAGCAATTTTATATATATCTCTTCATTTTTCTTTGAATATTCATTAAATTTTTTATTATCCATAATTTTGGGTTTACTATTTTTTTTCTTTTCACCATGATTTACAATATTATTGTAATCTTTTGGTAATAATTCATCAATAAATTTAGTAAATTCACTATATTCCGGTTTATAATAAGTGGTTAGGTCCTTGTTTCCCCTCTCTGAATTAATTTTTTGTAATGTTGGAACTAAATTTCCTAAACGATTGATATCCAATGAATCTTCCCATTGTGATGAAAAAGGAACAATATGTTCGATAGAATAATCTTTTCTAATATAACTATTAGAAACTCTTATATTCCAATAATTAGACATTAAAATTTTATCCACAAGATTGAGTTGTCTTCGTTTCTTTGTTTTATCCTTTTTAGCAAATGTTATTTCATTATGTATAGATTTAATATTATTTTCAATTAATGTATTCATAACATCTTTTGTAATATTATTAAAGATATTCTCTTTACCATCTAAAATAGATTTACATTTATTTTCAATAAACTTACCTCCAGCTTCGTATTTCAATTTATCATATATTTGTAAAGATAAATAGTCATTTTCCGTCATATTACTTAAATAACATTTATTACATAGCAAATGAAAAATAATTGTAACCTTAATATCATTAAATAATTTATTATATTCTAAGTCTTTATTAACAATAATGGAAATGAATAACACTGTTAGTGAGTTCGCGGCAATTAATTTATCAAAATCAACTATAGCCGATTTGTTGAAAATTTTAGAGCTTATATTTGGAGGTAATATATTCTCGTATACTTCTAATAATATTTTACATGTAAATAATATTTTCTCTATAAAATCGTTCACATTTTCTGTATTAAATTTATTTACTTCACATGAACCATATAAATGACTGAAAACTTTAAATAAAATAGACAATCCTTTTGAGTCAGATTTATTAGACTCTGTTTTATTTGATTCAGTGCTCTTTTTCTTTGAATCATCACAATTTGAAAATTTTTCAATGATCTTATATTTCTCGTTACAGTAATTCTGAAAACTAACCATAAAATCAAAAGCACTGATTTTCATATTATAAATTTTTTCTGGAGTATATTTTTCTAATACTTCATTATTACCTCTGTTTTCGTAATAATCCATTATTTTATCAATTAAGTCATTTTTCAGTTTTTCATTCTGTATTTCGACATTAGTAGTAAATAAAATAGCAGCAAGTAATTCATTTTGTGAAAAGGTACCTTGATATTTATTTAAATCAAGATATAAATTATTATATTCTTCAATAGTTCCATTACTAAATATGTTAATCACTAAATTGATATTATTTGAGAACAATCTGTTTTCACTGTATTTAAATTTATTTTGTATTTTAATCAATTCATCTTCTATTTCTCTATTAACATGTCTATCATTGATTTCAATATCATCATCTAAACATTCGTCAATACGTCTAAATGAAGAAATACTCTGATAATCTAAATTTTTTATATTATTAATGATTTTCTCTTTCGATAAAGCAGATAATTTGTTTTCATCGATATTTTTAATATAACTAAAAAACTCATCATAATAATAAGGAAATAAATCATAAGGTTTTTGTAAAAAATGTATCACAGCATTAATTCTATTATTACCATCAATCGCTACATAATATTCTTGGTTATTCTCATAATATGTACCGAGAGAAATAGCAGTTACAGAATTTTTATTACAAACTAAAAATTTCAAAAATTCTTCATAATTTGCCTTTTTATTTTTATTGGAAGGTCTTATTGTCCATTTTTTATCTCTTTGAAATTTCGGTTTCTTAATGCGTTTCAAATTTTTATATAATGTATTTAATGTCCAAGTATCATTTTTAATATCAATTTTTGATTCATTGAATCCAATTAGGCTCGTCATTTTGATGCTTTTTATATAAAATTACGAGCACTCTTTAAGTTGTTTTAATATATATTTAAATAAGTATTTCTGAACTTATGTAAATAAAATATTTACTAATTATATATTATGACATTTACACCATCCGTCTTATCTCAAATAGATTCTAATAATTCTAAAATTGTTTTAAGTTCTACAACATATAATGGCACATATACTACTACAACTGGGTATAATGCTTTACAAATATCTATATACAATACTATTGTTTCAGGAAAATTGGAAATATTTTTTTCACCTGATGGAACAACTATATCTAAAACCTTGACAGATAATTATTCTGGAACAGATATAAATCAAATGTTTAATAAAAGATATGATATATTGGATAAATATTATAAAATAAGTTATACTGCTGCTTACGCAACTAATTTTTCAATCACTTCTCGATTATGTACTGATTCATTAAATAGTGAAAATAATTCTTTTAGCGCATTTGATAATAGTACAGAATATACACGTGATGCGTTTGGAAAATTAAGAGTTACTAATCCAACAACATTACTTGATATTCGTTTTCCTTATATACCTTCTACACAAACAGGTAACACAACATACTTATCCAATAATACTCAAATCTCTTTGTATACATCAGGAGCAGGATCTTATACTACAACTCAAAATTCTAATTTAATATTAGGTTCTGGAACAGGAGTTGGTTATTGTGTAAGTCAAAGTAGAAATTATTGTACTTATTTACCTGGTAAATCCATGCTAATAAAAGCCAGTTGTATTATGGATGCTGGATTTATTCTTACAGGAAGTCATAATACAAATGGAGTAACTTCACAAGTTGGATATTTTGATGACAATAATGGTTTATATTTTGAATATACAGCAGATGGCACAGGTAATGGATCAACGTCTATAAATTTAAAAAATAATGGTGTTCTATCTACTGATGCACAGATTAATTGGAATATTGATCCCATGAATGGTAATGGTTCAACAGGTATAAAATTAGATTTTACAAAAGCACAATTATTTGTAATCGATTTTGAATGGTTAGGAGTTGGTAGAATTAGATTTGGATTTTATGTATATGGAAAAATAGTATATTGTCATGAAATTTTAAATGTAAATTATTTGGGTAGTGGACCATATATGGCATCCAGTAACTTACCAATTAGATATACGATTCAATCAAGTACTGGTCAAACAGGTTCAATGATACAAATATGTTCCACTGTAATATCAGAAGGTGGATATAATCCAATTGGAAGGCCTTTTGGAATTGCTAACACATCAGGTGTTTCAATGAGTGTAGGAACTGAAGCTCCTATATTAGCTATAAGAGGCGGAAGTAATGCTGGAGGAATTGCTCCTGGAAATTATTATCATCAAAATATTATTCCAAATCTTGTTAATTTTTTAGATACTGGTAATAATAATGTATTCACTTATAGAATAAGATTATATAGAGATGGTAATTTACCTGGTACAACAATATCATGGAGTGATGTAGATACAAATAATAGCATAGTACAATATGCTAATGCTACATCAATAACTTCTTTTACTTCAGCTAATTCAATAGTAGTTAATCAAGGTCTTTTTGCAGGTAAAGCATCCGTTACATATGGAGATTTATCCAATACATTTAATAGTCAAGTTTTACAATTAACTTCTAATTATAATAATCAACCAGATATTTTGGTTTTAACAGCAGAATTAATTATTGGTTCTTCTCCAAATGTAATTGCTGATATAAATTGGAATGAATATATTTAATTTTTTTAAATAAGTATTTCATTATAAATGAAATAATTCTTTAAAGCCTTCTCTGGGAATCGAACACAGGACCTCCAGTTTTCCATTTTATTTAATACAAGACTGGTGCTCTACCACTAAGCTAAGAAGACATTAAAAATACGACCACCGGGAATCGAACCCAGGTCTACTGCTTGGTAGGCAGTCATTCTTCCATTGAACCATGGCCGTAGTGGTGGTAAGAAAAAAATACTACTTTTTGGTGATTGTTTAAAACAATACA